CCATATTATCTAGTCCAATCATAGGTATAGTTTCATCCGATAATGGCGATAGCTTAATAAGCGGAAAGTGACTTGTAGCGTTTGTTCCTATATCATTTTTCCAAGTAAGTGTTTCATTAAGATATGAACCACCATCCCAAATAACTAATGGAACATTATCAACCTGAAAATAACCAGATGATGTTTCCTGGCTAAAAAAATCATCCCACCACTGTTTTGTAAATTCAATGCCATATTTTCCATTGCCGGTCATTATTCGAATTAAGGAATCATTCTCTAACAGATGATTAAATTTGATATTCCATTCATTCGTATCATCATATGTTGTTCCATATGCGGCGTTAGTCCCCATAAGATTATCATTCGCAGTGAACCAAGTACTTCCAGTATTTGGTAAATTTCTTACTTGTATCCAAACACGATTTGCAGGGCGTTCTCGTTCGGGCTCTGGTTCTGGTTCTGGCTCTGGTTCAGGCTCTGGTTCTGGTTCAGGTTCTGGCTCTGGTTCCGGTTCTGGAGCCGGTTCAGGTTGTGGTTCAGGAGCAGGTTCGGGTTCAGGAGCAGGTTCGGGTTGTGGTTCCGGTGCTGGTTCTGGCTCTGGTTCAGGAGCAGGTTCTGGTTCAGGAGCAGGTTCAGGTTGTGGTTCAGGAGCAGGTTCTGGCTCTGGTTCAGGAGCAGGTTCTGGTTCAGGAGCAGGTTCCGGTTGTGGTTCAGGAGCAGGTTCGGGTTGTGGTTCCGGAGCAGGTTCTGGCTCTGGTTGTGGAGCAGGTTCGGGTTGTGGTTCAGGAGCAGGTTCAGGTTCAGGAGCAGGTTCCGGCTCAGGTTCAGGAGCAGGTTCGGGTTGTGGTTCAGGAGCAGGTTCGGATTCAGGTTCTGGAGCAGGTTCCGGTTCGGGTTGTGGAGCAGGTTCGGGTTCAGGTTCGGGTTGAGGCTCTGGTGCTTCTACACTAGGTATTGCCTCGAAAAAGTCTGCTTTATAATCAAAAGCTATGTAATAGGCTCTAAATTGTTGTGATAAATTTTGTTTAAAATAATTGATTTGATCATGAAGAGCATCTTGGCGGGAAGAAATTCTTGGATCAATAAGAACACCGTGTATTTTTGCTGTAGTTTCAGGTTCTGTCCAAGGAGGCATTAATTCAGTAGTTAATGATTGGGCAATCCTATATCCTTTAAAAACTCTAGGATCAAGTCCAGTGGTGGTTTGTTGTATAAGTAAAGAAAAAAAATCGATTTGGTCTTGGTGAAAATTATACCCCCATTCCCAAAAACGCAATGAAGATTTAGAATCTTCAAGTACGTGTTCATGTGGCATTCTATAATTTTTATTTATATTTTGTTTAAAGGAAAAATTATACTATAAAATATCTTTATATAAAATGACAATTTTAGAAAAACTTAAAAAATTTATTAAAAAATATAACATACATGTTTTTAACTTAATGAATGGAATTGAAACAACCATTTTTGTAAATGAAAATATGGATTCAATTTTACCAGTAATAAACAAAAATTTTATATTGTTAATAGTTGGTGAAAATTGTTTTATTATTTCGAGATTATGTGCTATTCGTTGGGAATATTTTAAGATTTTACTAACAAAGCATTGTAATAGCTTAGAAAATATAAAAGGATGCTTTATTGTAAATCTTACAAATATGGTAATAGATTCTGGATTATTGCCAAATATCAATTATAAATATTTTGCAAGAAATCTAATGATATTTTTATATGAGAATAATGGTAACAATGTATATATAGGAAAAGTTGAACTAATTGAATGGAGAAAATTTTTAGAATTATTAATACCTCCAAAAAGTTATTGGAAAAAACAATTATATGGGTTTGGTATTGAGGAAATAGTGAATACAAATAATAATGAAGATAATTTGTTACCAAGTGATTTTAATACATGATTTATTTATTTATTAAATAAAATCTTATATTAACATAGGATGGTCGACTTTAATGTAACTTACTATGACTGGAAAAATAATGGTAAATTAATTGATTCATTGTTTACTGAAAAAAATATAATAAGTAAGTTTGATACAGTATCTCAATTAAAAAAGAAACTATGTGTATATGTTGGAGAAGATGTTTTAAAAAAGTCAATTTCTTTGAATGATTTATATTTATGGGTTGATGACAATTGTAGCCCATTTATCAAAAATGGAAAGAAAGACGTTTTTTCAGATACTAAGAATGATGATTATTTACTATATAAATTTACTGAAAAACAGAAAGGATTTAAATTTACAACAATATTTGAACTCAAAAATAGGTTAGAAAAGAAAAAAGATACAGCAAATTGGGTAAGCGAATATATAGAAAAAAACGATAATTCTAGTTTAAGTAAAGTAATTAAAAATAAATCACAAATAAAAAATATAAAAGAAAACGCGTCTATTGTTGGGAAAATAGAAAGTCTAAATATTTCTGAAAAGGTTTTACCGATAAAAAGACTTGTACATACAATGATTTTTGCTGATATTGTTTTATCGAATCAAAACAAAGGATTGAATTTAGATCTTGAAAAAATATTTCAACGTTTTCCTTTAAATATTAATGTACCTCTTTCAAAGCTTGGGACAAAAGGAAAATCAAAAACAAAAATATATAAACCGGCTTTAAAAAAAGATATGGAAAAGAAGTTTTGGAAAAAATGGCAACAAGAAGATGATAAAGAGCAGAATCTTCAGTTTAAATTTATGAGTAACGAAAACATAATTCAAGTAACAATATATAAAAATTCGGGTATTTCAGTTAGGTGCTCTGGAAGTATAACACGTGAAAATTGGAAATCAATATATAAAAATATTATTGATTGGGTTATTAAACCAATAAATAATATAAATACTAAGAAATTCAAGTATTTATCTTATGAAAAAATTAATTATAGATTAATAAAATCACGAACAATTCTTAAAAAAAATGTGAATATAAATTCAGATATAAATAATATTTTTAGCAAATATATACCATACTTTTCTGTATCAAATTCCGATATATCGAATGAAGGTAAGATAAATTTTATAAAAATAAGTGATTATCTTAAAAATCGAGTCGATATTACAAATGAAATATATTCATTTTATGGAAAAGATAAAAATATTGAAAATACTATTGAAAGACTTGGAATATTATTTATGATATCAGACGAAGATGTTAATGACGAAATAGAAAACTTAAAAAACGACAAAACATTAAGATATTCCAGAAAACCTGTATCAGGGCAAAGTTCACCAAATTATGATGAAAATATCCAAAATTTAGGATATAGTATTAAGTTTAGATATGATTCTGAGTACATTAAGATTATTCATAATGGTAATAATTTGGAAGAAATAGAGTTTGCCATAAATGTTATGAGAAAAGTTTTTTGGTTACATAGAAACGATAAGTCAAAAAACAAAAAAACAATAAAAACTGGAAACAATGATTCTGATGATTCTGATTCTGATTCTGATTCTGATTTAGATGCTTTAATAGCGAATATTGATGATGATATTGTATTAAATAATGATTCTGATGATTCAGATTCAGATTCAGATTCAGACAATAAGTCGCATAATGATAAAAATATAGATGATATAGACGATATATCAGATGATTCTGATGAAGAAGACGATTCAAACACTCAAAAGACTGATAAATCATGGTACAGTTTATATACTAAAGAAAGACCAAAAATACCTAAAAAAGATACAACTCTAATTCGTTTTGGTCTTCCTCCGGCAGGATGGAATACTGCTAAGAATAAGGCTTCTAATATTAGAAGTTATCGTTCTGAAAGACTAAAATATTATGATCCAGAATTGTTTAATATGAAATTCAGTGAATCTGGTAAACCAGACTCCAGAAAAGGTGGAAGGATAGAATTTAGCACATCTTGTTCACCAACCGATTCTCATCCGATAGCTTTTAATCATGCTGAATGGGAAAAACTATTAGAAATATTAAAAGAATGGACAATTAATAATCCTGAAGAAAAGGATAATCCGCGTATATCAGATTCTTTAGAGTACAGAAATGTTTGGTATTTGTCATGTGAATGTATATGTGTTGGATGTATGTTGCCTCTTCGGTTTAATGAGTTAGATAAACAAGATAGATGTCCAAAATGTAACACTAACGATTATACTATAAGAAATGACTCAAACCAAACAGGAAAAAAGATTAATCTGGGTCCGACAAAACATGGTTTGACAGTATGGCCATGTAAAAGAAAAAAGGAGAAAATATCGAATGTTTCGCGCAAGACTTCCGATTCATCTGTATATATATTGGGTAAAGATCGTTTTAATTTAGAAAAAGGCCGTTTTAGTGATTTACCGGATGTTATGCATAAATTTTTTGGTAATTCAATTGATATAAAATCTGGAAGTATGCCAAAAAGCAAAAAATCATTTATTTTAAGATATGGTATTTATGAAAAATCTTTAGAAAATCCATTCATTAAAGCAATTAGTGTTTTATACGGAAGCGATATAAATATTGTTTTGGAAAGAATGATAGATAGTTTATTTAATGCAAAGCAATTTTTGAAAACTTGTGATGGTTATTTAGTACGATTATTTTCAGCAAAAAGAGATATTAACGAACAAAACTATCAAAAATGGTACAAATCACAATCAATTAAAGATTCTATAGATGAAAAATACATGAAACAAATATATCTTGCCTATTCTAATTTTTGTGATTTTATCAACGATACATCACTTGAACACGACCATAATATAATGTGGCCTATAATGTGTTATCCTGGAGTATTGTGGGAAAATGGACTAAATCTATATTTATTTAAAACTGATAAAAAAACTGGTAATGAAGCAAATTATGTTTGTCCTCCTAATGGAGAATCATTTTATTATCATTATGATGAAGAAAATATTAATAATAAAACTGCTTTCTTGATTTTTTACACAATGGATGATGGTCGATTTTATTATGAACCTTGTATTAAAATTAATATTTCTCAAAAAAGAAAAGAACAAATACTATTGTTTGATTCTTTACCAAATAAATCAAACACAGATTCTAATGGTATATCAAGCTCTGCGTGGAATAGTGTAGCCCCTCTTAAACAGCATTGTGGAACTTCATTACAAGATAAATATGTTAATTATTTAAGAAAGAACAATTATAAACTTAATTCATTACCATATAGTCTTAATATTACTAATCAGGGTATACAAGGAATTCAACAATTAAGTGTCAAAAATATTCTTAAGAAGATGAAAATTGAACCTTATGGACAAATAATGAATTCAAAGTATCAAATTGTTGGATTATTAATCAAATATGAAAATAAAACATTTTTAGTACCAATATATCCAAGATCGATAATAATGGATTTGAAAATATACGATAAAATACCTTGTGATAATCTTGCAAACCTAAATGAAACATATTCATTTTATGAAATGCTAAGCAAAAACAAAATGAATACAAAACCTTTACAATATACAATTGATTTACAATCAAATAAAATTAATGGAATTATATTAGAAACTGATACATTAATACCAATTAAGTTGTCAGAACCCAATGCCAATAAATTTAAATTAACATTAAGTAAACGTCCTATTTATGAATGTGAAAATATTTCAATAAATATTAAAGATAACAGAAAAGAATACATTAAGCAGTTCAATGATTATTGGGTAAAATATGATAAATTTTGTATGAATGTTTCCAAAAATATTAAAAAGGATAAAATTGATCTTACTAATAAAAATCTTGATGAAATTAAAGAAATTATCAAAAATGCTTCCAAAAATGTAGATGATATAGATGATTATTTAAATATATTATTGGAAGAATATGATTACAATTATGTTCGAAGAAAAGACATTAAAACTGGTAAAACACCCATGTTTCTTGCAACTTTAGAAACTAACAAAAAAATACCAGATACAAAAACTTTTAGTGATAATGAAAGCAAGAATTTCTACATTATGAATCAAAAAAGACAAAGTATTTATGAAAAATATATTCCATATTACAATCCTGATAATTTAGATGTTTTAATGGATACAAATAACTATTCTTTGAGTGATACTGGAATTAGACTTTCAAAAACTTGGCAATTGAAATTACATAGAGATTTTAGATATGTTTCACATAATGATAAATATAATTACATATCTAAAATAGCTCATGTTTCTACAGAAGAAAAAATTAAAAAACTTCATGATAATAGAAATTGGATACAAATTGGTAATGATACAAATTCTCGTGTCATAATATTAAACATAAATGGTAATGCAACCATTCGTTCTACAAATAAAGATTTTCAATATAATTTATTATTTTATGAAGTAAATAATGATTTTTATCCAATCTTTTTTACAAAATCTTCAAATATTGTATTCAATATAAGTGATGAAGATTTATCTACTGAATTTTTCAAAACAATTGGAATATCTCCAAAGATACCAAAAAATAATGACCCACCAGCTCCAGCTCCAGTTCCAGCTCCAGCTCTAGCTCCATCTCCAGCTCCAGCTCCAGCTCCAGCTCCAAGTCCAGCTCCAGCTCCAGCTCCAGCTCCAGCTCCAGCTCCAGCTCCAGCTCCAGCTCCAAGTCCAAATCCAGCTCCAGCTCCAGCTCCAAGTCCAAATCCAGCTCCAGCTAAATCCAAAGTAGCAGTATCAAAAAAAAAATCCAAGTCTAAAGTAAAATATTGTGCTTGGGAACCAACTAAAGCTCGTCAAAAGTGTCAAGTTACAGACGATCCGTCAAAACAATCTGATAAATGTGAATTAAATACTAATAATAGATGTGTAATGAAAAAAAATTTAAATCAAGATAATAATAAATTTTGTAAATTTTTAAAACGTGAAAAGCCAACAAAAAGTAGATGTGTAAAAACAGTTCTTAAATCAGAGAATTCAGATAAGTGTGTGTATAATACAAAGACAAATTATTGTAATACAAAAAAATAGTATTACAAATTCAGATTTAACAAATTATATATGTATAATTCATGTACGAACTGTTATATACAATCGCAATTGTGTCAATAGTGGCATATATGTTTTATGCTTGGTATAATCCTAAATTGGTATACGTCCGATCCAAAATAGATAACAAAATATATGTAGTAAGAAATTTAGAAAATAAAGAAGATGCTGCAGATGTTTTGGCAAAGGTTAGTAAGCGTTTAAACAGTGTTGTCGAAAAGTTCATAAAGAAATATGGTGAATCTGATGATAGAGTTAATTTATTAGTAAAAAGATTTAGAAAACATGAAATTCGTGAAGCTTTACCTGCGATGAATTCTACAAGTTATAGCATTAATAAAGGAGAGCGTATCGTACTTTGTATTAGAGGAAAAGGAGAAAAAGAGAAATTAGGAGACGTAAATACAATAACATTTGTAGCATTACATGAAATGGCACATATTATGACTATTTCAATAGGCCATAAAAAAGAGTTTTGGGAAAATTTTAGATTTATATTGGCCCATGCAATTGAATGGAAACTATATAAACCAGTTGATTATCAAAGTTCGCCGAAACCATATTGTGGAATAAAAATAACAGAATCTCCACTAAAAGATGGAGATGAATCCAAATATTTATAATTGAATAGATCGTCTATAAACATTACCCAATAATTGTATAAAGTTATCAAAAGATTCAATATCGGATTCACTAATGTTTTGGTAAGGAAATTCAATTTTATCGGAACTATTATTGAAATTTATAATATATATAATAGAATTGTGAACTAAAAAATTGTTCTTCCACATATTATTTTTTGTAATATTTGCTGATTTTAGAGATTTGATAATTTCATTAATTTGTATTTTCCAATCAGATGGTATATTATAGTTGTTAATTTTTGTTCCACAATATGACATTATGAGGGAATTATCTTTAGTTGACAGTATTACTGGGAAATGTTTTTTTTTATATAAAGCTTTTAAAATTTTTTCTTCCTTTTTATTATTCATAATTGTTTTATTGTTGATTTTTTTTACAATTAGCTGATTACAAATAGTATATTTAATAGACTCTTCTATAATATTTTTGTGTTTTTTTGAAATATTATGAATACTAATTGTAGATTTTTGTCCAATATATTTTTTTTTATATTTTTTTAGAATATATTTTAAGTCAATTCCGTTTAAAGTAGATATATCAATAAAATCATTAGAAGTGACTATACCAATTGAATTATGGTTATGATTATTATGAATTATTTTTTTATCCAATTTATTTTTATTTAGAGAGTTATGTGTATTTTTATCAAAATAATTTTCAAAAATAAGAAATATATTGTGATAAATTTGTAAAGAAGTACAATATTTATCTAACAAATTTTTTTTGTTAATATCCAGTTTATATTCACAAAATGTATCTATATTGTTTTGATTTTTAATGAATTCATATATAAAATAAGATTTTAAGTATATTTCAGAGTCATATGTGTTTTGATTAGTTTTGAAATTATTATAAAATGTAGAATCTTTAGATAAATTTCTGGCATATAAAACAATATTCAAAAGTAGAAATATATTTGTTTTAATAGCTTTTAGTTCTACGTATGTTTTCAATATTCTGGTTATTGGTAAAATAAGTTTTTTTTCCTGATACATATATAAAATTTATAGAAAATCGGATTCTATAAATTCAAAATAAGGATAGGCTGATAAATTAGATTTATAAGGGGGGAATGGTTGATTTTTTGTTAATATTTACAATTAGTTTAATAGGAGCTTTAACAACTATTCTAATAAAAATGGGTACTACAATAAAATATGAAGAAATAGACATAAAACATCCAAAACTGTTTTTAAACGTTTTTTGCCATCAATATATAGTTGACCCAATAATTGCATTATTAATAACAATATCTTTTAAACCACGTATATCTCAAGTTTATGGTATGTTTATAGTAGCTGTAACCCCTGCAACAGGAACTGCCAGTGTAACAACTTATACTGTTAATGGAGATGTTTCTCTTGCGATAGCATTATCGATGGCATCATTAGTTCAGAGTATTGTTTTTACACCATTAATATTCACAGCTTTGGTAAAATTGTATAATTTGATTACAAATACAGTAGGTAATAACAATATTATTCTACCATTTGAACGTATGTTTGGTTTGATGTGTTATGTTCTTTTATTAGTTGGAATTGGTTATAAAGTTCGTCAGAAATTTGATAGACAGAAGGTTGATAAAATGGGATTATACTTTCAACGGACTGCTATGTTTTTAATGATAATAGCGTTAATATCTTATTTGGCAAGTTTATCATATATTGAATCAATGACATCGAGTAATCCGTATACTTTTTATGGAGCAATGTTGTTAAAAATATTTGGTCAATTATCTTTGGCTTATATACCAATTTGTAATATTGAGGAGAAAAAGAAAGATGCTATTGTCCTTGTAAGTACTCGTAGAAGTCCTGGACTGGCTCTTGCTATAGCTGCATTATCTTTTGAAAATACAGAATATTATGGTGATGTAATAGCCTGGGTAATGGTATATGGTTTGATTCGTGATACAACAACAATGCCATATTTAATGGGGTTACGAAAACGTAGATTAGGGTATTATTGTTATAAAAAAAAGACAAATAGTGAATCAGATAGTGAATCAGATAGTGAATCAGATAGTAAAACTGGTGTAAATGCTTGTGAAATAGAATTAGAATCTAATTAGATTCTTTAATTTTAAAGAATACTTCTGAACATAATTTAACATCATCTTCTGTTCTATGTTGTTGTTTTACATCTTTATTATATAGAGTATTGTATACATTAATTAATTTATAACTATTAAGCTTAAGTTTTTTCCTTGCAAGTTTCAAGACACAAATAAATTTTTTTTGTTTAAATTTTTTGATAAAGTCAAAACGTTTGTAACGATAGGCTTCAGAAAGCAAAACATTTACATCAAAATCAGCATTATAAGCCAAAACAGTATGAACTTTATCTAAGTCTTTTGAGAATATATCAAAAATTTCATTAATTGGTTTTCCTTTTTCAATAGCCATATCTTGTTCAATACCATGTATATTTGAGTTTTTGATAACATAATTGTCTGGAAATATTAGCATCGATTTTTGATTTTTAATATTTAAAGTATTGTTTTTTTTTGATAATATAGCATATCCCAACTCTATTACACGTGAACATTCATAATATTTGGTTTCATTCGGTGGAAGAAAATGGCCACCACCACCGATGACAGGTAAACCAGTTGTTTCGCAATCAATTACAAGAGCCATTTTTGCGGTTAGCATTTGTGAACAGTTTTTGAATCATTTTTATGGTTTTTTTTTCATATAAATATTTTATGCCAGTAACAATAATATTTTATGGATTAACAAGAAGTTTAAAGAAAACTATAAAATCTTTAAAAAAAAACATATTTAAACCTTTGAATGATGAAAATATACCATTTGAAATATATATCCACACTTATGATTTGAATGAATTAACGAACGAACGTTCTGGTGAAAATAAAGCAAAATTGGATCACAATAGCGACTTAAATTTACTAAAATCAGTAACAAAAGAAATTGGAAAAAATCTTACAATAAAAGTAACAAATCAAGAAAATTTTTTGAATTCTATAAAAATTGAAGATTATATAAGTCATGGTGACCCATGGGGTCACACTAATGAAACTGTTCAATATAAAAGTTTAAGAAATTTATTATGTCAATTGAATAGTTTAAGAATTATAAGCGAAATTGCGATAAAAAGACAAGATGATGCATATCTATTTATTAGACCCGATTTACTATATGTTGACAAATTGGATATAGAAATAATAAAGACTTGTGAACAATTCCCAATAAATAATAACAAGAAAAAAGCTGGTATTGTTTTTACACCTCCATGGGCAAAGAATGGTGGATTAAATGACCGAATAGCATGTTGTTCTTTTGAATCAGCAAAACTATATGGATTACGTTTTAATAATAGTCAAAAATATTCCCAAAAAAAGACATTACATAGTGAAACTTATTTAGATAGTACCTTATATTATGTAAAACGCCAACGTTTTTTTATGAGAGCATTACGTATTCGTGCAAATGGTAATATAAGTCCAGATATTCCTAAATTTAGCAATATAGAAAAACAGAAAGAATTAGAAAGAAATATAGCTGATTTGTTAACAGAAAAAAGGGATTTGCCAAGAGAGTTAATTTTAAATATTTGTGAATATGTTGATTTCAGATGTTATTTATGTAATAAGGTTTTATATCCATGGAAAATGATTGGATATTCTGGATTATATCTTTGTAGTAATGAATGTTATGCTTAGGCCACTCTTTCTATTTGAATAATTGTAACATGATCTGCTTCATCTCCATAATCAGAAACATAACCATTATTAAAAAACTCAGTTACAGTATCTGGAAAAATACAATAACTACGATTATGTATACACATTTTTTTGAAACCATGTGGACATGTGTCCAATATTGTACACATTTTACATTCCATTAATCTACACACAACTCTTGAGCGTATTTTATATGGAGGTTCTGGATTATCTAAATAAGCTTCTTCAGAAGAACCCACAACATATGAATGTACATATTTAACTCTATAAATGGGATATTTAGGTTTTATATATTCTTGAATCAATTCTTTTACCACGCTTTTTATACTATTATCGGGATTCATAATAGTTAGTATATCTATTTGCGCCACTTCCTACCACATCCAAGACATGTTATGAAAATTGTTTCTGATTCATCACTGGATCTTGTTTGCATTGTATAATATGTTGTTTTGTTTCCACCACATTTAGCACATTTAAATTGCTCTGTTGCAATAGAGCTATCAATTTCTGAAACCGCAGCATCACGTTTCTTCTTTTCTTCAATAATTTTTTCCCATCTTTCAGGATATAATAAACATGGATTCGCGAAAGCTATTTCATGCGGTTTAAACTCTCCATTTTTCAATCTTTTGATCAAAGACACATTACCAACATATGAATTTGGTATTAGATTGGCACATACTTGTTTTAGCTTATTTCTATATGTATCTGCAAATTGTTTATTATCCCAAATACACGGCTGGTGTCTTTTCTTAGAACGCCAAATTGTATAATTAAAAATTCCGCGCTCTAAATTTCGAGTAATATATTCATCATTAATAATTTCAGAAAGGATGTTAATTGAATTTTTTCTCAATAATTCACCATTCATATTTTTCCCTTGTTAGTAAAATAATAGTTTATAGTTATTATATTATCATTTTTATACAAAATATTTCGTTCAATATTCAATTTTTAAAAAAAAATACAATATCAATAGCAAGTCATGAGACTACAATTAAAGAAGTTTGATATGTCTTCAATTGCGGCAGATAAGGTTGTTGTTATGATTGGTAAAAGAGATACGGGCAAATCATTCCTTTGTAAAGATCTTTTATGGCATCACCAAAAAATTCCAGTTGGAACTGTTATATCTGCTACCGAAGCTGCAAATTGTTTTTATGGCGACATGGTACCCCCAATTTTTATTCATAATGAATACAGTGAAGATATAGTACAACGCATTTTAATGAGACAAGAAAAATTATTACACAAAAAAAAGAGACCCGGTGGACATAATATCAATCCAAGTGCATTTCTTATATTAGATGATTGTCTTTATGATAATTCTTGGACAAAATCAAAATATGTTCGTTCTTTATTCATGAATGGTAGACATTTCAAGATGTTTTTTATTATTACAATGCAATATGCTCTTGGTATTCCTCCAAATTTAAGAACAAATATTGATTATGTATTTATATTAAGAGAAAATATTGTTCAAAACAGAAAGCGTCTTTATGATTGTTATGCGGGTATGTTTCCTTGTTTTGAAGTTTTTTGTGCTGTTATGGATCAATGTACTGAAGATTATGAATGTCTTGTTATTAATAATAATGCAAAAAGCAATCGTATAGAAGATCAAGTTTTTTGGTATAAAGCGTCAAGCCATCCCCCATTTAGATTAGGTAGTCAAAGAATTTGGAACTATAATAATAGAAATTATACTGGACCGGCTGCACCAAATTCAGAACATGATCGAGAATGGGATCCTTCAGCATTTAAAGCAAAAACAAACAAACCAACTGTTTGTGTTCAAAAATATAATAGATTCTTATAAATAATATGCATGAAAATATATTACTTGTATTTTTAGTCGCAATTTTAGTTATGTTGTTTTTGTTTTTCCCTCACTTGTTACAGGTAAAAGAGAATTATAGAGGGTACAGTCTTCAGGCTAATATAGGAATTGGAGTTGCGGCTTTTTTAGTTATAGTTATTATTGCTGTTCATTTTATATGATTGCTAAATATAAAAAAATATTAGAAAATGATTTAAGCTGTTATTCAGTATTATTATTAATATTATGAGATTCTTACAATTTCTATATTTCATAGTAAATTTTAAAGGAAATATAGAAATGGTAAAAGCTGGTCATGATTTGATTTATCATCCAACCCACGAACCAACAAATGAACCATCAAAAAATCCAACATATGTACCGACATCATCAAAATCACCTACGTGTGACAAAATGTTTGATGAATATGGACCAACATGTTCTCCTAGTGTAACACCAAGTTATGGACCAACACCAAAACCCAGTTATAAGCCAACACAAATTCCAAGTCCGATTCCAACATATAATCCGACACCAATTCCTACTTATACTCCTTCATATGTTCCAAGTCCAATTCCCTCAAAACAGCCAATAATGAAGCCATCATATGCTCCTTCATATGTTCCAAGTCCAATTTCCTCAAAAAAACCAATAGTTAAACCTAGTTATAGTCCAACACCAATTCCTAGTCATATACCAACATATAATCCGACACCAGATCCGAGTTATAACCCTTCATATAATAAGGATTAAAGTCAAAGTTTGCTATTGTTTAACATTTTATTCAAAATATGAAATAATTTTAATTCTTTATGTTTTTTAGTATTTATAACATGTTTAATGGGAGAACGAAGATAATAATAATCACAAGAACTTCCCCATTGTATTCCTAAAAATTCGTTATAAGTTAATTCTTTTTTAATAGTTTTCATATTAATTATCCAAGATAATCCCTCTTTGAACACAAGTGTCAATGGATGTGGTGAAATAAATTTCCGAATTTCACATATTACATCTTTTGGCAATTTTATTGTTTCTAAAGTCATACCTCAATTTAGCGTAGTAAAATGACTTTAGAAACCACACAATTATATCATTTTTATATTATAAAACATTTAATAGATTAACAATACGTAAACATATGACTATTTAATTAAGAATAATGAATAATAAATTGAAGAAAAAGGTGAATCAATTTGTAGTGTCCAGTAGAATTGATGGAATCCCTTTTATATTTATAATTTTTTTACCATTATGTTATAATTATTGGAATCAAATAGATTACGAAGATATAGTTTTTTTAAGTTTATCATGTGTTGGCTTTGTTTATGGTATGCTAATTAATAATTATTTTGATTTTGAGAATGATTATAAACATAACCCTGAAAAAATTGGTTTGAATAAAAAAGAGCTATTTATTTGTACAATATTTTTTGGAACAATATATATTTGTTTGAATATATTGTTAAGTTTAGTAAGTAAAACACTTGATTATCCATTAAATGCGTTTTTAATATATTGTCTTGTTACTGCTTATACACCAATACTAAAACGAATAGTCTTTATAAAGAATATATGTACAGTTGCATATATGTGTTTTATTCCAGTTTATGTTTTTGTAAAAAATCATTCTAATTATTCTAATGCATTGATTATTAGTATTCCATTTTCATTATTGAATCTTATAAGAGAAATATTACTTGATATAAATGATATAGAAGAAGATAAATCAAACAAAATAACAACTTTACCCATTTTATTTGATAAAACAACAATAAGAAATTATCTTAAGAAATTTATATGTTTCTTTTGGATTATCGGAATTGGGATTCGAGTTGTACCATTCAATGTGTTTCCTATTCAAGTGGGTTTGATAAGTATTATTAGTTCATATGCTTTACATCGTATTGATATATTCGAAAATCGTGAATTTGCATGTGGAATATTGTATTTTTATTTAACTTGGAATATTTTATTAAATAAGAATGAAAAGGTTAGTCTAATCGATGCTTTAATTGGTGTTTCAATAATTCTATATATAATATGTATTAAAAATTATTCAATTAATCCAAATAGTCCTAAAATATGGAAAATATTTTGTAGAAAAATAGTTCACATGGGAGTAGGATGTTTAGCTTTATCATTAGAACCAATAACAATAGCTCATATAGTAACTGGATTTGTTATTGTTTCGAAAAATTTATTGCCAAAAATGAGTTTAGGTATAGAAAAATATAACAAAAGTTTGATACAAGATACTGGTATAAAATGTTGGCTTATGTTTTTGTTTTTATGGTCTATTCTAAATATTAATAATTCGAATGAATTATATATAAAAGCATTACCTTTTTTTATATCCGATCCAGCAGGAGCAATGGTTGGAAGAACAACCGATTTTTCAAAAAAAATATTTATTTGGAATCAAAAAACACTTCAAGGTAGTTTGATGATTATGTTTAGTGTTTATGCGTTAAGAAAATCTATTATATTAGCAATATTGATAGGATTTGCAGAATTGTTTGGTGGAGAATACGACAATGCCTTAATTGGTGGAATTTTGTTAATTAATTTGTATTTTAATTTAGAAGTAATGTAAAAAAAATACATATGTTTATATGTTAACGTGTAATGAACTTCTCGAAAAGGCAAAGAAAAACTTGATTCCTAATTATTCTTCAACCTTGAATGGTAATGATCCCAAAGGTGCAATAGATATTAGTCTTAAAATAATGAAAGCAAAGCAAAAAAATATTGAAAGAGATATTCTAAATAAAAATTCGCCACCTTAAATTATCGTAAAAGACTTTTTATTAATTAATTAAGTTAATGCGTATAATACAGTTTTTGTATTTACTTTTTTTGGAAATAAAAGCATTATTGCCAAACACTATGGATAAAAGAAAAGGAAAAAGAATAATGCTACAAATTCAAAATAATAAATGTTTAATGTGTAAAAAGGAGTTTAATAATATGACTCCACACGAAATACACCATATTGATCACAATAGAACAAATAATACATTGAATAATTTTGTAGTTTTGTGTTCAAATTGTCATTCTGCTGTTCATCGTTATGGTGTAAAATTACCTAATTAAGATGAATCATTTATTACATCCAATCCACTTTTTCTTTGAATAGGCGTTTTATATTTCAACTCAAGAAAATCAAATATATCTTTTTCTTTTTTGAAATTTTGTAAAACTTCTGGAGTAAATCCGTGTTCATTTAATGAATATCCAACCTTTAACGCATGTCTTCTCATTACAATATTAAATGCTTTTGATCCCGTAAAATATAATATAGCAAAAGCATATTCTTTTGGCGGACTATATAAGAAATCCAGTCTCCTTGGAATACTATCTTTTTTAGCTAATGTACCAATTACAAGACTCTTTTTTTCACCTTTAGCTAAATATTCTAAAATCATATTAGCATTTTTTATTTTTTCGAGAAATTTATCGAAATATTTTTTATCATCACTTGTAATTATGACATCAATATCACCAGAAGATAAAGCCCCTCTACGATAACTTCCTACAATTTGTGCATCAATAGATTGATCTAATTTTTTTAAATCTTTTACAATATTTTGAATAACTTTATTATATTCGTCAATTTCTTTTCTTGGTATTCTTTTTTGAATATCTTCATAATACTTCAATCCAATTTTTTGCTTATTATTCAATAAGTCTTGATTATTCCGAAGTTCATCAATAGATTTAACTTTTTCACTAAGCGTTAATGCTTTTTTGGGACCAACACCATATATCTTACTAAATTGATGTAAAGGGTTTGATTTCTCTTTTTCAATTTCTTCAATTTTCCCATTTTGTACAAGACTGTTCAATTTTTCTAATATAGATTTTCCTATTTTTGGCGTATTTTGTAATTGGTTTGCATCATATAAATCAACATTTGATATTAGAATAGCATCTGATGCTGATTTATATGCTCTTGCCCCCCATATATTTCCCCTATTTTTTGAAATCATTTCAAGTTCGTTTAAAGCATTTACAAATTCTGAATTCCAGACTTTTTGATTAGCCATATTATTCCTTTTAAATTATTTTACTAACACTATTGACAAAGCAAAAACTAATTCATTTTTTTGTATAAAAATGATTCTAATTTTAATTTAGATAAAAATAAACAAACTAATATATTAAAATGAAATATACTGGTAATCAATTCAACAATAATTACAAGAATATGGATTTGGGAGATTTGGTAAAATTGATTCGTCGTGCAAGTGATGCGTATTATAATTCCAGTCCTATAATGACTGATACTGAATTTGATATTTTGCGAGATTATGTTGAGGAAATTGCACCAGATCATCCGGTTCTAAAAGAAATTGGCGCTCCAGTAAAATCACGTAAAAAGGTAAGTTTACCATTCTTTATGCCGTCAATGGATAAGGTAAAACCAGAGTCTCTTGACAAATGGTTGGCAAAATATAAGGGTCCTTATGTTGTAAGTGCGAAACTGGATGGTGTTAGTGCATTACTTGTAAAATCAAATAATCAACAAAAATTATATACTCGTGGAAATGGTAGTGTTGGTCAGGATATTAGTCATTTAATTCCATATATTTCATCAATTCCGGAATTAAAAGACACAAAAAATATAGACTATGTTGTTCGCGGAGAATTAATAATTAAGGATTCTGATTTTGAGGAAAAATTCTCATCTCAAAAAGCAAATGCTCGTAATATGGTAAGTGGTTTGGTAACACGAAAAACAGTCAATAAACAAGAATTAAAGTATACACATTTTGTGGTATATGAAGTCATTGAACCTTCATTAATTCCTTCAGCTCAGATGGAATTTGCTTTGAATAATGGTTTTGAAGTTGTTCATAGTGAAAAAAATAAGGTTATGAGTGTTGAAAAATCAAGCAATACTCTAAAAGAATGGAGAAAAAATGATGATTATTCTATTGATGGTATTATTATTAGTCAGGATGGTATATTTGAAAGACAAAATAGTAATCCAAAACATTCAGTTGCTTTCAAAATGGTGCTATCAGATCAAACAAAAGAATCGACAGTAACTGGGGTAACATGGACTACAAGTAAACATGGTTTGAAAAAACCGGTTGTTCAGATTGAACCTATTAATATTGGCGGTGTAACTGTATCAAATATATCAGGACAAAATGGACGTTTTATTGAATCAAATATGATTGGTAAAGGTGCCATAGTTGAGGTCGTACGTAGAGGGGATGTAATTCCTTATATTGAAAGAATAATTAAACCTGCAAAAAAGGCATCAATGCCAGAAGGAGAATATGAGTGGACTGCAACTAAGGTTGATATTGTTGTTCCAAAAGATGATGAATCTCGTGAAAAACTGGCATTAGCTTTCTTCAGTGGTATTGGAGTTGATGGACTTGGTATTGGTAATTTGAAAAAATTTGGTAATGCTGGTTATAAGACAATTCCAGACATATTTTCAATGAAAATTGAAAATATTCTTAATATTGATGGATTCAAGGAAAAATCTTCACTAAAAATTTACAATGGTATTCAAGATATTAAGAAAAACAATTTTGAGAAAGTACCTATTGAAAAATTAATGGGATTATCAGGTACATTTGGTCGTGGATTGGGTGAGAGAAGGATCAAAGAAGTATTCAAAAAATATCCAGATATTTTGATAAATGATGACAATGAAACTGAATTAATCGAATCTGTTAAATCTGTACAAGGATTTTCTACAAAAACTGCAACTCAATTTGTAGAAGGATTAGAGAAATTTAAACAATTTGCCCATAATATTGGACTAAAATATGAAAATAGAGTTAATAGTTCATTAAATGATCCTGTACATAAAAAGGATGGTAATCTATATGGAAAATCAATAGTATTTACTGGAGGAAAAGATGAAAATTTAATGAAACAAATAGTTGAAAATGGAGGAGAAATATCTAATTCTGTAAATAGTAAAACATTTGCAGTAATTAGCAAAGACCCTGCAAAATTAAGTGGTAAATCAAAGAAAGCCGTTGGCCTTGGTGTACCTGTATATTCTATTGAGGTATTCAAAAATATGTATTTAAAATGAAAAAACCAAAAGAAAAACAAAAAAAAATCTTTTTTTAAGTAATGTGGTTGACAATAGTTGCACTTATATTACTATTCTGTCTTGCTAGTTATTTTATCCGAATTAAAATTGATACTGGCTCTTCTAATATAGATAATGTAAAAAGTTATATTGATACAGAAGAATTACCAGAGTCTTCCGATAAATTAGTTACTCTTGCAAAATACAAAGAATCAAGATATGGCTTTTTACATTTTGCTGAGTTTTCTCTTCTTATAAAACGCCCTTATGGTATGAATCCCAATCTACCTCAAGGTAATGATGAAGAAACTTTTGGTAGAATAGATGGTGGTACAGATTTAGGTCATTCTACTGATTCAAGTACTACAACACCAGTTGGATGTAGTTCAATATGTACTAATGATCCCACGTGTAACGCATGGGAATTAGGAGACGGTAGTTGTAAAAGATATAATATTGGAGAAGGAAATTTCAAAAAAGATAATACCTCAAATAATAGAATTGGATACATATTCAGAGGTAGAGACTCTTGGGCAGTAAAGGATTTATCTGGATTACCACAAGAAAAACAATTTTTCAAAAACATTGCAAAAATGGTTATAAAATTAAAATGTAAAGTACCCGAACTTAGAAGTAGAGCTGTTAATGTGATTGGCAACTCTGATGTTAAATATTGTTATGATAGTGAATTATCACCAGATGGTGCTTCTGACGATTATGTTAATCAAAGAGACAGAGCTATTACTAATTTAGAAAATGCTATCGCATTTTTCATTTTTACAGGAGATAGCGGAGATTATCCAAATAAGATTGAACTTTCTATGCTTTTCGCAAAACTTGCATTAGAATTGAAAGATAGTGAAAATCCTCCATTTAAGGATGACCATCGCAAAATTGCTGTATATGGTGATGGTGGTAATTCACAAGGTGCTGTAAACGCCTTATTAGCATCGTGGGAGCCATATATTTTACTTACAACATGGTTTGAAAATAATTTTGATAATGTTAACACTGGATACATAACAAGAGATGATTTAGCCAACTTTTATAGACAAGCTGTTGCAACAGGAGCTGATATTATATTAGATGGTACTCCTCTTGAAGGATTCGGATTAGATGATAATGAATGTATGACAGAACAACAAATATTAGACAGAGTACACAACTTTTTCTCTAAATATGATCTTAATCAAGACGGTAAAGTTACTTTAACTGAGTTATTAGATTCAGATCATATCCCAAAACCAAAACTTGAATTAACATGTGTATAAGCTAAATATAACACAACAAAAGTAAATTAGTAAATGCAAGTAAAAAAGTTGAAATAGTCCACCAATTAATTGGTTCAATTATTTCCCTCCAATATAAATCCATTTCATAATCAAGAATATCTTCTTTTTCTAAATTAGATAGTTCTTTCCAACCCAGTGGAAAATCGGACTCATCAATATCATCCCCAGGAGGCTCATCATATCTTGGACACATTAAAAGAGGAGTTTTTGTTAAAGCATTTTCTCTTGAAACTTTGTTATATTCCAAGTCTTTTTTAGCAATTTTTTTAAACATTTCTATAATCTATTAATATTTTTGTGTGTTTAAACCATATAATCTTTACAAATTATATAAGACTAAATCAACATATTATTAATAATTATGATGCATTTAACAATTAAGCCAATTCCAAAAGTGGATGATAATCACTTATTTATCCAAGAATATTTAGAATCTAAAATTAAGTCTAATTATAAAAATACTGATTCTGGTTTTGATTTACCACTTCCAGAAAATATTGTTGTACCTAAAAATTCGATTGGGTTTAAAATTCCACTTGGAGTCGCGGCACAACCAACATTTGTAGATAATAATCCTCGTGGATATATGCTTTTTCCAAGAAGTTCTACTGGTTCAAAAACACCTCTTAGATTGTCAAATGGAACTGGAATTATTGATTATGAATATAGAGGAGAAATTACGGCATGTGTTGATAATATTTCCGATTCTGATTTTGAAGCAAAAAAGGGTGTACGTCTTTTTCAACTTTGCTCACCAGATTTGTCACCAATTAGTATTGATATCTCAGATGTTTTGAATACAACCAGTCGAAATATCGGAGGATATGGTTCTACAGGTACTTAATTTTCAGTTATTAAGTCTGTTATTTTTGTAGACCTCGAATTTATATTATACAATTCGGTTCCTTCTTTTTTTAACCAATTTTTTAGATTATCACACTCTTTGACCGATTCAATAGAATCCAAATTTTCAGCATCTTTTGTCTCTTTTGTTTGCATGCTCTCTTTTATAATATAATCACTCTCATAAAAACAAATAAAAGCAACAATTATTATTGCAAATAATAGTAGACGAATAATATCAGTAATCATGCTGAATACCTATATTTTTTTATAAGAAATAAGTAATACATATTAATATGGTAAAATACTATTCTTCAATTAATGATAATGAATTTGAAAAAAATACATGCTCAAAAAAAGAATTCAAAAAATATGTTTGGCAACCTTCAAAAAATAGAAAACAACAATCTTTCCTCTTACTTCCACACCAACAATGGATATCAAACTATATTAATCCAAAAACGCCATTTAAGGGAATGCTTGTTTATCATGAAACCGGTACTGGAAAAACTTGTACAGCTATTTCTATAGCTGAGAATTTTAGAGATGAACTAATACAAAATGGCAAAAAAATCCTTATTTTGTGTAGTGATAACATTAAGGAAGTTTTTTATGAAACTATTTCTAATCCAGGAAATTCATTCAAATGTACCGGAAATACATACAATAAAATGATTGAGTCTTCGGATATGACCCAAGCAAATTTAAATAAAAAAATTGATGAATATTATACCTTTTTAACACATGGTAAATTTGGTAGAGAAGTTGAAAAAAAAACAAAAAAAGATCCAGCTAAAATACGTGAACAATATTCAGATTCATTAATTATAATAGATGAAGCACAACATTTAAGAGGTAAATTTGATTCTACAGCTTTAAAAGAAAAAGGAGAAAAACAAAGTCATGATGCAATAGATATGATTAGTAAATACGCCAATAACGTCAAAATTGTATTTTTAACAGCAACTCCTATGTATGATAATCCAGTTGAAATTATATGGATGATTAATGTTCTTATTAGAGTTAATAATGACAATATAGAAGAGTTAAATCCAAAAGAAATTTTCGACCAGGACAAAGGATATTCTTTTAAAGAAGAAGGTAAAGAGAAATTTATTAGAGCAATAAAAGGTAAAGTAAGTTTTTTAAGAGGAGGAGATCCAGAATCATTTCCATTAAGACTACCCGATTCAAATGGCTCTCATCAAAAAAAAAATATTAAGACAAATTTTCTAGGAAAACCAATAGATCCAGAATATTTTAAGGACTCTTCTGTCACTGAAAACAGACTTACCTTGTCAAGAATGTCCAAAGAACATTTCAATGTTATTAAGGAAAGAAAAGAAAATTCAATTAATACTGGAAAAAGTGATCATTTTCATATGCAAATGATGCAAATGCATAATGTTAGATGGTACAAAAAGGCTTCTAAAAATAAAGATGATGATGATGACATTAATGCCATATCTGGTTTGGAAAATCATTTTAAAATTACAAAATCCGGTATATATACACCTTTAAACAATGAAATATTAAATAATTTAAATGATTGGGCTCCTAAAGTAAACACTATTGTTAATCATATTCTACAAATGAAAGATAATGGTATTGCTTTTGTATTCTCTCAGTTTGTATCATCCGGTGTTATTCCAATAATGTTGGCTCTCGAGTCAAAAGGCTTTTCTAAATATGGGGGATTTGGACCCAATTCTAAATTTAATCATCTCAAAATTCCAAGAAAAGATTTACCAGATAGAGGCAACTATATCGTTATTACATCCAATAAAATATTAGCAACCTCAAGAATGCAAGAATATATCAGTATTGCTCGAGCTAAAGGAAATGAAACTGGAAATAAAATAAGAGTTATTATTGCTTCTGGTGCTGGAGGTGAAGGTCTTGATTTGAAATGGATACGTCAAGTTCATATTATGGAACCTCATTTTCATCTTAGTCAAATTGAACAAGCCGTTGGAAGAGCTATTCGCAATAAATCACATAAAGAATTACCAAAAGAAAAGCAAAATTGTACTATATTTTATCATGCCACACAATATCCAGTCGGAATAGATTATGAAACTATTGATATGCATTTGTATAGAATTGCTATGAAAAAACGTCACGCAACTATTCAAGTTCGAAAAATTATTCAAGAATATAGTATTACTTGTGAATTTTTTAAAGGAGTTAATATTTTCGATTATAACCAATATTTTGGTAAATATATTATCGATAGTAAAGGTAAAAAATTTAAATTCACAAATGAAATGATTATTGACGACGGTTATACCAGTAAATGCCTCGTATGTCAAAATGTTTTTAATGAAAAAGAAACCGATTCAGATACATATAACCCAAATATACATAGTAAATGGCATATTTTTGAAGCTATGAAAAAAATACAACAACTATTCGAAATTAGTGACAAATATTCGCTTATTGATATTGTTACTAATATACAAGAATGGAATAATGAAATTGATGAAGAATCTATTTATTTTGCTCTCGATATTATTATTAACTCACCACCTTCATTAGAGTCCGCCTCTAATTTTGAAAATCAATTCGGTGTAAAAGGTACTATTCATCAAATTGATAATTATTACGTTTTTGTACCACAACATACAGAATATACGGGTATTCATTCTGGAATACCCTTAACAATATCAAATCAATATGTACCATTGAATATAATTCCATGGCCAAATAGACCCGAAATAGAAGGCAAAACCTCGAAAAAAGATATCGATTTAATATTAGTTAAAGATTATGACAATCTCATTCAAAAGTTAATATTTAGTAATGACAATTTTTGGTCTAAAATTCCAGAAATACGAAATCAATTAATTGCAGAAGTTTTAATAGATAGACTCGACCCAGATGATAGAAAATATCTTTTTTTCAATCAAAATATATTACACTCTCATGACGACAAACTTCTTAATGCTCTCAATAGATATAGTCTAAAAGAAGGATTTATAGATATTGAGGGTATTGATAGTCAATTCAATATTCTTGATAAAAACGATTCTAATAAAATTTTAAAACAGTCTGATTTACCTAAAAATTCCAAAACATCGAGAAGAAACTTCTTTGGATATTTAGACTATATTAATGATAAAGCATCTTTTTATGTCATGGATGGTAGAAAACCCGACAAAAAACCATCTGGTTGGAAAGTTTTATCCCAACAAAAAGAAAAGATTATTGAAATAACTAATTATATTCTACAAATTGAAACAGGCAAAAATGCAACTAAACTTATGAATTATCCCAGATATGAATCTAATGATGTTTCACAACAACTTAAGGAAGGACAATTATTTATTAAAGAAACAAAAGCGGCAGATTTATTAATTGAATGTGAAATGTTATTTCGATATCTTGATAAAATTAAAAAAAATGGAGATCAAAACTGGTTTTTTTCATATTGGGAAGCATATGATTTCGGTATTCAATCAAAGAGAAAAAAAATAAACAAAAAAGACCCTCTTTTGGCCTCCAATAAAGGCACTACTATTAAAAAAACTAGAAGAAAGCTAAAACATACAAGTACTCGTCAAACAAAAAGAAAAGATAAGTAAACCCATTCAACTTTTCATTACATCAACAATAACTTCATATCTTTCTTTTTTTGTTTCCCATTCTTGTATATTAAATTCTTCTGAAAAGCAATAACACTGGCAATAATCATAATTATCTTTTAATTCCCGTTTTTCTATTATTACTTCTATTGGATTTTCAAATTCCCTTAAAAAAAACTCTAAATGTTTTTTTGGAACTATTACATACAAAGTCTTTTCTATACAAGATGAATTCAAATCACAAGAACCAATATGACTACATGAATGTTTTTCTATTATTTTGTTGATTTTTTCATAAGAATTACCCATTAAAGTTGAATAATCATCAATACATAAATTATAATTACCAAAACTTCTTATTTTTAGTTTTAAATAATAGTACATATAAACTCATACATAAAGATATAATATCTTAAATTATAAATTCTTTAAAAATACATCAGCAAAAAGTCCGCTTACAATTCAAAAGCCTCCTGTCCACCGCGCGGCGCATTAACCTTGAAGCTGCGCAATAACTCTTTCCCGCAATATGCGTTAAAGGTATGGCCGGGGTGCGTTCTTATATGGAAAGATTTACCATTGGTAATCTCGCCCTGCAGGATCTCCTTTCCAGTTTCCATGTTCTTCCAGAACAGTTTTATAGTGGCATCCAGAGACGATGTAAAAGTTGTATATACACGCTGCAGCGGCAGGTCAATACCAGACATCAGTGCCTTCATAGCCACATCAAGCGTCTGTGCCTCGTCGTCGTCGATACTTAAGGAGGCTATTGTTTGCGGTGCATTTGCCAAGAGATGGTTGGGGGAAGATGCGCGAGGGATGGTGGCAACACCCCTGCGTTTGAGAGTCGCCAAAACCACAGTACATATATCTGCTTTTTTTGAAATAGCGATGTTTGCCAACACTTTATAGGCGCGCGGCGCTGCACTCTGTCGAGTTACTATACCGTCAACGACATTGTAGGCCTGAAATAACACCTTCTCCTTTCTTAATAGCTGCAAAACCTTTGGCCGGTACCAGAGTTGCCAAGCATTGCCCTGATATAGCTGCGGAACGACTTTACAGAAAGATAGCAATTCGTTTAGGTCATCTAGCTCAAAGTTGCTTATTCCAATATTTTTCAGTTTTCCAGCAATATAGAACTCCTCAAGTGCCTTCCACGAACCCTTCCACGCAAAATAGTCCTCTATCGGAGGTGGTCCAGCATCCTTGATTCGCTGAGGTAGATTTTCCTCTTCATTCTTACAACGTTCTTTCCAACTGTCGCGACACCGTGGCCAGTGTATTAACATCGTTACATCGCAACATCCATTCAATCCGTTTAGCATGTCTTCAACCGCAAGAATAGTCCTTTCATAACCAAGATGTGTATAACGCACCTTTGTGACTACTTGTAATCCTGGATTATTTTGCAAAACAATGTCTGTATTACAAGTAATGGCCGCGCGCTGATTCGTATCAACCAATTTTATTCCATGTAGCAAAGTTGCATTTTTTAGAACATCTGGTATGCGATCTTTTTGCATATTTCCTATTCCAAGTCCTATTGCTGGAAATTTGTTACCATTGTTAAGGACAAAATCTAAATCATATTCATTGTTATGGTCGCCAATTGATTTTACTTTATTCTTTATACAATTTTTGGGATTCGGATGCAATCCCATATCTAATCTTAATAATATTTGCTCCTTATAGTTGTATATATAATTACTGTGGTTGCTATTTAAACATCTTTTTAACGTTACTAAATTAGAAAATGTACTTCTTGATAGTCCTACAAAATTTTTTGATCTTAAACATAACTCAAAATTTATAGCAGCATTAATTTCATAGTCTTTTATTTCCATAAATAAATATTGACTGTTTATTTTGTTTGTTCTAAGTTTTTCTATTATAATATCATGATTTTCTCCTGTTGTGAAAAACAATTCACTATTATTCCATTTTTCTTTGTAAATATTTATCAAAGTCTCCAATTTTATTAATAATGTTTCATTTTTAATAACTTTTTTGGTTTTAGAATATTGAACCCAATCATTTTCAATCCGAATATGAACCGCATTCTTATTTTCTATATTCTTTATAACGTTTACTATATTTAAGTTTTCAACATTAAGCCTTAATGCGCCTAAGACTACTATATTCATACAACTTTTTTCCATTCTATTTTCCTTTCGTTGTTTTTTCAAATTTTTCTCAGACAAATTCCATAAAAAATTACCATCAATAATTTTTACCTTAGACAGCAAACACGAATCTTTTTGTGTTTTTGATGGTATCATAAGGTCTTTGACTCCAGTGGATTCTCTAATTTTTTGATTAAAAAACTCAATATCATAAATATCTGAAAATAGTATATCATTTCTCAATCCAAAATTTGGTTCTAACAATTTTTCTTTATCTCTGATTGCTATTTCAACACCACTAAAAAGACAAAATAATTTATTACATAAACCCCCTTTTAGTTTAAGTTTGTATACCATGGATACATATTGTAGATAAATACTTAACTTTTAAATCATAATAAATAATTAATCACATAATATGGATCCAATTATTACAGCCGCAATAGCAACTGCTGTTAGCGGGTTTTCTTTATTTTTAGCGAAATATATAATTACATGTCTTTGCCCTGGTCGTATTGAATGTCATCCTAAACTGGGATGTAATAAACCAAATGATTTAAATCCAATTGTTACATTGAAAAGTTTATGGGAAGAAAAATTCATTCATGAAGAAAACGAAATCAAACATGAAATAATTGGGAAAAATAAATTTGTTTATGCAAAACAAAATAAAAAAAATAGTACATGGGAAGTAGAAATCAAAAATTGTTATACAGTGATTCATTTGTATAGAGAAAATGACCCAAAACCAACATCTGGTAATCACTATATTTACACTAAAATTCGGGCTATTTCTGGATTTCCAGAAATTAATCTTTTTGTAAAAAGATTTACTGGTGATGCCAATTGTTGGGAATTTGCAAAAAAAAAACCACCAAAGATTGAAGAACCAGTTGTTTTTCATGAAACATGTTGTAATGAATATGTTGGTGAATCAGAATTATATATCAGATCTCTTATAGATGTTGCAGATGTTACTAAAGAACAAGTCGGTATGACAATAAAAGGAGAATGTAAACTTATTATTGATGAGGTATATTATTCAGACAATCTTATAAATATTATTTCTTGCCCTAAATGTTGTTATTCTTTTTATAAATGTAAGAAGAATTGTGAACCAATTTCAGATGGAGAAAATATTGTTTAATCATTCATCAGATACCACATTTTGTGACGAAAAATTCGCACTCATGGCTGCGAATCCGAAAAATTTCCGGCAAGGGTTCTTATTGCTTCTAATTCTGAATTAATACTTACAATTGCACCACTTAAGACTCTTATTTCATTTTGAACATTCATAATTTCAGAATCGTTCTGTGGTATATCATGACCGACTGGAACCCCCAATTGCACTAAAGCACTATATAGATGTTGAATATTATTTGCAGTCCTTTCTCTATTAGATAATCTTAGTGGCGCATTACAAAATCTACAACCAAATCGCAAAATATTTACTCTACCACAAGAAGCACATATTATTCTAGGACTTGTCCACCCCCTCTCAAAGCGCTGACTTCTCCACCATTCATCAAACTGATTGTCAAAATGTTGCTCTTCAGTCAATTCTGGATAAGTTCTTTCATTATTTCTTGGACCTGGAAATCTAGGAACTTCGGGTCCAATATTTACATTATTGTGCCTTAATCCGTATCTTCTTAAATCCTCTCTATCACTTGTATTTGAAGAATTTAATATAGCTCCGCCATCTGGGCGCATATTTATAGACCTCCAATATCTTTGAATCATTGGTCTATAAATATTATCATTGTGTGGGTTATGTCTTTCATCTTGAATGTGATTGACAGCCAAATCTATATCATTTTCTTCAAGTGCATCAATAGTTCTATTAATAATATCATTCACATAATTTCGCGTATTTTCGATAGAAGTATTATTTATTTGAATATTATTACTTGGGTTTGGATCATACGGTAATAAAGGATCTTTACCATTTTCTACTAACCAATCATTAATTCTATTTCTAAGTTCTAAATTTGGAAATAGATTTTTACATAACAAAGTATCCCGAGTTTTTGGACTAGTGTTATTCGTTTGAAACCATCTATTGATTTGAGTTTTGTCATATGAATGACCATCGGCCGCAATTACCGGTTCTTTCATTAAATCCAATGAAATAGGACAGCGAAATTCTTCTGGAATGTTTTCTTCATTTGTGTCAATAATTGTTTGATTTTCAATGTTATTACTGCGCAAAAACATTATTTCGCTAATTTATGTACTAATGAATTTATTATTTTTATAATCATTTTTATAATGGATCACTATATTCTAGAATTTCTAAAATTTTACTTGCAAAATATACATCATTCGCAGCAGCACTTAAATATTTTTTATTTTTTGTCCTTTTAAAAGTTTTTGATCCATCTTTTTTTGTATTAATAATCCAAGTATATCTTTCAGAAGAATCTACAAAATATTCAAAACATTTTTGTAATAATAATAAAGGTTCATACCAATCATTTTGAAGCACTTTTTCAACTATTTCTTCATTAATCCATCTATATTCATAATTATTCCAGTCAAGTTGTTTCAATCTTTCATATCCTAAAAATTCATTATATAGTTCATTCATCAAATAATCCGCTTCAGGACCTTCAAAATTAGATACATAAATGTTGGTCTCACTAAAAATAGTTATAACTCTTTTAAAAAACAAAAAAGCTACTCTACCAGGATCTATTCTTATTGCGTTATCCAATAATTGTTTTGGATTTTGAAATATAGTCTCAAAATATTGAGCATAACTATACTTTTTCCATGTTAGATTTCTAATAGCGTTCCTATTTTGTCCGTCATGTGTAATTCTACTATAAGAATTATAAGGACTATTATCAATAGCACATTTCAATAAAAACAAAGTATTTGGTGAACGTAAATTTTTATCAAGTTTTTGTAGATTCAATAAATCTAAAGAAAATTCACCATCATTAAAAAAATGTAAAATATTTCTACGAGAAGCAATTACTTGTCCATTTAATATTGATCTTTCAAGTTTCATTAATGCCTCAAAATCTCTACTTTTTTCTTGAAAAAAAATATTGTTTTGATTTTCTATATTATTATCATTGTCTATTAATACTGAAATCCGTATTGGTTTGTTTAAGTTAGTAGAGTTTGAAGTATAATTCTTACGAATATCTTCTAAGCGTTTTATTTTTATTTCATTATTTAGTTTTATAACTTGAAGTTGATTCGCAAGTTTTATAGTTTCATTTGTTTGATTCCTAAGTTTTCTTTTTAACAATTCTATTTCATTTTTAGAATTATTATTGCTACTAATTGGTTCTATATAATCCATTTAATTTATTTCTAATAATTTCTATTTATATGTATGACTTTTCTGATAAAAAAACCAAAACACATAATACCATAATACAAAATATGTTTTGGTTTTTTAATTCAATTTAGTTACAAAGAAAGGACTATATAGTCTATTATTCAGATGGTAGTTAAATGCGTTGCATCGCCAGCAGGAAACTTCCAATTGCCTCCAATGCGCGCCACCTGCGCTTCCCATTGCTTTGGTAGATTTTCGGAAGGCTTGGCAATATTAGTTTTTTTTGACACAAAATAAAGTTTATATTTGGTTTTGGTTTTGTTTTGAAAACAAATTAGATTGATTCTTCCTTTGTAAGATAGCTCTTGTAGAGTATTCAAAATATAAGTTTTGCTATTGATAATATCTGGAGCGTAATACGGATTCTTCCAATAGTGTTTAATAATTATATCCTTAATTGTATCATCAGACCAAATATAATTTTTTTCAAAATCAACTAAATTACAAATATAAAGTTCAAGGGATTTCTTGAATTTTTCAGAAGACTTTTTTGATTTTTCAAGATTTTTTCTATATTTATTCTTACTATGTTCAGTTTTTTTTGAATCATTTTCTGCTTCATTTAATAAATCTTTAAGATTAGATTGAGTCCGAATCATTTGTTTTGTATTAATCTTTTGATTAGAAAATTGTTTTTCTTATATATGAAATTTATAACTCTAACAAATCATTTTTATTTTATATGAAAATATTATTCACTACTTTTGTGTATCCAAACAAGACGTGTTCCACCTTTATGTTTTGGACGTTTTGGCTTAGGAACAATATAATCTATTAATTCTTGTCTCTTATGTAAATCTCCAAATACAATTTCGACTGGCGTACTTGGTCTTGAGCGTGTAGTACTTCGTTTCTTTTGAGCATCTAACAAACTAATTTTAGCATTTTCAAGTATTTCAAGATTATCATTATTTTTAACATTTTTTATTATTGCATTTATTGTTTCAACTACAGAACTTGTTTCATCAATAGCAATAGATCTTAATATAGATGTTGATTTTTCTCGTTTTAAACCATAGTCTATCGGTTTTGAACATAATGAAAAAATGTGACTTGGTTCTGGAAATTCTTCTAATATTCTCAATAAATTGCCGTATAAATCAAAAACACATATTATTGAATTATCTCCCATCGAATGATTATGTACACTAACAACTATCATAGATTCATCCTCGCACATAATACAAATATCACATGAATTATATCCTTCATATTTAGATACTATTATATTTCTATCTTCCCAAATGTTTCCGTCCTCAACTACATTTGAATGTGTCCTTTCTAACTTTTCATTTTTCTCTAACTTTTCTTTAATATCAATATTCTGAATTACTTCACCATCTATACGCAATAACTTTATTAATCCATTTGTAGAACAAGTTAATATAACATCTGGGGTTGGAATATCACTGTAGCCAATATCCGGTTGACCTTTAGTAATGCTTCCTAATGTACTGTTTAAAAATCTACAATCGGATACTTGCCTGTCAAACACGTCAACAAATGTATATAATACAGTTAAAGTTAAAGAATTTCCTTCTATTTTTATAGAAGTATTATATACTTCTATTAAACCATCATGAAATCCACATATTAATAATTTATTATCTTTAGAAAAATTACAACTAGTAACCCATTTATCTTCTCTATCTAGTTCAACCGATTGCATTTCAATTTCTGTGTCAAGTTTTAAATCAAAATACTCAGTACCTTGAGGCAGTATAACCACAATAAATCGCCCATTATTGCTTATTTTTAATGATTCTATTTCTGGATCACTACACTCACGAGAATCAACCCTTTCACCATTCTCAATATTATAAATCTGAATTTCAGAATTTAAGTTAGGATTGTTATCATTTGGTTCAATATATTCTTTTTGTATTCCAATAACAATGAGCGGTTCTTGTTCACACGCAAATATATGTGAACCAAAAAGATATATTGGTAAGTTATCCTCTTCGTTTAAGGATTCATAATTTGTTTCTATTTTGTATATTTCTGTTCCACTATTGGAATCCAATATATGTACACATTTATCACTAAGAACTGCAATTACTTCACCATTTGAACAATATACCGCACCTTTTATATTATATTCATTATCTTGTAATCCCATATCCTCTTTTTTCAACTCTTTTTCCATGTAAATACCACCAGTCTTAACATCCCATTGTATTAGTTTTTTACTATGTGTAGAAGATAATACAATATAATCACTATTAAATTCTTCCATTAAAAATACTAATATATTCTTTTTTAATTATTTTTTTTGAAGAAGTTTATCTTATTTTGCTTTAGTTTCTCAACCTCTTTTGATGATAACGCACCAGCATCTCTCCATAATTGCTGATCCTTTGAAATTTTGTTTCTTTTTGCTCTGTCTTCAACACTATCTCCATCATCAGCTTCTTCTCTTCTTAAAAACCATAAAAATTTTTTTTCTTTTTTTTGCTGTTTATTTACCTTTTCATATTCAAAATCAGATTTTAACCATTTTCCAGCTCTATAATATCCCATCGATTGTTTTTTCTTTGCTCGTCTCAAAGCATTTCCCTTCAAATCACTACCATCCCACGATCCACCAGAACGTTGCATATACGGCACATCCTCAATAGGTACTTCACCCGACTTCACCTTTCTTGGATCAACCGCAAAAAGATGTGTTGCCTCACCTTTCTCCAGTGCTTCAACAAAAGAATTAAAAGAACGTGATTTATAGGCTTTTCGATCAGTCTTCTTTGAGGAATTTGCTTCCTTTTTTTTAAGTTGTTTATATTCCTCAGGATCAATACCATCTGGTACGTAACCCCCATATAACAAAACTCTTCTATTTCTTGTTTGTTGTATATTAACAAAAAAAGCTGATACAGAAGATAATAACACAAGATATTTCTTCATATGTATTAATATAATTTTAACTTTATTATATAAATGGAGAATATGGAAATCGAATCCATGACCTCCCGCATGCAAAGCGGGCGCTCTACCAACTGAGCTAATTCCCCATAAAAAAGTACCTCTGATGGGACTCGAACCCACAACCCCCGGATTAGAAGTCCGATGCTCTATCCATTGAGCCACAAAGGCAGACGACTACGGCAAGACTCGAACTTGCGCACGTAAAACGTAACGCCTATATGATAAAAATAGCAGGGCGTCGCCTTAACCACTCGGCCACGTAGTCTAATGAAGAAAATCTTTGTTTTCTTAAATAAGTCTATTATCCAGACCTTATATAACTTTTGTATTTATATATTAATAATATGAAATTTGCAGATATTATAAATGATGAAAACATTTATTTATATTGTGGGTGTATGCCCAGAAACAGACGTGAATATACCCAAAAAAAATTTGTAGGACTTTCTTTGAAACAAGATAATACTTTTAACATAAAACATAATGTTTTTGACCAAATATTATTGAAAGACAATAGTGTAAATATAATTCAATCCGAAGATGTTTTTGAGCATATTGAGTATTCTAAATTAAAAAATATTATAAATGAAATTTATCGCCTACTAAAACCAAATGGACTATTTCGTTTATCTATGCCGGATTATTCATGTGACTTGCTCTATAAACGTTCACTGAAAGATGAAAATGGAAACATTCTATTTGATAGATATGGTGGAGGAAGATATAATATTAAAACAAAAGAGATAACTCGTGGAGGACATTTATGGTTTCCTAAGTATAATCATGTTAAAGAATTATTAGAATCTACAAATTTTTCTAATGAAAAAATTAAGTTTATGCACTATTATGATGAAAATAACAACCCTATAACACATAAAATCGATTATTCTTTCGGTTATATTAGTAGAACTCCCGATTTTGATGAAAGAGTACAAAATCCATATAGACCTTTGTCTATAATAATAGATTGTTATAAATAAGAGCTCCAGGTTTGAGTCGAACAAACGACCTTCTCATTACTAGTGAGGCGCTCTACCACTGAGCTACAGGAGCTTGAATATGACTAATTATTTATGATTAGTAATATAACATATTAAATAAATTTTCAATAATTTGACGCACACTCGTCGCGCTGCCATCAGATAAAAACATTTTAATAATTAATGACTGGAAAGAAGACTTATAAATTGAAAAGACGCTCCCTTAAAAAGGCGGGAGGTATATATGATAATACGTTTTCTTTAAATCAAGAAAAGATAAACAATGCATTAAATTATGTACCACCACCAAAAAATCGTCCTCCACCTCCAGCTCCTCCAAAGTTATCTGAACCAAATTTATCAAAAAACGATGAATTGGCTAAATGCGAAGCAGAATTAAATAAAGAAAGAAATCGAAGAATGGAACTTCAAAATAAAATTAGTGAACTAGAAATGATTTTATCTTCGCTTCAAGAAAAATTAAAATTAGTTTCTTCTGAAAAAGGTACAAATGCTCGATCACTCGATGATATTGAAAATGAGTTAAGAATTGCAACACAAAAATGTTTTGCCGGAGAAGAATGTTCAGAGGATTATCTAGAAAGACTTGATAATGCTTTAAGGTCTCACCCAGAATATGCTATACGGGAACAAAAAATACGATCAAAATGGGATTATGAACAAAAAGAAGAAAATGAGAAAGCTTTAAAAATAATGAAAAAAATTGTTCCACCAAATATAAGATATACAAATGAGAAAAAAATTGAGGAAGACATTAGAGAAAAAGTTAGTGGTGAATTGGAAACAGGACATATTAAACGTCTTGCTAAAAGAATTTTTAGAACTAAAGCTCTTCACATTGTTCATTATCCCAAAAATATGCTCAGAAAAATGTATGTAAATGACTTAGTTAATAAATTTGACATAGGTACTTCACTGGATTTAACAGAATTAAGAGCAGTATACGCGACTTTGCCAACACAATTTGATAACGATAATGACGGACAAAAAGCTGCATGGAAAGAAAGAATACGTTCTAAATTAGTAAATCTGGTTAAAAATAACGAATCAAATAATATAATACCTAACAAGAAACGTAATTCTGTATACAAAAATGTACCATTAAATGGATTTTTTGAAATAGAAAATGAAGAAAATTGGAGTCCAGATGCGGCAGACCCATATGCTCCAAGTAATAAGGATTCTTAAAAAATTTTAAATCTGCAAAAATGATTACAAATTTTTAATCATGTTGAAAGTACTAGGATGCATAGCAATGGTAAATTAAATTATAAAAGCACAATTAAGGTCGATAAACAAATTGCTGATAAAATTATGAAAATAAGTGGTAAAATGATAGGTATTTTATATTTATCTGCTTTAACTACAATGCTTTACTTAAAATTTATGCCGAAAAATTATGAACATAATTATTTTTAATATCAGAAAATAGCAAAAGGTTTGACCGCGTAGCAAACAAGATTTATCATTATTTAAGACTACATAATAAAGAGTTATAATATGTCTAAACAGGAATTATTCAAACAATTGAGAACAGATATTGATGAAAATCCACCAAATCTAACAAATATTAGTAAATTATTAGAACAATTTGTTGACGGTTTAACTAAATTTTGTCCATCAAAAACAGAATTAAATAAGGAAATTAGAGAAAGATTTCCAAAACAAATAAAACCCGAACATACATTATTAATAATACAAAAATTGATATTTACTATAGAACAATTTCAATCTATAAATGATGACAAAATTACAAAGAAAATGCTTTCAGATGTATCAAATAACTTCAATAATGAATCAATAATTGTTTTTTTAAGCGAATTTTATGATCATACTGAAAAAGTTTATAAAGAACTTTGGGAATCTAGAAAAAGATTAGTAAATGGAGAAAATATTGTTTCACCAGAACATAGAAAGCAAGTTAAAGGAAAAAATGGTGTCCCTTTTGATATGAAAACTGGGATTTAAAGAAATATTATAAAAATGATTTAAAAATTATAATTATAATGTTATTTATAGTAAAAATAAATGATTCAAAATAATAACAATAATCATAATTATAAGTTTATTGATTTATTTGCAGGAACTGGAGCATTTTCATATGCATTGGAAAAAAATAACAAATTTGAATGTGTATTCGCCAATGATATGGTAAAATCTTCTAAACAAATATATGAACTTAATAATCCAACACATTCATTTACTCTTCAAGATTTGAATACAATTAATGTAGATAATATTCCTTCTCATAATATATTATGTGGCGGATTTCCTTGTCAACCATTTAGTATTGCTGGAAATAAGAAGGGATTTGAAGATAAAAGATCGAATGTATTCTGGAAAATAGTTGAAATATTAGAAAAACATAATCCAGAAATCATTATTTTGGAAAATGTAAAAAATCTAAAATCACATGATAAAGGCAATACTTATAAAACTATAGAGGAAAAATTAACAAACATCGGATATTTTATTAAAACTTCTATACTTGATACAAATAAAATTACTAATATTCCTCAGCATCGTGAAAGAATCTATATATTGGGATTTAAAAATAAAGAACTTCATGATAAATTCAATTTTGATTTTGATTACAAAGAACAAGGAAAAATATGCGATTTATTAGAAAAAGATGTAGACAATAAATATTATTATACAAATCGATTTAAAGTATTTAATGAAGTAAACAATAGCGTTACAAAAAATATAGAGGAAAATGTTCTATATCAATATAGACGGTATTACGTAAGGGAAAACAAAAGTAATTGTTGTCCAACATTGACTGCTAATATGGGTGGTGGGGGCCACAACGTACCAATTTTAAGAGATGAAAAAGGTGTTCGAAAATTAACTCCGCGTGAATGTTTCAATTTACAAGGTTTTCCACCAGATTATAAACTTCCAGAACTTTGTGATAGCGCCTTATACAAATTAGCTGGTAATGCTGTTTCAGTCCCAGTTGTAAGTTTAATTGTTAATAAATTAGAACAAATTATCTAATTCGGATATATGTCCATCAAATATTAAATTACAATGGTCTTCTAATTTAGGTTTAAATGTCTCATAAAAGCATCCTCTTGGTCTCCGTCCACTATCAGCAATATCTCCATAATTTTCTCCTTTAGAAAGGGGAATATTTCTAAAAATTTCATTTTTATTAGATAATTTTATTTCATATACTTTGAAATTTTTATTTTTAATATCTTGTCCATCTATAAAATATAATATATCCCACGCTTCTGTAGGTCCAAATGAGGAAGGCCCCTTTGACATAAAACCCTTTACTTCTATTTGTTTGAAAATATTATTTTTTTTTATAACTATATCTCCTTTTGGATTATCCCAGCACGGCATTATGCCGTATTTCTTGAAAATAGCAAATTTAGCAATATTTTCTGATATATTTGATGGAAAATTCGGGTTTCTTATTTTTTTGTGTAACAGCTCCTTATTCATATCATCATTAGATTGTAAATTAGCAATATAGTTATCTAGACATCTATTTAAAAGGTCAAATGTATAATTATCATCAAGTCTTTTTAATTGTTTACGCAAATGATATCCCCTACAAAATGCATGAATTTTGGGAAACATTTTTTCTACTTTAGAATACATAAAATCATTAATACAATCATTTTTATATTCTTTTTTCAATACCCATATTTTTGTATTTTTCATATATTATAAAATCTTCTTTGTAAAAATTTTTCAAAAATTCTATAGATTTTTCACTTAATTGTCCATCTATATGTTTTGTTGTGTTTTCTTTTGTAACAATTCCATTTATTTTATACTTTTCCAAAAAATATTGGATTTCAGTCTTAAAATTGTCCATTATAATTACAAATTTTGGATTATTTATCCAAAGACTTTGGGGAGAATATGTGTATTTATATTTTTCTATTTTATTTCCTATATAATGATCTGTGTTCAACATTTCAAGCATCAAATCATGATATTGACAATGATTTGGATCACTCCATATTTGTACCCATTTTTCAGGACTATTAATACCCTTTTTTTTTAAATTTTTTATATGAGGTAAACGACCACACACTTGAATCGCATAATAAACTGCCGATATAAATCTATCTATTGGATTTCTTATTACAACTAATTGATTGGTTAAATCTTTATCATATACATTAGTAGAATGGCCATTATATATCATATTGATTCCATTTTTTTCACAAATTTTTCTTATTGAATTACCACCATTTTTGGGTATATGAATAAAATTGACAAAAAAGGCTTGAACACAAGCCTTTTTGTCCATACTTATACAATAATTAAATTATAGATTTACAAAGTCCACATTATTAAATTTAGATGCAATATTCGAAAACCCTGAAAAAACACAACGATTCTTCCTTTTTGGTGGTAAATTACGCTTTGAGACTCCATATATTATTTTTGACTTAGTTAACACATAAAATTCACTAATCGCATCTAATACTTGTTTATTTGTAGTATTACTTAGTGAAGTATGTCCAATTTGTGCATTACTGATGATAATATTGCTATATTTTTTGTTAATTTTTAATTTATACTGATTATTATCACAAAAAAAAATTATGTTCTTGTGTGTATTCTCTTCTATAAGCTTATATAATCCTTGTTCTGAAAATCTTCTTTTATCTTTTTTTGCAAGAACAAATTTTTTATTTGTTTCCAAAAATTTATCACCAATTCTTAAATGTATAGAAATATAATCAGATACTAAAGAAGGTAATATATTTTTCACATTCATTTTAACAACATCATCAAAATAGAAAACTTCATTTAAACATATAGTACCATTATAACTGTCTTTGTAATAATAATCTTTAGGCGTTTTTATAGACACATTTGTTAGTTTAGAAATTTTATCTGAATCAATGTTCATAAAATCATATTTCAATTTTATGTATTTTTCAATTTCTAAATCGTTTATTTTGTGATAAAGTTTCACTTTAGAACTTGAATTCATACATTCTGTTAATATTATCATAAAGAACTTCAAATAATCACCAATTCCTCCATCACCCAATTTGAAATCATAAACTATTGTTTTCTCATAATTTTTAAAGTTGTTAATATAATCTTCCATAACAAAGCATATAAACTTATTTTTCTTTATATATTTAATATATTAGAGACAAGAATATGAAATTTAAAAGAAAAAATTCACAAAAATATAAATCCAATAGTCAAATAACAAATATATTAGATAAAATCTCAAAAACTAAGAATTTACCTCCAGATATACAAAGTATTATTAACAATTCGTGTTATAATGTATTAGATTCCAAATTGAAAAAAGAAATATGCGAATTATATCCCAGACTTAAGAAATTTCAAAAACAATACGCCTTTACAGAAGAAACACAATGGTGTGACGCAACCCGCTTAATAACTAAGTTGTATTTTAAATTACCCTTCAAGTATAAAAAACGATTTATTGTTTTCTTGGAAGAAGATTTGTATACAATTAACAAACCAAATATACTTGCTTTTAGATTTTTATTGAAGCATTTGCAAGATATAGTAAAATATATCGGAAACAGAGAACAATTAATACATAATGATGTATTCGAATTTTTAGTATGTTTTTATGGAGAACACGCTATTAAACCTCCAACAAAAGTTAATTTTCGATATATAATGTGCAGTGTTACTGAATATTTTTATATTAAAGAAATTAATACTTTAGAACAAGATTTAATCATCTAATCTTATGAAATAATATTTCAAATCATGTTTTAAATCCGATTTTCCATAATTTTGTGGTTCCATATCACCGTCTGTTTTTTGCTGCTCCCATTTACCAATATCTGTATCTCTCCATCTAAGTCCATTTTTGCCTTGAATATAAAATAAATCAGATATAGGTTTTTTTGATTCAACAATATTTTTAACTCTCTTATAACTTTGTTTATTATTTTTCTTCAAATTATATGCCTCTACAAAATAACGGTTTGAGTATTTTGATAAGTTGTTCTCAATATCGTCAACTAGCTTATTAACCCACTCCCACGGCATCCCATCCTCTGGAAGTGGTATTTTCTCTAATTTGAGTGATTTGTCTGCTTCTAATTTATTCCACAATTCAACTATCTGATTTTTGGTTAGATAATAAATCTCTTTTTTACCGGAAGTAGAACAAGTTTTCAAGTCATCCTTTATTATTTTGTGAATTTTATTTTCCGCTTTTGTTCCATCTTTATCTGCATCTGTTCTAAAAACCACAATATCTTTTACTTTCGGCGTAAATTCCGCTCTGGTTTCTTTGTCAAATTCTGTTTTTAATCTTTGTTCCCAGTTTCCGGACTTACCCGTTTTATATTTAATACAATTTCTTCGTCCTGTAACTGGACATTTCACATAACCTTCGTCTGGATTATTGTTAGGATACCCATATACAAAACCCATACTATATATATATAACTGTTTTTTTATTTCAACTTCATCCAATTTGGGTTTACTCAACCAAACTGAAATTCACACAATGAATTAATAATGTCATCTGGTAATAATAATTTTGCTATTTTATAATTAGCTAATTCTCTTTCTTTTAATTTTTTATTCTTTTTGGCAGAATTAATAGCGCATAATGTTCTAATAATATCAACATTTTGCTCATATATATTGATTTGTATATCTTTCCTATTAGATAGACTATTTACAAATTCTGCTTTAAAATCTTTTAAATATAATTCTGAATATTCGAGAAGTGTGACAATTTTTCCATAACGATCAACACTTATTTCGGTTAAATCAAATAATCCATTATAATACCATCTTTCAATATTTTTAGAGTCACAATTTAAAAACCTTCTAAAAGAATTGAATAATAATTCATATGGTAAACTATGGTCAACTTCTTTAAAAGGGCATATTATTAAATCATAATCATTTTGGAGTGAAACATTTTTGTTGTATTCATTTAAAGTATTTTCCTCAAAAATATCCAAAGATTCATCTTCATCTTCTGAAAATCTATATATTTCTTTGAATTTATGTACTAAGTTATACACATCCATGTTGTACTTTGGCAATGCGATCTCTTAAAATTGTATTGAAATGTTGTTGCCCCAATGATAATAGTTTATTACAATCATTTTTTTTATGTATAAAGAACTTTATTAGAACTTGTTAATTAAATCTGTTTTGTCTATTAAACATAATAATTTCCATTTTTGACTACTAATACAACCCATTACTAATAACAAATCTCTTCCTTTTTTTAAACCAGAATATTCTGGACATTGTGTTTTGATTGTAGATACAAAATAATCAAGCTTAAATTTGTGTGGCTCATATTCATTTATAAGAGACATTGCCAAAGTACAGCATGGATGTTCATAATGCCATGTTAAAAAAGAATTATAAAATTCAGAATGAAGTATGGTAATTATATTGTAATAAGTAATTTTTGAATGTTCTTTATATATATTATATGGGTTTACCATATAGCTATTAATAACCGTTAAAATATCATCTCCAACTTTTCTGGATAAACAATAAGACGAGTTTACTTTCATTAATAATCTCTTTATTTTTTGAATTTACTTTAAGACAATAATTTTAAAGTATAATATGGAATATTTAAATGACGATGTATGGAATGAAATCAAGAAATATAAATTTCATCGTCATTTATGGAACACAATAAATATTCAAAAGTTCAACAAAGTTATAAAACAATTACCTAAATGTGGAAGCAGTCCATCTGTATTTAATTATTCTAAAACACCATCAGTAATTGTGTCAACATCTAATATTACTGATAAATTTATAAAAATATATGAGTATATTACTTGGAAAACTCATAAAATTAGTCTTATAACATTTGTATGTATACCAAAATCAGAAGATACTGATACTTTCATATTAAATGCATTAAAGTCAATACATTATGATGTATATGTGATATAAGCCTACCATCCAGCATAAAGTATATTTTCTTGACTAATATTGGGATCCATTAGAAATTCAATAATACTTTGACGAGTTCCTATTAATTCTGCATTTTTTGCTTTTTCTAGCAAATCCAATTTATTACATTTGTTAACCAAGAATGTTGGATATGTTTTAAGACAATCCCATTCATAATTAAGTCTATAATGCTCTACTAATCTCCTTTTACTCATAATTTCATACTTATTTATTGGTACATTTTGGTGTACATATGTAAGACAGCATTTATCCCACCATTTTATAATTTTTTTCGCACACTCAATTTCCTTCTTATATTTTTCATTCAATTCTCTACAAGTATTTACGAATTTGTTAGGATTATAGATATATAAAATATTGATTATATCCCACGGAATAATGTTATTTTCCATTCCTTTATTTATGTTATAAACTGATTATTCTACATCATTTTTTATACTAAAGAATTTATTTTTAACAGTAAAAAAAGCCTTGTACTTATCATTATAAGGTACCTTTACTCAATAGAAATCCATTACATGTGTAAAAAGGACAGGGTTTTAAATTTCTTCACGTCATTTTTTTTTCTTATATACATTTATACAAAATGGGAGGAGGACTTATGCAATTAGTAGCTTATGGAGCGCAAGACATTTACCTTACCGGTAACCCTCAAATTACCTTTTTCAAGGTAGTTTACCGTCGCCACACCAATTTCTCGATGGAGGCGATTGAGCAAACCTTCAATGGTTCTGCTGACTTCGGAAAACGCGTTACATGCACCGTTTCGCGTAATGGTGATCTTATGCACCGTGTATACCTCCAAGTCACTATCCCTAAGACTAAGGGTACCGACTTGTCCGACACCCAAGGTGGACGCTGGCTCAATCACCTCGGCCACGTACTTATCAAGTACGCCGAGGTTGAAATTGGTGGTCAACGCATTGACAAACACTACGGTGACTGGATGCACATCTGGAACGAGCTTTCGCAAGAAGCTGGAAAGAAAGCTGGTTACGCCAATATGATTGGTAACGTACCATCTCTTACAGCTTGCTCGGGCACCCCCGGCGAGGATAAAACCGCCAACAAGCCAGAAATGGACTTATACATTCCTCTTGAATTCTGGTTTTGCCGCAACCCAGGACTTGCCCTTCCTCTTATTGCTCTTCAATATCACGAGGTCAAGATTAATCTTGAATTCCGGTCGTTCAGCGAATGCTCGTACAACTTGGTCCCCGCCCCCCTTGAGGCCGCATCGCTCTTCGTAGATTATATCTACCTTGATACCGATGAGCGCAGACGTTTCGCCCAAGTCTCGCACGAATACCTCATCGAGCAAGTCCAATTCACCGGTGACGAGTCGGTCTCGAGCGTCAGCAACAAGATCAAGCTTAACTTCAACCACCCATGTAAGGAACTTATCTGGGTTGTCCAAAAGGATTCCGTTCTTGATGCCAGCGGTGGTAAACAATGGTTCAATTACACTGATGCCGTTGACACTTCGTACAAGACCGGTACCCCCTCGGACCCATATGGTGGTGGTATGACTGGTGGTCGTTACGTAATCGCCTCGGCTGCCGCGGCCACGGACATGAACTTCCCAAGCTCGACCGGGACCGACCAAGACACCTACCTATCCTGGACCGACAAAGACAGTGGTTTCAACCCTGTCTTCTCGGCCAAACTCCAACTTAACGGTCACGATCGTTTCTCGGAGCGCATGGGCAGATACTTCAATCTTGTCCAACCTTACCAACATCACACCAATGTCCCAGCTACCGGTATTAACGTTTACTCGTTTGGCCTTAAACCAGAAGAGCATCAACCATCCGGTACCTGTAATATGTCGCGTATCGATAACGCCACCCTTCAACTCACCCTCACCGCCGCCACCGTTGAGTCTGATGATGCCAAGGTCCGTGTTTACGCTACCAATTACAACGTCCTCCGCATCATGAGCGGGATGGGTGGGCTTGCGTACTCGAATTAAGTGTTTTCGCTTATTCATTACATTCTTGTAGCAATGTTGTAGAAAAAATAACTTTTCAGATATTTTAAAATAATCTGACCAAATTTTCAGTCATCAAGAAAACAATTTCAGTCATTATGAAGGTTAGATTTATATTTGATCCAAGTCTATTGATTTATATGTAATAATACTATTTATTGTATTTTTGATATAATAAGTCAATGAAGAACCATTCATTGTGTTATAATTAAAATTGCCGATAAATACGTTATTACATTTTTTTGAATGGATAAAATCAGCTATAGCATTCAGCTCACTATGTTCGAAATGTTTTCTTGCAATAAAGTTGTTATAATTATTTTGATTTAAAAAGTCTATAACTGGATTTTTAGTTAAAGATTTTGTTAAGATTATTGTTGTATCACTTTTCTGAATGTGATCTTTTATTAATTGAATATATTTATTTGAAAGTTTTGCTTTGAAATTTTGTAGCAAAAGGTTTTTTCTTTTAGTCAAGATTTGTACTGACTCATCTTCTATAATTAAATGTATAACATTTACTTTGTTTGTAATATTTTGTTTTGATAAAATCGATGCAGATAAATCATAAAATTTTTTGTTATAAATCAGACAACTTAATATATCCTGAAATATATTTTCATTTTTGTTTGGAACACCTATAACGTATTTATAATTTTCGTTAGTATAATCAATGTTTTTATGTAATACTTCCGAATATTCATCAGTATAAATAAACCCATTTAAATTATAACTAATCCAAACTTTTTTAATAGTATTAAAACATGGATCCCCTTTAAGAGAATTAAATACTAATGTTTTATTAATAAATAATTTTTTATTTTCATAAAATTTTTCCTTAATTTCTTGTGTTATATCTATATTTTTTTCACTTGTTCCATATTCTACTTTCAATAATTCAAACTGAAAATTGTGTTTGTCTATCAAAGTTATATTATACTTTTTTAAATATACATTTATTTCTTGTAAATTGAATATACTTGAAATAGGAGTATAATAATCTTTATCATAATCACATAAAAAAGTATCCAATATTATTAAATTCGACTTTTTTTGCTGAATAACACTGCTGATTCCCTTTATCATTTTAAATAACTGATCCGAAAAATATATTTGCCTTTTAGCAAAAGTTATGAATTCCATTTAATTTAAAAAAGTTATTTTTTTATACTCATATAAACACATATTATTATAGTTATAATAACAAGTAAAAAACTTGTTCATGTTAAACAGGAGCTATGGTGTAATGGTCATCACTCTAGGTTTTGTCCTTTTTATAAAAAAAGTAGACCTATTCTAGCAATCTGGGTTCAATTCCCAGTAGCTCCTCTTTTTCGACCAAGTAGTTCAATCCGGTAGAATACCTGATAGCGGTAGTCCAGTAATGGTGCCTCCAGGTGGTTGCAGGTTCAAATCCTGTCTTGGTCATTAGCAACTATAAGTTGCTCTTTTATGTATAATTACTTTTCAGATGAATAATGCTTCTAATGCCACCAAGGCTGTAGACCCGTTCTGAAGTCTGTTTCTGTCCATGGAACGAATGTAACAATGCCATCAGAATCAGAAATATGTGCGAGAGCGAGTGATAATGGTGCGGGACCACGCACAACTTTTCCTGTCTGGTCGTACTGTGATCCGTGACACGGGCACATATACTTGTTTGCAGCTTTGTTCCAAGGAACTACACAGCCTAAGTGGGTACAAACGGCGTTTATTCCGTAATTGCGGATTTGTTTCCCGTTATTTCCATCATCTTCGTCAACGATTAAATATGTAGCATCTCCTTTAAGTCCTTGTACAAGCTGGCGATCGCCGACTACATGTGAATTCAGCCATCCTTCAAATGTGATTTTGTCACCGGCTTTAGTTAAAGCAGGTAAGCCTCCGGCTGTGCTATCGTTTGTTTTGGGAATAAAAAATAGAATGTAAGGTATTGCCAATCCACCTACGCTTGGTATAATACCGCCGACTAATAAAATCAAGTTCATAATATTTCGGCGTTCCATGTCTGGCACAAAATCCTTGGACACAAATTTTTGTGTGGCGAAGCGTTGCGGAAATTTGAGTGATGTTACATTCATCAATAGTGATAATACCACGGATATCTTTCTCATTAATATGTTTTATAATCATTTGTTTACATTCTATGACCATTTGGACAAGGCCCAACAATACAATGTAGCTGATAAAAATCCTATTGTTGTCGGTGCTGCTATTGGCTTTCTAAAAATTCTTAGCGTGATATATAGTCCGGTAGCATACACAAATTCTTGCCAAATTTCATTCATATTATGTTATAATATAGGTTCAAAGTTATATATTAAGAATAAAAATTTTCATAAATATGTTGATCATAGATTTTTAAGTGAGAATAATCATTTTTGTTGATTCTGAAAAGTTTTTTGGATTGATTCAAATGTTTCCAAATTTCGACTAATGGAAAGTCATTATTTAATACTAATTGGTTATAATCATTATCAAGATGTTCGAGACGTATTATATGGTCAATATCTGGTTTATTGTTTTTCAAAAATTCTAAAATATTGGTTTGTGTTAATACTGTTTCGGGGTCTTTGTATGAATAAAAAATGTAAAGAAATGTGAAATAACCAATATTCAGATTTTTGCCTTGAATATATTTCAAAATAAGTTTTTGTCTAAAGTTATTCTTCCAAGGTTTTTCCCATTTTTGAAGATTATTACATTTTACATAATCGTTAACAAAGTCATCAAAAGAATTATTTTCCATAGTTCCATAATTTTTGACTGAATCTTTGCTTCTAACCTTATAATTATACATTGAAATATAATAGCTTAATGGTTCTCTAATCGTAACAAATGTTTTTGAATTTTCAGGTATTTTTGCTTCTTTTAATATAATATGTCCTTGACTTTTAGCTAATTTTTTATCCATTGTATGTAAAACAGTTCTAGTTCCAGTTTTGGGAAACTGTGAATAATATGGTTTCATATTTTTATACTATATAAACAAATTTTTTTTAATAGTGTGGCGCATAACTAAGATCGTCTTCAGCTGTCCAAATTGTTTCTAAATATTTTTTATTATTTTCATCCATTTTAACTTTGTATAATACACAACCAAGCTGATTGTTTGTACTTAAATATACTGTATCATTAATATTGGCAAGTCTTAAACTTTCTTCAAAATCCCAATCCCAAACAACAAACTGTTTTGGTTTTCTTAAATATTCTTTTATCTTATTTTCTAAGTCTGGATTATAAAAAACAATTGATGCGTAGTTCATTTTTCAATATTATATTGAATAAGTATTATTAGTATATCATTTTTATTTGTTAAATCCAAAAGTGTTTGGTTTTAGTTTAGGGCGCTTACTACGACGAAGTTGCATCTTTTGCTTCAAAATTCTTTTTCGCTGAGTAGCATTTTCTTTCATAGAAGTTGAATTGTGAAGAAGGGATTTTAGTCGCTTGTTTTCTGTGTATAGTTTTTTATTTAATTCCCCCAGTCTTTCAATTTCTTTTACACACATTACTAAAGCATTAACTTCATGAGAAATACCTTCATCTTTCTTCTTTTTCATAGAACGAGTCTCCATATTCAATAACTAATATTATGAAGTAATACTTATACTTTTGCGTCTGAATATGTTAAAAAACAATATGTGAAGAATTATACCTAAACAGAGGTATAAGAAACATTAGTAAAACATGACTCTAGTGATGTAATGGTAACATTTTTGATTTCCACTTGGTTTATCAATAAGAAATTTTCAAAATCTCCGGGTTCGATTCCTGGCTGGAGTATTTTAAGCATTTGCAATATAATTTAAACTGTTTTTTTCAAAATCTATTTTGAAAGATTCCATAAAATTTATAAATTGTGTAAGTTCATCAAGTTCTAAAGAATTATATAAAGATATGCGACATCCTTTATCTGGATTAGATGGATGATGAGCTGTACCTATAAATCCATTAAGCTTTGCTTTATTTGTAAACAAAGATGATATATTTTGTGAATCTTTAACAGAAAAGGTAATGTTAGTTCTACTTCTATGTTGTTTTGGTATATTGTTAAAATAAAATCCATTGCTATTGTCAATATATTCATAAAATAGATTGCTTTTGACAATACTTAAATTATCATAATATTGAAGTCCTCCTCTTTCTATCATTCTTTTTACATTAAGTCCTGTCATATAAATAGACATAATTGACGGTGTTGGGCCAGTAAGATTTAAAGATGGCCTCCAATCCATAACAATTGGTATATTTTCATTAGTTCCACAATTTTGATTAGAAAGTAGTTCTTTATTCGCAATAATTAATGTAGAACCGCTTATTCCAAGATTTTTAGATAAAGAAGAGAATATAACTCCATATTTTTTGATATCTACAAATTTACTACCAAGTATAGAACACATATCGCACACCAAAAAATGATTAATGGGATTAAAATTAAGTCCATTTCTAAATTCAAACCCAATAGTAGTTTCATTTTCACAATAATATGTGAAATCATATTCGCAACTATCTACTAAATCTGATTCTTTGTTAACTACTACAACTTTACAAAATTTAGAGATTTCAAGTGATGCTTTTTGACTCCAAAATCCAGTTACAAGAACTTGTATTTTAGAACGTTGACTACATAAATTACAACATATTGCTGAAAATTGATGTGTACCACCACCATTCATAAAAAAACAGTCGTGAGATTCAGGTATTTGTAAAAATTCAATACTATTTGCAATAGTTTCTTTATACAAATCTTTCCATGCTTCAGTATGATGTGATAACTCACATATACTAATTCCAGTTTGGTTATAATTAATAATATCTTTACTTGCAGTTTCTAATATTTTTTTGTTTAACTGACATGGACCAGCACTGAAATTGATGATATTCATAAATTTGAGTAATATTTTTTGTTTAAGTCTTTTTTATTAAATTAATAAAATTTAGAACATATTCATACGAGTAGAACGAATAGAACATGTTCTTCCAATTTGATTTTTAAGCATATTAATGCCATTTTTTATAATATGTATATCGTTTTCAATATTATCAATATTTAGGTAATTAATAGAAAAAGTATGTGGTGAGCCTGGTATATATAGACTTATGGAATAATGAGTTACTACGAAGTCGTCATCTCCTTGAGAAAATGTTTCATTAATCATATTTCTGTAATCGTCAAAATTGCGAACAACAAGTATTGGCATGTAAATATCTTCTCCAGTAATTGGCACAAATCCGTCAAATTGTCCTCCATCCATGGATACTTTTCCTTGAGCAATAAATTTTAAGAAAAGTTTGGCAACAGCTGTCCTTCCTTCTAATATTCTTTCTTTAAAGTTGACTTCTATGTGTTGATTATTTGTAATTTTAATACCATCTCCTTGTGGACCTTGGACCCCGGTTCTCCATTTAAGTCGAATATACATATCTGGATTATTAGCTTGAAATTTATTAAAAAAACTTTTTAACCATTTTTCCAAAAAATTATATTTTTCCTCTATAGTTGCACACATAAATTTGGGATGATTTGTATGAGTAGAAATATTATCAATTTTATCTTGTTGTTGTTGTATAAAATTTGGACTTTGATAAACATGTCTATCAATTTTTTCAAGTTGGTCTTTTGTATAAGGAGTTAAGGTTTTGATATTTAAGGGTTCCATATGACTCCTTGTTGTCTTAGCACTCTTTTTGCGTGTTCCCCCATTTTTTAATATATTACGATTTTTTCGTGTAATGCGAAATACCATATTATATAGTAAATATAATTTAAGCATTTCTCAATACCTAATGAATATTTACTATGTCAAAGATAATGCAAGAGTATAAACAATTTGATTCCTACGAATCAGATTTAGATACTTTATGTTCTTTTTTAGAAAGCCTATGTTCTTCAACGTTCGAGAATGTTGAAGAACACAAATTATTGGAGTTTATTCCTATAATATTCAAAGTATATGCATCAAAACAAAAGAGAAATTATTACAAATATGCAGATAGCGTAATAACAAAAATCATAAATTTTGTAAATCCATGGGCAACACCAAATATAGCAAATATTTTGTGTGGCTTTATAGAGAATTATGAAAGAGCTCAAAAAGAATATGCTTATTTAGCCTTGAAAACTCTTGTTATAAAAAATCCAGTACAAATCAAAATAAGTATGCCAAAATTGATTCCAATAATTTCATATGATATTAATGATAGTGGAATAAATGTTAGAAAATATGCTTCAGAAGTTTTGGAATTATTTTTAGGTTGTAGTGGAAATGATGATTTAAAACAATTTATTCCAGTTGTTTTAAGAGGATTAAAACAACCAGACCAAATATATTCTTGTGTTGAAGAATTAGCCAGTTGTGTATTTGTACAAAATGTAGAATCTCCGGCATTAGCAATAACTGTTCCAATTCTTTTAAGAGGATTAAGGGATAAAAATACAGCTACAAAACGATTGTCTTGTGTTATTGTCGATAATATGTGTCAATTAATTGAACATCCTAAAGAAATTTTACCTTTTTATGGAGTATTGAAGAAAAATTTAGAATTATTGACTGAAACAATTAGTGATCCAGAAGCGCGAAAAGTTAGTGCAAGAGCATTAAATACATTGAAAGGTTCTTGTTCTGGTTCTGAAAATATTAGTTTTATGAAAACAAGTGAAGATTTTTCGAAACTTATACCTGCAAATCCAGAAAACATTCAATATTTGTGTATTTTGATTACAAATTTATGTAATAGTGGGTATCTTGAAGAATCTGTTTGGAAGGATATATTTAATAATTATGGTCCAGAAGCAAATTCATCACTTGAGTCTACTCTAAAATACGCAAAAGATTTATTTGTTGTTAAGGGTGATGATTTTGAAGATACAGAAGAGGGGAAAGATTTATATCGTGGGGAATTTTCCCTTGCATATGGTGCTTTGACTCTTCTTAATAATACAAAACTTCATCTAAAACAAAATAGATTCTATGGATTGTTAGGTCCTAATAATTGTGGTAAAACAACACTTATGCGAGCAATTGCAAATGAACAAGTGGAAGGTTTTCCAAAAAAGGACCAATTAAGAACAATTTTTGTTGAACATGAAATTCAAGAAATGGAGGTTGGCGAAGACGATAAAGGTTTTCCGATTTTGAATATTGATTTATGTGGTACTGATTGGGTAGTCCATTGTTGTAACGTAATGTATAATATGAATCCTCCTGTTACACGAGAACAAGTTGAAAAAGTTATGCTAGATATTGGTTTTGGTAATGCAAAGAAAGATATTGGAAAAGACAGAGCTGCGGATATGGAAATGGGGGTAACCACTTATTCTGGTGGATGGAAAATGAAAATGCAACTTTGTGCGGCAACACTTATGAATGCTGATATTCTTATGCTTGACGAACCAACTGGCCATTTAGATGTAACCAATATTGCGTGGATAAAGAATTGGTTAAGTGAATTCAAAAATAATGGGGGTTCTATTATAACAACATCTCACGATACATCTTTTCTCAATGAAATGTGCACTCATTTGATTGATTTTCAAAATCGTAAATTGAGAATGTTTACTGGTGAAAAAGGTTCAGTTTTGAAAGATTTTGTTGAAAAGTATCCGGAAAAGAAGGGGTATTTCGAATTAAAGAGCGATGTTGTTAAGTTCAAGTTTCCGGAGCCAGGACCTCTTGAAAATGTAAAAAGTATGTCAAAAATTCTATTGAAAATGGATAAGGTAACATTTCAATACCCGACGCGAGATACGCCAACGGTATATGATATTGCTATTGAATGTTCAAGAATTTCACGTGTAGGTGTTATTGGTGCCAATGGTGCGGGAAAATCTACTGCGATTAAGTTACTAATTGGTGAATTAAAATCAACTCAAGGAATTATTACAAAACAACCCGGCCTTCGTATTGCATATATTGCGCAGCATGCCTTTCATCATCTTGAAAAACATATTCATAAGACTCCATCTCAATATATTATGTGGCGTTTTGCTGGAAATGAAGACCAAGAAGGTATTGAAATGATAAATAAGGAACCATCCGATGAAGTAGAGGAAAAGATATTAAAATGTTTTGTAGATAAAGAGGGAGAATTACGTCCATGTGAAACTCCAGAAGAAGAAAAAAAGGCGCTTGAACCAGAAGCAATTATAAGTAGAAAAGAAAACAAAAAACAAAAAACACGAGAATATGAAGTTAAATGGAAAAACAAGCCTATTGAAAATACAATGTGGGTTAGACGAGAGTTACTTTTACGAATGGGTGCGAAAAAATTAGTACAGCGTCATGATGAAAAGGAAGCTGTTGCGGCGGGTCTTGCATCCAAAACATTAACTGCAAAAGATGTTGAAGAACATCTTGAAAATTTCGGAGTTGATAAAGAACAAGCATCACATACTCTAATCAAATCTCTTTCAGGTGGTGTTAAGGTTAAAGTTGTTCTTGCAGCATCTATGTGGCAAAACCCGCATATAATAATTATGGACGAGCCTACAAATTATCTTGACAGAGATGGTTTAGGTGCTTTAACAAAAGCTATTGATGATTTTAAAGGTGGGGTAATAATTATTTCACATAACAAAGAATTTACCAATGCGGTCACACAAGAAAAGTGGATTATGGAAAAAGGGCGTTTACGGAGAGAGGGAGAATCCATTTCAAAATTTGAAGACAATACAACAAAAAAAGATTCTGAAGAAGATGATATTGTATATGATGCATATGGTAATGAAATAAAGGTTGAAAGGACAAAAACTTTGACCGATAAAGAACGTAAGAAGATGATTAAACAATTAAAGAAAAAGATTAAAGAAGGAAGAAAAAAGAAAAACTTAACTGAATATGAAATTAATGAACTTGAAGAAAAAATGGAAGAATTAGAGGCAGAAGCTTCTTAAATTAACATTGTAAGACATTATACTAGTACCTTCATAACCTAATAGTCTTGCCTCTTTTATAACAAAATTACTTGTATGAGGTAAAATTATTGTGTTTCCATCATGTAATACTTTTAAACCCCTTTGTAAAAAAATACTAAACAAGATTTGTAATGGATTTCCAGTATCAATTTTTTTTATAATATTTGTCATTTTGTTAGTTGAATAAACATAATTATTGCTACAAAATGTTACAATATCTTCTTCATTTAAATAATCATCTTTATCTATTAAAGTTAATGCTACATACACTCTTGTGTTTTTAGTTAAAACTTTCTTATCAAAATAATGTGAATCAGAAGAGTCTTCATCATCTGTACTCGATTCTGAAAATGAAATCCCAGACACGTAATCGTTATATATAGTTGTATTATCTATATTTTTTAGTTCGTTTATTTTTTTTATAAAGATTAGCTCTTCTAAATCAGATTCATTTAACATTTTTGTAATTAATAATAATTCTATAAGTAATGTCTTATTGTAAATACAATTTTCGAGGTACAAATGTGAATAATGCAACACAATCTTGTAAGAAAACCAATAAACAATCTGAAAATTCTGAAAATTGTGAATTAAGTTCTAAATCCGGAAGATGTAATTTAACTGCTAAAATAAAAAAAGAATTTAATAGCCTGAAATATCATGCGAGAAGGCCGGGTGGAACTAATTCATTAAAAGGCTTTTCGGGCGCTACTGCAATGCAACAGCACTACAGCCAGCCCATAGCAACCACTGCCGCAAAACCAGCAGCAAAACCCGTAGTACCTGTTAAAAAGGTTTTAAAACAAAAAAAGGCATTCAAAAGTTCAAGTAGTAGTTCTAATAATAAATCAAATCTTGTTAATGCAGTACCTATAAATTTTAGAGATATGAAACAAATGTCAGCAGATGATAAACTTGTTTTAGATGATTGGAACAATTTTTTAAAATCTGTTCAAAATTTTAATAGTCGTTCAGGAGTTAATAAATTACAAATTTTACGTGGAGAGACTAAGAATGAAAATGTTTTGGATTATTCAGCAAAAGAATACGCGTCCCCTCCATCAAAAAGAGAAAAGAAACCACGAAAATATCCAAATGCAAAAAGTATTTTAACATTAGATAAATATCTAAACGATGTAGATGACTTCAAAAAAAAGCAGTTTATTAGATTAAAAACATGTCATTCAACTTGTTCTAATAAGGGTTATTTTTGTAAAGAAGAAATTGATTTTATGTTAAAAACTGATAACTTAAAATGTCCGTTTTGTAACAGCGATTTTAAATTAAGTTCACGTAAAACTGAACCTCCTTTTGGAACAATGGAAATTTATGAGTATAACAAAGATTGGTATAGTATACAATTTCATTTACTTCCAAGCAAGGATGATAAGAAGGCAAAAAGTGAATATCGTAACGCATATTATCCAAAATGTGATGAAGGAATTTTATGCTTATGGTTATTGAAAAAAGCTTGGGAAAAAGGTAAATTATTTAAAATGGGAATTTCTGCAATGTATCAAACATATGGTATTGTATTTGCGGGTGTTCATATGAGAACAAGTACAACCGGTGGAATAGAAAATCATGGATATAGCAAAAATCCTATGGACGATATAACAAAAGTATTAATGAATTTGATTTCTGAATGTAATGCTATAGATATATTTAGTCCAGATCAGATAATAAGTTTTAATCAAACTAAACAAATTGCAAAATTAGCTCCAGCAGCTTTAGAAAAAATGGAAAAGGCTAAGAAGTTAGTTGGAAGAACTATTTTAAAACAACAAACCTCTTTGTCATTATTGAGACAAAAACATAAGAAACATTTGATTGATTTACCAATTAACAGTCATAGATTAGTATATGCATATCCGCAAGCCCTTTTAATGCGTGTTATTTTTAGACCTAAAGAAACATTTAGTCGGTTAGCAAGACAATTATTAAAACATAGAGAAACTGTATTACCTCTTGAACCAAACCAAGATAGACGCACTTTTAGAATTCAATTACAAAAGGATATAACAGCTCTTGATCCACAGTTATATGGAAAAAAGCTATATCCAGAATATATAGTTAATTTAACAAAAGTTATTAATACATTTCCTAAACCAAACAAACCTTTTTATGTTTATAGAGGGGTGCAATTGCCAACCCATTCAAACGGTGAATTAGTCGTTCAACCAATGCCATTTTCAGCATCTTTAAATCAATGGCTTGCAATTAGTTTTGCAGAATTAACATTGAATGCTAATTGCTGTTTATATAGACTTAAAGTAACTCCACAAATGAACTGTGTTATTCTTGGAGATACTCCATTTCAATCTACAGATATAATAAAAGATGTTAATCTTGATAAATTTGATTATAAATTATGGAATACTGATAAAAAAGCAACAGATTTAAGCAAATATAATCAATTTGAAGTATTATTTCCTCCTGGAGTATTAAAAGTCACAAATGTTAAAAAAAATATGTATAAACCAAATAGTAATTTACAAGATAAATATAAAAACGCTAATAATGTAGATACACTTAAAAATTATAAATTTCCAAAAGATGGTATAACATTAGTAGATGTAGAATATTATCCTTTAAATGTTAGCGCAATAACACCAGAAGACTTATTACTTAAATGGTTATAACTATAGTTCTAAATTTAGTTGTAAAAATATAGCTTATAATAATAGAATGATTAATCGTTTTTATCTAAAAGGTGCCGGTAAAAAAAGTAGGCGCAAAAGCAAGAAAAAATCTGATATTACTCCAGAGGAGACAGTCCTAGAGATGACGCATACCCTCCCAGACGGTAGAGTCATCGAACTAGGCGAGGAGCGCTTACAAGAGCATACTTATAAAGAAGGTAAAAATTTCATAGATGATAAAGAAATGAAACGTCGTTTGGAAGCAATATTGCCGACCATATCAAGAAAATTAGAAATATTAAAAAAACGACTTAAATACTTGAAAATTTATCAAAAAAAATTAAAAGAATATAAAAAAGGATTAAAATTTTTAACTCCAAAGTCAGCTGTGAAAGAAACGCTCGCAGAAGTCATGGACAAATCAATTACAGCGCAGATCAATAATGGGATAGATGCGGGATCTACTAAATCGGCTATGGCAATTCAACTGCAAAATAACCCACATCAAGCGGAGTTGTTCCAAGAAATTGTACAAATTGCCAGGGATTCTGAGAATGCTGATGAAGATGAGTTAAATACAATGTTGGCTAATGCAAAAGATCAATATCTAGAAGGTTTAGAAAAAGGCAAAGCAGTACTCAAAGAACTGGCCAGAATAAATGATATTCTAAAAGCAAAAGAATCTGAAAGCATAGAAGATAGTATTGATAAGTTAACATTCACTGAACACGAACGTGATTTTTGGAATAAAAGTCATATGAAGGAGTTCAGAGAACAACGGGCAAGGGCAAAGACATATGCCAATTCGTGGGAAAATACAAAATTTGATAGCAGGATACATCGTGATGAATTTCCATCCCCATCCAGTAGTAGTGAAGATGAAGATGAAGAAGATGAATCTAAAGGTTGGGAAGAATCTAAGAATGATTCAACTGGTGGGGGTCCCTATGCTTTATCTTATTATCTAAAAGGTGCGGGTAAAAAAAATAGGCGTAAAACCCATAAGCCAACCACTATGTCTAAAGAATTTGAACATTCTTTATTAGTTAGAATTGTGAATTTTTCGACCAGTAAAGAAATTATTTCTTTTACCCTTCAATTCAACAACGATGATGAATTTTCAGACAATCAACTCAAAAATATCTTAAAAAAGGGTAAGTTTAGTGAAGCAGAAACTCAAGAACTTTTAAATGCTCTTAACTATCTTAAAGAAGCTGTTAATTTAAATGCTCTTAACTATCTTAAAGAAGCTGTTAAAGATATTGATTCAAAAACTCAAATAGAATATATACAAATCCTCTATAGTCCAATTAATATAGCAAGAATTACAAAAATCAAACAAAACATATCTTATATTGAGCCATTTGTGCCTAAAAACAACATAAAAGTATTTGAGGATAGAGTTATGTTAGAATACATTAAGATATTTAAGGCCATCAGCGTCGCGCATCTGGACGACGTGATCCGCGATACATTAAAAATAATCCCGGACTGGAGTAAAAGACCAAAAAATATATCAGAATTTGGACAGTTTTTAAAATCAAGAAATCAGTTTAAAGAGTTCGTGGCGTCTATATCAGAAAATGCTCTAAATACACTGAATATTGAAAAGCTAATGCAACCATTCAAAGATACACTCAACTTTCCCACATCTTTACCAAAAAATATTGAAGAATCTGTTTTAGATTTACATGAAAGATTAAAAAACATTAGTGATTTCGACGAAATAAATGCTATTGAATTAGAATGGAAGTCAAAATTTAGAGAGCATTTAAAGCTAAAACAAGAAACTGATTCAAACTTAAATACTCTTATTGAGCATAAAGATGAATTAAGAGGCCAATTAGTTACTGTAACAACACACAATGGCGAAGATCTCTATTCACTAAGAATGAGAGAATATAATAAGAATAATCCGGAAATGGAATCAAAAGCGAAAATAGATATAGATGAAATTAATTCTCAAACAGAAAAAATTAATTCTCAAACAGACAAAATTGATTCTCAAACAGAAAAAATTATTTCTCAAACGAAGAAGGAGAGGCTAAAACAGAAAGAATTGCTAGCAAAACAAGCAATATTAATAAAAGAAGCTGTAACACTTTTGGGAAATAAATTACCACCTTCATTAAGAAATGAGAACGCTGGTAAGAATTATAGAAACATTTTAAACGCCACTCTTAGAAAACCTGATGGACAAGATTTTGAATTAGACATAACAACTCAAATTGATTCAGAAAACAAACAACTTAAAAGTTATGCAGTAACATGGGCAAAAGATGAAGAAACACTACAACAATTAGTAAATCTACTTGAAGATTTTAATTATGTTACTAATAATAAACCCATATATAATGATTTCGGAGAACAAACTTTAGAAACATTGTATAGGGTATATGATGTAATAGACAGTCCTGAAAAATATAGTAAACGACAAATCAATAATATTTATGAAGATGTTACAAATATTAGAAATGCTTTGTGGCCAAATGATATTGAATTATGGCAAACCTATGATAATATTAAGAAAATTTATAATTCTTTTCGAAATTATTTAGTAAGAAACGGTTGGAGTCTTAAGCCAAGCTTATTCGGTGACACGATTTTAGCAACTACACCACCAAATTTCCAGCTTTATGGGTCAACTGAAGGAGAACCTTTCAGTAACACAGAATATAAACTATTGATGGAATTAGTATATAGGTTTAGTATATTATTACCAGAAAATGAAATTTTGATTAATGAAAGAAGGCTCGAGATGCAAAAACATATACAGATGCAAAATACTACTTTGTCAGAAAATGAATTAGACAAAATGGTAAAAGAGACAAATTATATGACAAGCATTCTCAAAGGAATACTTGAATTACCAAGTGATAAAAATAAGTGGGCACCATCAAAAATACAAAAGTGGAGAATATTAGATATACATAAAAGGTTGTCTATAGATTTAGAAAAATTATTAGAAGAAGAAAAAAAGAGAGTAGTTGAAAAGATTAAACTACAATTTGGAGAAGGACAAGAATGGGTAAAAGCAGTAGAAATATCTGCTGAAGATATGGATAATTTTCTAAAAATAGACCAGTTCAAAGAAAAGGAGGATGAGAAAATTAAATCAATTATTTCGCCAATTATTGATGAACTTTTAAAAGAAACAACTACAAATAGTGATTATCTAAACGAAATTATAGATGAAGCAACAACTGAAGAAATACAACAAGGGGATTATTATGATAGTGAAGATGAATACGAAGTAGAACCATTATGGAAGTTGAGGAATTTTATATGGGATAGTGATGAATCTAGTGATGGTGAAGATATTGAAAGGTTTTTTAGTGTAAAAAATGAAGGTTATGAAGAATTTAAGAATGAAGATACAAGTCAAAAGGTGGAAGCATTAGAGTTTTAGTAAAGATGAAATACTAAAAGCAATGAAACCCGAATTGACTTTAAAAAAAATTCTTCTTAATTAACCAGAAGTCCATAAAGGAGTATATTTATGATTAATAACATCTTCCTCTGGATTTATAAGTTTTAATTGATAAAAATGTATATTCCTCAATTCTATGTTTGCATTTATTAAATCATGTACAGGACGTATTAATTTTTCAAAATCAGAAATATTTGAAATAAGTTGATTGCAAGTAAAATAACTCCCACTATTATCTAAAATATAAGTTTTTTCAGTATTTCCGGCTTTTAATGTAATTTGATTTCCATAAAAAGCTGGTTCATTCAAATTCTCTGTAGTTAAAATATTTACGGGACTAATATCTCCATCCCAATGGTAAAACCCTTTTTCTTGAATAGTTATGCTACTTGAATCACCAGAACCACTTGAATCAACAGAAAAACCTCCAGAACCACTTGAATCAATTTGTAACATCCATCCAAGTTTATCAAAAAAGTTTGATAAAGACATTTATTATAAATAGATAAAATTATAAGACATTTTTGATATGTTTTGATATACTGATTATTTGTTCTTCAAACCATTTATGATTTGAATCTATAATATTAATTATTCTATCTTTATCATTATATAATTCCTTAGTCAATAAAATTACTTTATCCCAATTATCAGCTACTATTAAATGGGGCATTTTGTTATTAAAATTGAATGTAACATTAATTTCTTCTATTGGAGCACAAAGAACAGGTATTGCTCCTGCAATAATACATTCATATAAACGAGAGCAATCGAGACCAATATTACCTCTACCAATTGGTACAAATAATGTATCTTTATAAATTTCAAACATTTTATTCGGTTTTATTTTTTGGTTTTCTGGCTGTCCCCAGTTTGTTCTTCCAGTATGAACAAAATTATTTTTAAAATTTTCAGAAAATTTATTTAACATATTGTTTCTATCACTTTTAAGTTGTCCTACAAACGAAAAATCATATTTTTTACTAACCAAACTGATTTGATGTTTACTATCAATATAAGATTTATCGGATAAATAGCTAGATACATAAGCTAATGGTATCTGAAAATTAGTTATTTTATAATCTATATTTCCGAAATTATATTGATGAAATAAAAGTTTAATATTATATTTAGCATATAAATCATAATATTTGATATCTTTCCCCCATTCGTCACTTAAATGAAAAATGGTTATTGGTTCTAAAATTTTAATCATATTTTCGAGAAATTTCAAACTAATAGATTTATTAGTAATGATTATATTATGTTCATTGTTATTATGGATTTTAGTCTTATCGTCGAACAATATTAGATTTATTTCCATATATGGATACAAATCTTTGTTAAAAATATCGTTTTTAAAAAAATCAAATTCCCACATAGACGTTTTAGTGTAAAAAACATTCATATTGTATATACGAAGACCAAAGCTTATTAACTATTAAAAGGGTGATTATTCTTGAATAGTTAAATTTAATGCCCATAATAACATAGTTAGTTTGCTACGAGCCTCGTCTGGTGTTGAACGTTTTAATATTCCATTGTACAAATTTATGAGTAGATGAATAAAGTATAATCTACGTTCTTCATTTGATGATAAACTATTTATTTCTAATCTTGCTTTTGTAGTAAGTGGTTTTAGATAAACAATTTGATTGGATGGTGGTTCTATCCAAGTAGCATAAATAATTTCAACCATATTGCGCCATTCAGTTTCAATATTAATACCAGATGAAGAAGGATGTTGTCCAAGAATAGCTTTAGTTAAAAATTCAACATGAATACTATTATTCGGGTCAATTCTGTCTACTAAAAAATTTTCAAGTATTGCAGATGAAGAATTGCCTTTTGGTACATATGGTGCGTTAGGATCTCGAAACTCCTTCTTTTTAATACCTTCTTTTGCTCTTTTTTTCATAAAATCTTTTACAGAGTCAATAGTTAGTAAATTTTTTTGAATACCCCATACAGACATATCTATTGGGGCAATATTAGTAAAATCATTATTTGAAACCTTTAAAAACACAGCATATTCGTGATTAACATGATTTGCGAACATAGTCCATATTGTTTCGGTTTCAAAACAGAGTGATTTCCCATCTTTATAAGGTAGTTGTAAAATATTATTTGGAGAAATGCTATCATCTTTGAAATGTGAAAATGTAATTGGATCTTCTTCATTAGAACAATTTAAATCAGACAATAACTTAGTTTGCTTTTTAGGAAGTTTTTTTGTTTTCTTTAATTTTTTAACAATACATCTTCTTGTTTTTTTATTGATTTCGCATTTATCCGAGTTTAAATTAGGATCATTTGTTTTTTTACAAGTAATACGAGCACCAACTTTATACTCACAATAATTAGACATATATTATACAAACATTTTAGAATAGTTTTTCAGTTTCTGGTTGAGATGGTACAATTGATGTTACTTCTTTTTCCTCCTCTTCAGGCCCGTGTACTGGTACTCTCTTTGGGAGCGCTTCAAATTGTTCTAACCTACTTTGTTGTTTTTTTAATAATTCATCAGCTTTATCTAAATCAACTTTAATTACTGATAAAGGAATACCATTTGGGAACATTTTCTCCAAATCCTTAAGAGTTTCTGGTTTTGGTGTTGAATTTTCAGCTGTTTGTGGTGTTTTAGGTTTTTTTTCAAAAAGTTTGTCAAAAAAACCACCTCCGGTGGATTTAATTGTCAAGCGTTTTTTCCGGAATGTTCTATTTTTCCTTGATTTCGATTGTTTTGTCTTCTTGGGCATATTAATATTATGTAATAAATTCTTTGAAAATTATGCAGAATCAGTTATAATAAATACAGGTGTGTCATTTATACATTTGGTAAATTATCAATTGATGTTGAACCTGAATTATCCAGTGTTTCAGTTTCCTCTTCTTCAGAATCCTTTTTTGGAAGCTCAAATTTAGGAGTTGTTTCTAAATCCTCTTCAGAATCACCAACAACACCTTTTCTAAAGGCATCAATTTTTTCAAATAAAGTTGGTTGAATACCGACAAGAATTAGAATAAAAACAATTAATCCATTACGTCCACCACATTTGGCATTAACAAACATAAATGTAAAAACAATAAGTGCTATTTGTGCAAATATTTCTAAAAATAATGCAACGTTGTCTTTTTCTTCGTCAAATTTTGGCATAATTGATTCTAAAATTGTACCGCATACAAGTCCTGCAAGCATATAATATGCTATGTCTGGTAAAGCTCGACTCATGTATGTTTCTACGTTTTTTTGGTAAACTTGTTCCATTACACATAGAAAACAAAAAAATTACTTTAAAGTTGTATTATAATAAAAATGATATAATGAGTAATTATATTATGTATAAGTAAGAATGTCCGGCCAACGTCATTTAACAACTCTAGTTGATGAATCTCGACCGATATTAATAAAAATGCTCGAAAAAAGGGGGTTTGATGTATCGAAATTAAAAACATTTTCACCAAATACAACAATTGACAATTTAGATAGTATGTCTATTAAAACATGTGGTGTTGAAGATAATAATCAAATAGTTCAAGTACATTATGAAATAGTTTCATCAAGAACAAATCATAAAAAACTGACAAAAATAATCGATGATATTGTAAACAAATTAAATGAAACTGATAGAAGGAAAGATTTAACACTAATATTTATTGTAAGAGATTGTATGACACCAAGTGTAAAAGAAGCTGTACGTAGCCTACAGAACAAATATAATATTTTCATTCAAATTTTCCCAATTAGAAGTCTGACATATGACGTAACAAAACATTCGGTTGTACCAGAACATATTCGTATTCCAATTAAGAACTTTGAAGCTTTTGGTGTGCCTGATTTTCTTGATTCATTACATATTCAATCTTTAGAAAAGCTACCAATTATACTTGATAATGATCCTCAGGCAATGTTTATTGGATTAAGACCGGGTGAGTTATGTAAAATTGTAAGACCAAGTCTGAGCGCGGGGGTGCATATTGCGTATAGATATTGCTTATCTGCAAAATAAATCACTTCATCCAAACATAAGCACATCCTCCTAGTGCTAAAGCATTAGCAATTCCAAGAAGTATAGTATAATGGCGTTCGCGATTATACAATGTTTTTTCAACTTCTATTGAGTTTTTATACGTATCAAAATTTTTTCTACGTTGACGTATTTTTTGATTAAGTTGAATAACTCTATTTTTATCTTCTATCCAATCTCTATCAACATTTTCAGCTTTTTTAGCATTATCCAGTTGCTGTTTGTGTCTGTTAAAAAAACCGGTTCTGATTTCTTTGGTTTTATGATCATAATCATCCCGCTTGATACCTTCCATTATAATGTATATAAATATTATAAAAATCAAAAAAATGAATCGATCCATATCAGACCAGTCATCATCAGATAATAATAGAATTGAAGAACCTTGGACACGTAAAGGTGAAGCACTAATTTTAGAATGGTGTAAGGATATAGAAATACAAAAAGATTTACACGATCAGGCAGGATATTATTACAAAGTAAAGAGAAAACAATGGGGACTTCCAGCAATAATACTTCCAGCAGTAATGGCTCCAATTTCAGCGGTATTTTCGGATACAAATTGGATAAAATATGTAAATATGGGTGCATTTATAATTGTAGCTATATTTGGCGGAATTGATTCTTTTTTTAGTTTTGCAACAAGAAAAGAACGCCATTTTAATCATTCTGCTCGCTATGGAGAATTACAAACATCAATTGAAGCAGAATTGTTCAAAAATAAAAGATTTAGAATTCAAACAGATGTATTTTGTACACAAACCCGAATGACTTATGATATGTTAAATACTACCGCCCCGTGTTTACCACAATGGATACACGATAAACAAAAAAAAGAGTCTGATACTAATAATTCAGAATCAAAAGAACAAGTATGATAATTACATTGCTGGGATAATAGGAGATGCATAATCATATTTCTCAAATTCTAAGTTAGAAGTATTTGTTAATAAGTCATTATTCAGTTCAACACTATGAGGTGTATTGATTTCTGTTGTTTTGGGTATTGTAAATACATCATCGTCCATTATTTCATCATAATCTGGTTCATCATCATTATTATTATAATTATCATCTGGCATATTGTCAAGATCTGATAAATCTTCATCAGCTTCTTGTTCCTCAATATTATTATCATCGATAATATCATTTTTTGATACTTTCCATTCTAAACAACTATTCTCATCAATATCTTTTGTACTCAATATATCCGGATATTCATTATTAGAATCTTTCTCCAAAGTATGGATTAATATAGCACCATTATAAACTTTGAATTTTCCATCAGGACAATTTAACTCCCACTCAGAATTTAAATGATTCTTGTTTAAAGGCTGTAAATAACAAATAATCCATTTGTGAACGTTTTTGTCCTTGTAAGGTCCTTTTAATGTTACTGATTGAATCTTACCTTTGTTATTATTCTTTTTATGAATAAATTTAACAACATCCTCTTTATTTGAAATTTTTGAATTATTCTTCATCCGATTAATAGACATTACTGAAATATCATCTTTTGAAATAATACACCACTTCATTTTAAGCTCTTTGAATAATTATTATAATTAACTCCTTATCATTTTTTTGAAATTAAATTTATAAAAGGAAATTGGAGAAATAATTAGATAGATTTGTAAAAATGCCATCCAACCCTTTCACAAATTTTTTTCCATATCATATCTTGACTTGCTAGTTTTTCTCTGCTTTTTAGTAGAGGAAATAATGGTTTTAATTCATCCATACCCAACAATTCTACAAATTTGTGTAAAACATATGAATAACTTAAGAAATTTTTCCGTTTTTTAGGACAAAATTCAAGAAAAGGTCCTTGAATTTTTTGAAACATTATTCTTAATACTTCTTCGGTTTGTCTCGACATATATGGTGGTGGTTGCCCATTTAGTTGATTTATAATGTGTGGTATATGTTCATAATATTTATTCAACTTTAACTTTTTTAGAATAGATCTAACTTTTTGAGTAGACAACTCATTTAAATTCTGAATTCGTTCCTTTTTAATTTCATTTACAACTTGAACAAGAACATTTCGTGGTATTTGAGTAGTTTCCTTACCTTGAAATTGAGCAATCCATTCATTAAAATGATTTGATCGTCTATAAGAATAATAACAAGATTCTTTTGGAGGATCTTTATACGATGCTCTATCGGTATCATTAATGATACTAAATAATTCACCACAGGACTGACATTCAACTACACCTTCCGCGTGTATATGAGATAATTCAGTTTTACAATTACTACATATATTTGGTTTTGCCTTCAATTTAGATATTGTTTTCTTTGAATTATTACTAACACCTTTGATGTCTATTCTTTTTAAATACATATTTCTTAAATCTTCTCTGGATGCGGGTCCACCTAAAAAATCCATTTCCTCCGAAAAACTGGCTGTTCTTGTTTTTTGTTTTTCTTCATCTTTATCCTCATCTTCAGAAGTTCCAAGATAAGATAATATTCCCCCATCTGTCGGAGAAGCATTTGTTTTTGTAGTCTCTACATTTTCTACTCCTTCATAATATTTGAAAAGAATATCTCCTGCTTCAAGATAATAATCTTTCAAAAAACCATTTGTTTTTATCATTTCTATATTTTTCTCAGTATCTGATATAGTTTCACTTAAATTCATAAGAATTGCCGACTTATTACATGATGTATCAAGAAGGTAATTTTCCCTTTTTTCTTTCAAATTTTTCAACATTTCTTGGTAATCTTCTAAATTTTTATTTTTGATTTCATCAACCTTGTTGTGGTGAATATTATCAAGAGTTACCATACAATTTATATAAGCAATAATATTTATATTTGACAAAAAAACATAGAATTTTTGTATTTTTATTTATAAACAGTTTCTTCTATTTTTTATAAGGAAATGACCACTAAATGAATAATGGAAGAATACCCATTCAAACTATGAAAGGTAGTCATGTACTTTTTTCGTACATAAATATGCGGATTATTAACTATTAAATAATAGGAGAAATACCATTCATATTTTAAGCGTATTATTACGTAATGTTCAATGGAGATTTTCAATGTACTTTTTTTTCAAAAAAAAGTACAGTACATTGGGAGGGAGGGATTCTTTTTTTTTTTTTAGTTTTTTTTCTAGAAAAAAAAAAGAAGAAAAAGAAATACCTCTAAAAATTCAAAAATTAGAGAAACTAAAAAAATGGTAAATTTGACAAAATAATAGTAATAAAATTAAAAAAAAACCTTTCTGTTAAAAGTGCTATTTTAAGAGAAACTCAAAAAATCGTTTTTTTTAATAAAAAAAATAAAAATTTTTTATACGTATGCATACTAGTTTAAATTTCTGTTTCTAAATGGAAACAGAAATGGTAAAATTGAATCAAAATTATTTAGCATATTATAATATTAATGAATAAGTGTTCAAAAATAGTATTTGGATATATTTTGGTAGTTGTATTATTAACAGTTTTAATATTGTCGGTGAATATTCAATTGCGTAAAAATGTTAGAGACAATTTTTATGAAGAATCAAAACATACCAGATTTGAAAAAAAAGTTTTATAACCAATTTTATGATAAATAGTATTATTCTATGTGTTTAATAATGTATATGAAAAATCTCTATAAAATATGTGTATAAATTAGATAAAAATAGTAATAAGCTTTGAAAAAATATAAATATATAATAGAATGTCTGGATTAAAATATAGGTGTGAAGTTTGTAAATTTGAATGTGAACGTCCGGCTCATTTGAGAAGGCATATATCTTCTACAAAACATAAGTCGAATGTTTATGATAAAATGTGTGGAAATAATTTTGCACCAAGCTCAAATGATAATGAAATTATTCTAAAACTAGAACTTCAAGAGCAAAAAGCAATGATTTATGTTTTACAAGAAAGGATAGCTAATTTGGAGCAAAAAATGAATGAAAATGGAATAGTAACAAACAATAATATAACAAATAATAATGTTACAAATAACAATGTAACAAATACAATAAATATTAGTTTGTCTCCGCATGAATTTGGGAGAGAAGACTGGTCTTATATATCTGAGAATGAAATATTACAAATAATGTCAGGTGTAAATACATGTATACCAAATATAGTTCAAAGATTACATTTTGACATAAAACATCCTGAAAATCATAATATTAAGATTCAGAATAAATCAAGACCCGAAATAAAGATATTTGATGGTGAAATGTGGATAACACAAGATAAAAATACTACAATAGATTTTTTAATCAATAATATTAGAGGTAGATTGGATGATTATGAAGAAAAATTTCTGGAAAATACAAGTAGTGTGAGACATTCATTGTGGACAGAATATTGGCAAGATATTAATGAAGATAAAAAAAAACAAAAAGAAGTTAGAAACAAAATAATTGGAACTATACAAGATTGTCAAGAAATATTTAATACAGAAAATATATTAGACAAAAAAAACGAGTAATTATTATAGGATGATATCAACAATAGATGAATATTATGATCTAAAAGATAAGTATATTGAAAAATATGGTGAAAAGACTATAGTATTCCTACAAGTTGGTAAATTGTATGAAGTTCATAGTCATAAATATAATGAAAATCAAATAGAAATATGTGAAAAAATTCTAAATCTGAGTATAAATAGGATAAATGAAAATTTTGTTAGTAGTTTTCCGTTATATAAGCGTATATATTACAGAGATAAATTAATATCTAAAGATTATATAGTAGTTTTTGTTGATGATAATGATTCAGAATACGGATCCGAATACAGCAAACACAGTTCTCATAAAGAAAAGAAAATAGACTATGGTGTGCAGGATACACATCCAGATGATAAAAGTTGTAATATATGTTCTTTTTTATATGCAAGTTGTTGTCCGGAATTATATAGTCATAGATTGCGTACATTTGATTAGTGAATATGGAATTGTTCGGGTATGTGACTATTTTTAAAAAAAATTTCTAATTTAGTATGTAAATAATGGACAGAACTACCAACGAGTAATCGAATAAAAATACTATAAAGTAGTGTTGTAAATGAAATTTTGCTATTCTCATTGGATTCTTCTTTTACATCAATCCCCGATTGTGCAATTTCATTAATATTATTACCTAAATCATTTATAATTTTATTGGTATGTTTGGCATCTTCAAGAGATAATTGAGTAAATTCTGTAAGTATTTGATGTGATACTGATTTTTTGATAGTTTTAATAGAATCTTGAAACTCCTTATTTCTAAAAAGTTCTGGAGCTGATTTTATTCTTTTCAATATCTTCATCCGTATAATGTTAATGTTTATATTTAGTTAACTAATAATCACTTGATAAACCATATGTGTTTAGTGCTGGTAAATTATATTCAATTAAACACTTACGACATGTCATTATAAATAACTGATGATAATAAAAACCTATATACTTGGGGCAAATTTTACAACAATGAATACACCAAGCCTTTTTACATGAAACACAAATATTAGAAGATTTTTCATCAAAATAACTATTACAATTTTGACATTTTATTAAGAAGCTTTTAATATGAATAATAATCTCATCTGGGAGAATAGGCATCTTTAAAATGATTAATATATTATTTCTATAGTATAAATATGGCAAAGTTGTTCAAAATAAAAAAACCATATACAAAGGATACTATTATTAGTGAAGAAGGAGAACCATATGCAAAAGAATTAGGTATACATTCGCGTAATTCTGTTTTTTTTAATGAACTACTTAATGGAGAAATTGAATCAAAAATGAATAAATATGGCGTTTCGTACGAAATGGCAAAAATATTACATAAATATGATATTTCTTATGAAGATGCTAAAAATATAGAATATGAAGTTAAGATAGAAGAAGATAGACAAGCGACTAATGCGGCCAATGATGCAGATAGATATTATGCAAATCAAGCTGCAAACAAAGCAGATAGATATTATGCAAATCAAGCTGCAAACAAAGCAGATAGACGTTATGCAAATCAAGCTATATTGAATGCATTATTAGCACCAGAGGCACAAGCAATAATTGATCTTCTGCCAGAATCTGAAGAATCTGCTCTTACAGCAGAAATATTGGAATTTACTTCAAAGAAAGGTTTTCAACTATCTGAAAATGAAGCATTTGTATTAGCTGTTAATATTGATTGGAGTGATCCAGATGAAAATGGAAATGAGCCAAGTTATGAAAAATTAGTAGAAAATGCAAAACAAGAAGTCCAAGAAGTTGAAAAGTTAATAGAAGATTTGAAAAATCACGAGAATATAAGAGAAGAAGATATTATAAAACATAGATTTGATGACTTTAGGACAATGTCTAAAGTAAGATTCATAATAAGAACAGAGAATTTGGGTTTTGATGATGCAGAGTATATAAATCGCATAATAAAAAATTGGAAAAATATACCAAAGGATAAGCTTTTAAATATGACTCACAAGGGGCGGGTTGATGAGATGTTACAAAACCTTCAACGTCTAGGTACTCCAATGAGTAGAGAAGCTGTAGAGGAAATAGTATCTAATCCACAATATGATCTCAAGAAAAAACAGTCAGTGATAGAAAAAGGAATTAATCTTCGCCAAAAAGAAATGGAATCTCTTCTCAAAGGGATGTCCGAATTATCCATGTCCAGAAAATTATTAAACGAAAAAGGCTTTGGTGATAGTGAAATAAGAGCTCTAATGAATGAATTAGATGTTGATTATAATACGGCTAAGAAAATAGCTGACAATTACATGTCTTTTGATAATGAAGAAGAAGAAATAAAAGCTATTGTAAAGTCTTACCATGAGGAACAAAATAAAAAAATGGATAAAAAAAAGCAAAAAAAAGATGAAAAAACAAAAAAAAGACGTTTGAGAATGATGTCCAATAGAAAAAAATAATGAATTATATAATATGGTATATCAAGATAATAAAGTAGGGGGGTCAGATGATACAATCTGTTCAGATAAAACTGAAGAAGAGTTGTGTAATATTTTATCGGAAATTCCGGGATTTAATCCAAAAGAATCCGGAAATATAAAAAAAACTGTTAGAAAATTTCTACTAAAATATCATCCTGATAAAGCAAAACCTACAGAACGCAAAGAATTAGTAAATGCTGTTGGAGAAATAATGGATAATTATAGGGCTTGTGAAACAGTAGCACAAAATGAGAATCGTCTTATATGTAATAAATTTAAGAAGACTAATAAGAAAGATAAAACAAAAAAAAAGGAAACTAAAGGTGATGATTTTGATTTGAAAGCGAATAAGAAAACTGCAGATTGTGTAAGAAATGTTGCAAATTGGTCAGTTTCGAAACCATATCATAAATTTGACTCAAAAAAATTTGATTTAAAAGAAGCCGCAAAAGATATTGAAACAGTATCTCCAAAACTAAAAAAATTATTAGAAAATATACAAATATTAGACGCAAAAGATAGAAAAAAGGGTAAACAATTTAAACATTTTATATATTCTGATATAAAGTCATCAGGACATGGTCCGAAAGTAATAGGTGCGGGACTTGTAACAGTTGGAAAAAAATGTTGTTTAAGATTGAATAAAAATAAAAAGCTTGATTTTAGTATTCCAAAAGGTAATAAAGGGGAAAATTTTGGCATATTATGTTCTTCGACATTATTTGGGGATACCTTAAAGGTAAAGAAAAGGAAGGAAATGTTGGCGGCTTTTAATAAAAGACCAAACAATATTAATGGTGAAAATATTCGTTTTATGATATTGGATAGTGGGTTTAAGGAAGGGATTGATCTATTTGATGTAAAATATGTACATATTTTTGAGCCACAACTTACAAAGGCTGATATGACTCAAGCTGTTGGTAGAGCAACACGATTTTGTGGTCAAAAAGGACTAAAATTTGTTCCAAATGAGGGTTGGAAATTAGATGTATTTACATATACTTCAAATACTTCTCAACATACTATTGAGGAAATACATGCAAAATATTCGGGAATTAATTTGAGTGAAGTTGCATTAAGAGAACAATTAGAAAAAATAGCTATTGATTCAGCAGTAGATCGTGATTTAAATGAACATATTCATTCTCACAAAAAGAAACAAAAAGAAGAGCAGTCAAATCTAAAAAGATTAATGGGTTTTTCCTACAAAACTCCATTATTACAAATAAAAGGTTCTCCCAAAATGAATTTAATAACCGGTGGTGCTACCGGAAAGGGATGTGATAAATTTTCGTGTAATATTAGAAAGATAGGACAAAGAAAAAATAAAGAGTTTCCTTATACATTACAATATTTATCTGATGTATATGATAAATTAACTAAAACAGAAGATTTACCAGATTTGCCCCCAAAAATATCTACATCAAGAAAACGCAAATTTTTTTGTGATTTGGCAAAAAATAACAAAAATTATTGTAAAATGCTTTTATTTGGTACTAAATTAGAAAATAGGCGAAGGAATTTTACTTGTGATTTGAATAACAATCCATTTTCAAAAAAAGAATGTGGAAAACGTAGCAATAATAGTGTGCCTTTCACTATAAAAGAAATGGAAAAAGCTTATAAAATATATGGTGGAATTCTTCCAAGTGGTTATAAATACTTATCTCCATCTGGAAAACGTTATTTTATGTGTGAAAAAATGGGAAAAGAATTAAAATTTTGCAATCTTTTAAAGGCGACTGTGAGGTCAAATAAAACAACATTATTGAATAGATTCAACACTGTTGCAAACAATGCATTAGTTAAGAAGGATTCATCAACTCCAAGCCCAAAAAATAATAACTTAAACGTATTAGTAAAAAAGGATTCGCCAAGTCCAAGTCCAAGTCCAAGTCTAAGTTCAAGTCCAAGTCCAAGTCCAAAAGAAGCAAATAGATTAGTATCTTTTTTCAATAAACCAAATATTGAGGAGGATTTTGATAAATTTCGCAAAAGAATTAATAGAGAATTTGCCCGCTTTAAATACGATAAAATGACTATAGAAAATTTATGTAATATTCCGAATCAATCAAGTAATCGCATTGTCGAATTTACCCCTTCCCAAAATTTTATTTCTCATTATTTTGTACCAAAAAACAATATAAAAGGTTTATTAGTTTGGCATTCCGTTGGTACTGGTAAAACATGTACCGCAGTTGCTACAAAATCACTTACTTGGGAAAAAGAAGATTATACAATTCTTTGGGTAACAAGAACTACACTACGTGCTGATATATGGAAAAATATGTTTGAAAAAGTTTGCGATAGTATGATAAGAGAAAAGTTAGAAAAAGGAATAAAAATACCAGAAGGAAAAACCGGACGAAAACATGTAGCAAAGAATTTCTTTAATCCAGTATCATTTTCTCAATTTAGTAATGCGGCTAATGCTATATTTGGAGGAAAAGTGGGAACTGCAAAAGGTTCATTATATAGTAAACTTGTTGAAAGAAATGGAAAGACAGATCCTTTCAAGAAAACATTAATTATTATAGATGAAGCTCATAAATTATTAGCAAAAGATTTAGTTGGACCGGAAAAGCCAAATTTTCTTGCGATACAAAAAGCAATAGCCAACTCTTATAAGAAATCCGGTAAAGATTCATGTAGACCCCTTTTAATGACAGCCACGCCAATAATGGGTGATCCAATGGATTTTATTCGTCTTCTTAATTTAATTAATGAAAAACAAATTCCAGTCAATATAAATAAGTTTTTAGAAGAATTTCCATTGGATTCTAAATTAAATTTCAAGGAAAAAGCTATAAGAAAATTCCAGTCAATGATGAAAGGTAAAATATCATATTTAAATAGAAGTTGGGATCCTCGCCAATTTACACAACCTACTTTTCATAATATAGTTACAAATATATCAGATGAATCAATAGAAGGAGCCATAAATTATTTTGAGGGTATTAATAAATGTAACAAGAAATCTGTGAATCAACAGATTTTAAATAGACACAATATTGCAAAAGCTGAAAAAATAGAAGATCAAATTGATGAGCTAAGAAGAACAATTTGGGAAGAAGATGAAAATATGAAAACCGAATTATCTCAAGCAATTCGTGGAACAAAGGCAAATATTAAGAAGAAATATACTTTACGTAAAAAAAATATGAAAGAAAATATTAAAAACAGGAAAAAAACATTGAAGAAAATAGTAACACAAAACTCAAATTTAGAGAAAAAATTGAAAACACAAAAAAAGAAATGTATCAAAAATGTTGAAACAGACAGAATAAAATCTCTTGAAATGACTCAAAAATATACTTTAATTAAAAAATGTAAGTTGCCTAAAACACTTCTATAAAAAAAGGGATTCCTTTTCTTTTTGTTTTGTTTTTGTTTTTAGATAGTACTTAATTTATATTCAATAAATTTGACAATTTTTGGCAACTAATCTTCCATTTTTGTCTTTTTGTAATTCAAAATATGCGTTAGTACTTTTTACCAAATTTTGCACACTATTTGGAGTAATGTCTGATTTGTGCAGAAATATAGGAACAGTATATTTGTTAGATTTGATAAATCCGTAACCTTTATTAAATATGAACTTCGTTATTTGTCCATTAATTTTTGTAGTTTTGGTATCTTTTCTAACTCTCGCTTTCTTTTGAATTATTGTGAAACCATTGCTTAAAATATGACTAGTCCTAATTTGTGTAGGAACAGTAATTAATGGCTTTGGCATTTCAAGTTTGGGTAACTCTTCATCATCATCGTACCATGGAATTGTATTGTTTATATCAATATAATTATTCCATTTATTCAAATAATCGTGTAGACTGTTAGATGTAGTTAATATAGTATTCATCATTTTATGGACTAAGGATTGTGACTGTTGTAACTGTTGCTGGTTTGCGTATTTATATATACTTGTATATACAATATGCTTTCTTCGAGTTATGTTAGAATCTTAATAATTCTTGTCTAAGTCTAAAATCAAATCATTTTTTTTTCAATATACAATAATTATAATGGATCAATTTCCAAATATCAATCTAGAAATTCAAAATTCAAATGTATATGTGTACACAATGCCATATAATTACAACAATACAGAAAGAAGAACAGAAAGAAGAAGAAACTCTCGTCATTTTAGCCGTCAAACCAATAGTCAAAATACCTCTAATGAACAACCAAATTTAACTACTAGTCAAGATGTAAGTCAAAATAATATGTCAAATCAAAGTAGTAATATAGATAATTCTGCTAATTCTACTAATTCTGCTAATTCTGTAAATATACATAGCCAAATTAATAATCCAAATAGAAATTCAGTAGAAAATCAAAGGAGTACTTTAATTACTCCAACTCAAATAAATAACCAAAATTTACAAAACAATCCACCAAACAATCCAACAAATAATTGGACAAATCCTTTGAATCAATATCTTGATTCTTCTGGAACTAGAAACCCATTAATGAATATTGCAGAAGCTTTACAATCAACATTTCATATACCTGTAGAACAATTACATTTTGAGATTATAGATAATTTGCCTCAAAGAGGATCATCTATAAATTCTTTATTAGATAGTACTACTTTAAGTTTAGCATCTCAAATAATGAGTAATGAAAATGATACTTGTGCTATTTGTAGACAAGTATATAATAGTGATGATATAGTCCGAAAAATAAATATGTGCGGTCATTTTTTCCATTCTTCGTGTATTGAGCAATGGTTAAGAAATAATAATAATTGTCCAGTATGTAGAATTGGAATTTAATAGAATGATAAATTATTATGTATTTAATATTAATAATGCAGACAGGAGTAATAGCTTTTGGTATTGTCGGAATATTTGTTATATTTCTTATATTTTCTTATTACTACAAATCAGTTGTTGATGGAAATAAAGAAATACAATGGCCACCATTTATTTCAAAATGTCCGGAATATTGGGAAGAAAATGATGTTGGCACAGAATGTGTAAATAAGAGTAATATTAATGGTATTGATGGAACTACCGGTGTACCAGTTTTTAATGGTTCTAATGCTCAAGATTTAAAAGATTTAGAATCCTTTAATTCTTGGGATGGAATTACAAATAATTAAAAAAGTCTCAAAATAAAAAAATTTTTGAGATTACAAAAAAATGATTTGCTTTTCTTACAAGAATAGTATACCAAGTCAAACAACAAAATGAAGATTGTAAAAGCAACAAACATTGATCTTTCCAAAATTACCTACTCCGAATTGAAGCCGTATGGAGACAAGGCTAAAATCATGTATGTAAATTATGAGTCGGAGCCTCTATATATTGATACGCGTACTAATATGATTTGTCCTTATGGGCTAAGTATGTTTGATAATGATGGTCGAATTAAGTATTCGCTTGATTTGTCATTTGGAAATGGTGATAATAATAAGGTTAACGATCTAAAAAAGGCGCTTGAGAAAATTGATGAAAAGATTCTAAAAGATAGCACTAAGAATTCTTTAGAATGGTTCAAGAAAAAGAGTCAGTCAAAGGATGTATCTAAGGCTTTGTATACATCGAGTGTTAAGATTGCTACTGAAAATGGCGAACCAACCGATAAGTATCCGCCGACGTTCAAGCTAAAGGTACCTTGTTATGAGGGTCGATTTGATAAGGTTCAAGCTTATACTGAAAATAAGGAAAAAATTACTGAACCACTTGGTGATGTAATTGGTAAGGGTCAAAATGTTAGGGCTATTGTAAAGTTGGCTGGCGTTTGGTTTGCTGGAGGAAAATTTGGAGTAACGTGGGAGCTTTCGCAACTAAAACTTACCCCTCGTCCTAAGATTAAGGAATATGCCTTTGATGATGGTGATGAGGGTGATGATGATGTAAGTGGTGAAGAAGATGTATCTCCTAAGATTGGTGATGGTGATGAATATGTACTGGATTCTGAAGAAGATGAACTTTGAACTAACAAACTTACTTACTTAACAAACTTACTTACTTAACAAACTTACTTACTTTACTAACTTTACTTACTTTACTAACCTTACTTACTTAACAAACTTACTTACTTAACAAACTTACTTACTTAACAAACTTACTTAACAAACTTTACTTACTTTACTTACTTTACTTACTTAAAAAACTTACTTACTTAACTAACAAACTTTTTAAAAAGATTAACTTTAAAAAAAAGATTAACTTTTAATTAAGAATTTGTAATAGAAATTTATATAAAATTTAGACCAGGTTTTTATAAACTACGAAGGAGAGTTTGCGAAGCTAGATGTGCCGTAAATTAGCTCCAGTTTATAATCCAGATCTAAATGACTGTATAAATTTCTATTCAAATTTTAAAAGGTATTATAAATACAAGAACGTATTATAATACAATCTTTTTTTTTTACTATAAAAATGATTTAATATTATATTGATTATGTATAAGTAAAAAATGGCTAAACTCATCTCCCGCAAATACGACAAGAACGCAATCGTTTTCGGTTACAAGAGTTATAAAAATATTCATAACAACACCATGGTATATCCTAGGAATAGTCGTCCAATCACCGACGATGAAATCGCAGAGTTTTATGAATTACTCAAAGCCCTGAAGGTACCACAGCTTAAGATCATATGTAAAGAGCGCGAACTTATGGTGTCTGGGAAGAAGGGAGAGCTTATAACTAGGCTACTCTACGATAAATTCGATGCATTCTGGACTTTGTCAACAAGGAAGAAGAACCCAGTATATACCATTAGCCATCCGATTCGTGATTGGGGGACATATAAGGAGAGGAGTCTTAAAGTACAAACATGGTTAGATAATAAATTGAACGCGCAGCCGCGGGCTCCGCCGCACGGGAACTAAGTGTGGAGCCGTTTCTTTTTTATATGCCAAAAAATATGTTTAACTATTGTTCCAACTGGAAAAATAATAGCAAAAGCAAGCGTTATATTATAAGATAATGGATAATCTGCTCTGGATTTCCAGCCTAGACCCCTAACAAATGAACCTTGATGATAAATACAATAAAAGGTGTATATACTAAAAGAAATTAAGAAAAATAAAACAACCAACGGATTTTTTGATTTAGTTGAAGATTTTGCTAATAGTGCCATTAGTATCATAAAATATAAAAATGAGTAGAGATATTGCAAGCTTCCTTGTCCCAAATCATATGCCTCAAATGTGGAATAAAAAAGAGATAAATAATGAGTTGATAATGCTTCAACAAATGTGTCAAATGTTTGGAAAACCTTATTCTATATCTTTTGCGACACAATATTTGAAAAAATTAAATATAAATGTATCTAAAACTGAACTTAAAGATATGTATTTAAAAGAAGATATCACCTTTATTACGGATTATAGAGAAAATCGCATAGAAGAGTTTCAAAAATTTCTTAAAAATGATTAAATTTAAGACTAAATACATAAAATTATGTAAATGAGTCATATAATTTTGAAATGTGTAAGAGAAGGTTCGAAAATAAGAGTTAAGTTTCATACATATGTGGCAGAAGATGGGAAAAGATATTCAGATGCTTATAATAACAATTATAATTGTAGATTTCGAAAAGATTTAAGAGAAGTTGGAAAATATTATAAAATTTTACCACAAGATTTGAAAATTACTAACAGAGGTAATAGTGTACCTTTTTACAGTGTTAAATCAACAAATGTACAAATAGTTAATGTTTTAGATACTATAAATGTATACAAGGTATCAGAATGTATAATATGTATGACAAATAATACAAACATAACTATTACTCCGTGTGGACATCATTGTATGTGTGCTGAATGTTATGAACAAATGAGACATAGAACAAATATGTGTCCGTTGTGTAGAGTAACAATAGAACAAGCTATTATAAATTAGAAAGATATAGTTCTTTGTAAGAGTTAATTATATTTTTTGAGTCTTTTTTTTGGAATTTACATTTGAAATTTGTCATATGAATAATATATCCACCTTGATTAACATATTCTTCTACATTTAAACAATTATTGTTAAAATTAGTATCAACTATAATGTGCGTATTCTCTTTCATATTGTGAATATTTTTAAGATAAGTATGTCTAACAGCGGCTTGATCCCACCCGGTCATATTAGTTTGGATGTTTCTACTTCTTTTTATAGGATAATTGCCTTCGTACAATTTATCATATAAAATATGGTTTAAAATTTTTTTGTTATTTTCAGTATTTTTCATAATAATAACACCAGAATTCAACAATGGTAGTGTATTTTTCCCTTTTAAATCAACCATAAATTTTGTATATGGGTATCCGGCATCTCTACAAATAATATAGTCTTTATTCTCAGATTGATTAATCCAATGTTCAATTTTTATAGAAGTGTTACAGAAAAATGCATCAGCATCAATCCACATTACGTAATCATGTTTGTTATTCTCTAAATGTTTATTAAGATAGTAATGTTTACACCAAGAAGAGTGTCTAATCGGTTTTTTCAGCTGTTCTGGTATATCATGATATACAAATAAATCATAATTGTTCTTTTCACAATAAATTTTGTTAAATTGATTAGCATGTTTACCAATAGAATAATCTTCGGTATAAAACATTACAACACATATTTTAACCATTATAGGAGATTTAATATATTTTTATAAGAATAAAAAATACAATAAAAAAACTTAAAATTATGTGTTTTTCCAAATATTGATTAGTTTTTGAGGAGTAGAGTTTATAACATCTTGTAACTCATTGTTTTTCATTATAGCTCTTTTTTGCAATAATGCTCTTTTTTGTTGTTTTTTTAATTGAAGTTTTTTTAGCTTTAGCTTTTTCCGATGAGCTGTAACTTCACGTTTTTTTTGAGCTATGAGTTTAATATGTGATTCCCAATTTTCGTCTGTATGTAAATAGGATTCTTCTTTGTTTTTTGGAGGGGGGTTTGTAGTGATTTGATTTGATGATTGTTGATCATAAAATGTTTGTTTTAAATTTTTTATGGAAATATATAACGTATTATTTGGTATCATAATTTTTTGATGTTTGCCACGAGCGGCATTCCATAATAATTTACCTTGACAATCTTTATATACTCTTTCAATATTACGATGCCATCTTTTTCCCCATATTATTGGTTTTGCATGATTTTTGTAGCCAGAATTTAATGCAATAATGTCGTCAGTTGTTGATATATTATTCCACAAAGGTAATGGAAACGTTTTAATATTATTTTTTTTCAATAAAAGAGAAAATATTGATTGACAATGTTTGTGTTCTATGAATTCTTTATGTTGATTATTTTTATTATTATTATCAGAAAATAATAAAGGATTTAAACAAAACTGCAACCATTGTTCAATAATATTAATTGTAAATTGATTTTTTTTTACTAATAATATTCCACCATATATTTGTTGCGTTTCATAATAAGACTCATGACAAACATTTAAATATTCAAATACAGATTTTTTTGTAAAATACTTTTCTAACCAAAAGTTGTGATGGAATCCAACAATTCCTTTTTCTGAATTATTACATAGATTAAATAGTTGTAATGTACCATTTTGATAAATATTATCAATATCAGAATCAGTCCATAATAAAACATCCTTTTCATCGAGTTCTTTTAATTTTTTGTTAATAAAATAAACTTTACATATCCAGGCAAAATATTTTTTATTAGTTAAAAGATGCCTAAACTTTCTTTTGAAATTTGCATCTACATCTTTAAGATTATATACAATAAATTCATCTATAAGTTTGTTATTGTTAATACGTATTTTTAACTTTTTGGCATTAACTATTCGGTTATTGCCTTCTTGATTTCTTAGTGCATCTGCAAAAGTTATATATATAAACTTCCCTTTTTTTATAGGTTCTGTATTGTATTCTGGAATTTGATTGTTTAAGATAATATTATAATTTTTTGGATTCTGATAATAAAAATTTCTGGAATGTTCAATATATTTTTTCAGCAATTTTAAGTCCATAATTTCATAATTGATAATAAAAATTCCAAATATTAAAATTTTCAATACTACTTTTAGAATTTAAGACTTTTCTAACTCATATTTTTTGATTATTTCCAAAGGAATTTTTTGAATATTAGGTTTTTTCTTTAAAACGACTAATCTATTATCTTCTGTTTTTTCTATAATATCATAATAGTCTAAAACAACACCATAACACTGAGTTCTATTAAGAAAGTCGTCAAACATAATAACACAATCGTCTTTAATATATTGAAAGCATTTTAAACATGATGCGGCACGAAAGCGTCCATCAATTAATATTAAGTCAATTTTCTCACGTTCAGTTTTTTTAAGATTACCTAATTGACTACTATATGATATTTTCTGATGTTCTGGACAGTTTTTATGTGGTTGACCCCAGTCGCCATATTTTGTACCTAATTCAATATAAAGCCATGATAAAGTTGGAGTTACAGACATGCCTTTTGTACCATCTTCTATCAATTTATTCAATGTATTTAAAAACTTAAGATCACTTTCAACTGAATAAATTTGCTTCAAATTTGGTTTTAGACTGGCAACATATGTTGAACCCCCCGATCCATATTCAAAATATACACTTGCTTTATCTAAATATTTGTAAAAAAGTATTTTATCTTTTGGTGCCATATGTGGTTGTTTCCATCCCATAATTGAATTAATAACTAAAAGTAAATAATACAACAATTTAAACGTATTTATAGATTAGATTAGCTACTATAAAAATATGTTTTTAAAAGTATTGCTAATACTACAGCATTAATAAATAAAGCAAGGATTTCTCTATATTTTAATTTCTTGTCTAATCCAACTAACCATATCCAAACAAAATAAATCAGAATAAGACAAGTAAATAATATTTGTTTAAATAAAAGATACCATTTTTTCTTAAAAAAATTTTGTGATGTTTCATTATTGATATTGTAATAATTAGATACAAAATTACTGGTATTTGCAAAATCTTCTATTATTGGTTTTTTAAAATTTAAACTGTAATCTGGTACACATAGTTTTTCAGTACGTCTATAAGTTTCAGAACCGGGATTTAATTGAACAACCTCAACATCTTTCATAGAACAGCGCTCATTAACTATTGAACCAGTACCATTAATACTACTAACAAGTTCTACTGGTTCAAAAGAGCCTAAATCTCCTATAACACTTGGTATTAATCCTTCATTATCTTTTTTTGGAGTGGGAAGATTATTAACAATTATATTACGTGGTTGATTTACACATTCGGGACTACTTTCTGGTCCACATAAACCACTTGTAAAATATGATGATTCACCAACTCTACGATCCTTTGGCGGACCTTTCTTTTTTGGGCAATCTTCTTTTCCTGTAATTAAAACACCAGCCGATCTACTAATGTTGTCTTCAATAAAATATACGGCATCCAATATAGAAGCTTTTCCGACTTTACGTGGTAATTTAAGTACTGGAGGTATTCTATCTTTATAATCATATTCGGGGTCTATAGGTTCTTCAGGGTTAGGTTCTTCCATTATAATAATATTGAAAAAAAAAGTATTATGGTATATTATGTTTAGAACACTTTCTTTGGCATTGTTATTAATAGGAATAGTTTTTATTACAATTGGTTATACGAAGATGACTATAAACTGTCCTGAAAAAATACAGTATCGTTATATTCCACGTAAAATTTATGAGGAACAAATTTATGATCAAGATATAATGGGTCAATTTAAAACGATGTTTAACGAAGAAGATCCATATTTAAGATAGTAATTAATTTATATTCAATAAAAACAAAGTAATATTGTGTGAGATTCGAAATGTGTTTTTGTAGAACTAAATAGTGGAGAATTATTTGATAAGGTTACTTTATAATCATCATCAATATTTTTAGATAAATGTGTTATAATATCTTTACCATGACCTTTAAAATTCTTGTATGTTTTTTTCTTTTTGGGTAAAACTGTTTTAATCAAATTTGAATCAATAAATTTTCCAGTTTTTTTATAAAAAATAAGACAGTTATTTGGTGTATCTTTATTCCAATTTTCAAATTGGGCGTTACTAACTATTGATTTATTTATTTGTTTAAATCCTCCAACAGCATTCAATTTGTGTATATAATTTTGTGTAAAATCATGTTGATAACTTGCAACTAAAACTCCAGAACTCCACACTCGAACTCCACCAATATCTTCGTCATCTGTTGTTTGGGGATATAATTCAATAATAATAGTCGAATCTTTATTATTAGTCTGAAATATATTTTTACCAATTTCAATTTGAAGAGCACTATTATTCCCATGTGTTTTAGTACTATCATCTCCTTTGTCATCAATAAATACACTATGTGGTTCTATATTCCCATCTCCCATATGTATTAATAAATTATCATTAGAATTTGCAATAAATATACCATTGTTTGTATCGCCTATTTCAAGCAATAAATTATTTGTTGATTGTTTTTTTGAATCATCTTTTGGTATTAGTTTTGGTTCATCTTTTGGTTCATCTTTTGGTTTGGATTTAGGTTTGGGTTTGGGTTTGGATTTAGGTTTCGATTTTGATTCATCCTGGTTTATTGGTTTGGGTTCGTCTTTAGTTTCGTCTTTAGTTTCGTCTTTAGGTTCGTCTTTAGGTTCGTCTTTAGTTTCGTCTTTAGGTTCGTCTTTAGGTTCGTCTTTAGGTTCGTCTTTAGGTTCGTCTTTAGGTTCGTCTTTAGGTTCGTCTTTAGGTTCGTCTTTAATTACTGGTTTGGGTGGGTCTTTTGGTACTGGTTTGGGCGGGTCTTTTGGTACTGGTTTAGATTTAGAATCTTTTTCACCAGCTAAATGAAAATATTGTATTGCTTGTAAAATATCAGTATCTAAATCTGAATTATTTTTAAGGAGTTTGTTAACTCCCTTTTCAGATAAAGATTGTAATAGTTCAATTTTTTTTCTTTTTAAATAATCAGACATTAATGATTTTGTAAATATTTATTATACCTTTCTATGAACGCGTATGAACAAAATCTAAATACCATCTTTTATCTTCAAATTCTTTCAGCTTTGAAATGTCCAGATAAATTCCAATATTGTCTGTGAATTCAATTAGATGTTTTTTGAATAGTTGTATATCTATATTATTTTTAATTAATGGATTTTGAATTATATGAGTAACAACTAATATATTTTCAGATTCAATATCTAAAAAAATATAAATTTTTGGACATTCAATTGTATTTTGAATATAGTCGTTATCCCAACCTATATACAAACATTTGTCCCCTCTTAGTTTAGTATATTTAATAGATTTATGGAGATTTCTATTAATTGACAGCCAGTGTTTTTGATTTAATGAGCCATATTTATGTAAATTAATTTGAGTAACACTATGTTGAATTAAAGGATTAAGCTCTTTAACAATTTGTGATGGATTATATCTGTAAAAAAAGTTTGACAAAGAATTAGAAAGCTTAATAATTGAAAAAAGTAATAAAAAACAAAATTTCATTTATATTAAGCTGAAAATAGATTTTAATTCTTAATTTTATTTATATAAGTATAATTTGAATGAAAGATAAGAGAAGTTTGTTAAAAACGTGGATATGTCATGCAACTGTTTATAAATGGTTACACGATAGGTCTGCAAAATCGATGTTTAAAAAAAAATTATGTATTTCAATACCATTATTGATTTTGAATACATTAGGTGGAATAATAGTATATAAGGCTGATAGTTTTATGACAAGTAGTAAAAGATTACTAATATTCGAATATGTATGCGGTTCAATAAATATGTGTTGTGTTATGTTGACAGGAATAAAGGATTATTTTGGTTTTGGAGAGAAAAGTGAACTTCATATTCAATCTTTTCAAAATTGGACAAAATTCAAAAATGAAATATATGTTGAAATGGTTTTACCAACAATATCAGAAGAAGAGTTTTTGGGTCAAATGAAAATACGTTATGTTGATTTAATAACTTATGGTCCGACTATTCCGAATGAAATAATAAATATTTATGTTAAAAAATTCAAAGAAGATATAGAACAAACAGAATTTCCATTACCAGATATAATTTATTCTGGATATTTGAAAACTGATAAAGAACATATAGATTTAGATTCTATAGTATAAAGAGGGAAACATGATAGCGAATAATATTATTGTGAATATAATCATAATAAGTAAATAAAAACATATTGCAGCAAATTCCTTATTACAATTAGGATTATTGTCATTTTCTGAATCAGATGAACTTTCGCTTGTCATATCATGTGAATCTGTGACTATTCTAAGAGAATTATCTTCATATCTACAAAAAAAACAAGAATTTGAATATGTACACCACTCTGAATAACATGTTTCACATGATTGTTGTTGACAGCAATTTGTTACAAAAATATTTTGATCGTTTAATATACAAAAACAAACTGGACAATTAGCCATTTATCATTATTAAATGGATTAGAAATTTTTTTAATAGCTACTATTTTTTAGTATTTTTAGTTGTTTTTTTTCTTGGTTTAGAAGTTTTGACAAAAGTATCATCAATACTAATTGATTTAAGAAGATGTTTTGCGACATCTTTATCAAGTATGTGAAGATCATTTAGCCAAATATCTTCGATAGATTTGTCAAATAGTACTTGATGTTCTTCCTTTTTATCATTAAATGATTGGTTAAGTTGTTCTACCATATCTTTAGTAATTTGATACATAGGCATACCCACCAAATAGTTATAACCATTATTTTCGTCTTTCTTGAAATCTTTATTATCAAGCCATTCTTGTAATTCAGATTTTGTATGTTTACGAATATCAAGAGTATCATTAATTACGTAATTAATAAATCGAACTTTTTCACTTAGTATATCCATTTCATTTTTAAGTTTATTAAGGATATAATCCTTACGTTGAACATAAATTTTACGTCTATAATATATAAATTCTTCAAAGATTTCTTCTGGAGAACTATATTTTTTAACAGCATTTGTTTCTGGAGAATACAAATGCATATTTGTCAATGAAATTTTCCCAACTAAACCAAATTTTTTTTCAATATTGTCACTAAATTCTTTTCTTCTTTGAATAGATGCGGCGGTTTTCAACCAATTGTGTAGAACATTGGGATCAACTTCAATTTCAAAATGAGCTTTTGATTCAGTGCTTTGACTTCTGTAACTTTTAACACCAATAAATTCAGTATATTTAGGTGTTTTCTTATCAGTTTTATTTTTATCTTTATTTTTATCTTTAATAGGACTATTAAGTTCTGTTACAATGTCGTCTAACTTTTTTTTAAATTTATCAATCCACGTTCCAATTGGTAGTTCAGATATAAGAATTGTCTTGTAATTAATAATTTCATATCTCCCCTTTGTAAACACTTGACCGTCAACAACTTTAGTTACTCCTTCGAATCCATGAAAATATGGGATTAGACTTGGTAAAGGTTTATTAGTAAGTTTGTTAATCATGTATTTAACAATTGTCTTTGGATTATAAGATGGAATAGAAGTACTATAACCAGTTCCAATACCTTTGTTCCCATTACAAAGAATAAACGGAATAATAGGAGCATAATACTTAGGTTCTACTTTCATACCATCATCATCAAGATAATCTAAAACATAATTATCTTCTGGTAGAAATATTTTTTGTGTAATATCTGATAAAACAGTATGTAAATAACGAGGACTACCCGCATCTTTACCTCCGCATAGACGAGTACCAAATTGTCCATTCGGTTCAAGCAAATGAATATTATTAGAACCGGGATAGTTTTGAGCCATTGTAATAATAGCTTGGTTAAGCGACTCCTCGCCATGATGATAACCACTATGTTCTGATACATAACCGGCAAGTTGGGCAACTCTTATTTCAGATTTTAGTTTTCTCTTGAAACATGAGTATAAAATCTTCCTTTGAGATGGTTTAAATCCATCCATAAGATGAGGTACAGATCTATATAAATCATAGTTAGAAAAGTGAATCAATTCTTTATTGATAAAATCAGTATAAGGAACCAGTTCCTCTTCTTCTAAAACGAGTTTTTCATCTCTACCGTCAAGCCATTTCTTTCTATCATCACTTCTATTACCATTAAATGCCATATCAATTGAATCAGATGAATTATTATCCCAAATATAAGTCATTTTACACATATTTCTGAAATATGATTTCGCCTCAGCTGTAGTACTTGTGCCAAGCCCTTTGAAATATTTCCCCCTCCACCCCAACCTTTGGTAATTAGGATTTTTCATTTTCCATTCTTCATATTTTCTTAATGAATAGAACAAAATTTCTTTCTTCTTTTGAAGCATCTTAACAATAGGTGTTTGCATACAACATAAAAATCCCTTAATTTTAAGAAGCTCTGGCCAGAAAGTTGCTAACCAATTGATAATAAGTCCTTTAATATGACTTCCATCAAGATCCTGGTCCGTCATAATCATAATATGACCATATCGTAATTTGGATACATCTTTATACTTCGCATCTTGTTCCAGTGCAAGAATTTGTTTCATATGGATTAGTTCAGCATTATCCATAACTTGTCTTAATCCCGCCTTTGACAATATTTTTTCACGAGCGTTAATTACTTTGCCACGAAGTGGAAACACACCATAGAAATCTCTACCAACCACACTAAGTCCTGCAATAGCCATTGCTTTCGCAGAATCTCCTTCCGTCAAAATAAGAGTACAATCGGATGAACGCCTACCACCAGCTTCATTTGCATCGTCAAGTTTAGGAATACCAAAAATACGATGTTTCTTCTTACCATCTGTTTTTTTGATAAGTTTTGACTCTTTAAACTGATATGTTTCAAGAACACGTTCCATAAGACCAAGTTTTACAAGATTATCAAAGAACTTGTCTGTAAATTTACAAGAAGAGCCGAATTTAGATACTTGAGTTGTAAGAAAATCCTTTGTCTGACTATCAAAAGATGGATTAACAATAATACAATTTACAAATACAAATATATGTTCGCGGATATAACTTGATTTTACAGTAATCTTTTCCTTTTTTTTAATCAATTCCACAATTTTTTTACTAATCATATTTACAATATAATCAACGTGTTTACCTCCCTTGGTAGTATAAATTCCGTTTACAAATGAAACTTGTTTGAAATCATCACTCAGTCCAACAGCAATTTCCCACCGTTTACCTCCCCTTTCATATACAATTTGAGATGATTCATCAAAATATAATTCGCAAAAGTTTTTGAAACGTTTTACAGGAACTTCTAAATCATTAAAACTAACACTTAATTTATCTCCACAACATGCTGAAATTTCATATGCTCGTCTTTTGAATATATCTATCATATCTGGAGTCCAACCCGAAAGACCAAAACGTTTGAAATCTGGAAGAAAACTCACTCTTGTAAACTCTTTTTCCTTCGCAGATACAGATTTGATAATTGGTTCATGACGAACTTGCATATTGTTAGACCATTTCTGAATATAACGTTTTTTCTCCTTTGTATCAACAGTTTCAACTTCAAACCAGTCAGAAAATATATTTGCAAGTTTTGCCCCATATCCATTTTTACCACCCGTAATACGTTCTTCATCTTCAGTATAGTTTGTGCTTGTTAGTAATTTACCAAAAATCATCTCTACCGCATAGATTCCTTGTTTCGGAATAATAACTACGTCAATTCCCTTACCATCATTTCTTACTGTAACTACTCCAGATTCTTTATCTACACACATAGAAATTTGTGTGACTTTATGTTTTGCTTTAGTATCACAAAGACGAATAAATTGATCCCACGCATTTACGACAACTTCATCAACAATTTTATAAAGCCCCGGAATATATGATAATTGAGATTCAACCATCTTATCTTCATTAATTTTCCAAGACAAAGAATTACATAACTCAACTGAACCAATATAGGTATCTGGAATTTTATAGATATGTTCACGATGTGTATGTGATTTATATTTAGCAATTGTTTTACTTTTGTCCATTTTGTCTTTGTCCATATTATATATTTATTTAACAACTCTTATTTGATTTGAATATTACAAACTTATTCATTTTTATTATATTTTACTGAAAAAATTGTTATTTTATCTTAAGAATTCTCTTAATTTTTGTTAAAAGTGTTTTATTTGCGGGTGTAGCGTGAACATTATTGTTTTCAAACTTTGCAAGTTCTTCTTCTTTCATATTTAGTTTACATGCTAATTGTTTTCTGGACAGTTTATTGGCAATTCTTCCTTGCATTATATTTTTCCCTTCCTTTAGTTTTACAATTTTAGATGATTCAGTTGCATCATCTAATTTTCTGGAGTTTGCTGGAACATTTTTTAAATTAAATTGATTTTTTTGGTAGGATACAGACTGGCCTTTTCTTTGAGCTTGTTGTTTTTTTAAAAGAATCTCTTGACTAGTAAGAGACCCACCACTTTTTCTTCCAATATCAACTGATCTCCAATCTTGATGACTCATATTAATTTATAGTTAATTATGTTTACATAAAAAAATATATTCAATAATATGAGAATTATTAATTTGTTATTTTTAACAAATTTATTGAAAATCTCATATGGATTTAATAAACCAATGTTAGATAAACCAGAAGCACCAAAACCCGTAGAAGCAAGGCCAACTGCAAAACCATTAACTATAAGATTTCATACACCTGTTACTTCAGACTCATGTAGCAAATTAGCAGAAGCATTAGTTCAAATGGATATACAATCAAAACAATTAGAAGCTTCTTTTGGACAAAGAATGCCTGTAAAACTTCATTTACAAAGTTTAGGTGGTGAATTATTGCCTACATTTTATATATGTGATTTGATACAAAATTTAGATACTCCCGTACATGTTTATATTGATGGATTTGTAGCATCGGCTGCTTCTCTTATGGCAATTTGTGGGGAAAAACGTTTTATGACAAAAAATTCATGTGTATTGGTTCATCAACTAAGGGCAGTTTCTTCGGGAAAGCTGAGTGACATGAAACAAGAAATTAATAATTTAAACAATTTTATGGGAAGTTTAAGACAAATATATTTAGAAAATAGTAATGTTAAAGAGGAAGAATTAGATAATTTATTAACATCTGAATTGTGGCTTGATTCCGAAAAATGTCTTGAATTAGGATTTGTTGACGAGATTTTAGGATGTTAGATAATAATTATTCATTAAAATCAAAATTTGATGAATAAGCACTCGCATTAAATTGGTCATTATTCAAATTATTCTTGATATAATAATCTCTGGCCTTTTTGGAAAAGTTATCAGGATTAGAAAATTCTTCAATTGGCATTTGTTTTACGTTATAAACATGAGAAAACCTGTCTGCTTTTTGTAAATATGTTGAACAATCTCCATGTAATGTCGTTAATAATTGTGAATTATTAGGCCCTGAAACTTGACAGGCTTGAACACCAATTGTGTTTGTATTACATGTACATTTTTCTAATTCAAACTCTACATATTCACCCTTATATAATGTGTGAAACTCTTTTTCGGATAATCTTAGATTAGACCAGTGAACAAAAACATCACATTCTTCAGATTCGTTTTTATGAGTTATAAATCCATAACCTAGTTTACTATTAAACCATTTTACTCTTCCAACTAATCTATTGTTATTATTACTAGTCATTGACGTATGTTTAGAAATTATAATTTACAAGTATTATTCAATTTTTAGAATAAAATTTTTTATCTATTAAAATTTACTCTAAAAAATATAGGCTATTTATAATAGTAATATGAATTTAGCATTCTTATTTTCAAATTCTAATTGTGTATTCATTTCAATCCTTTTTATTGTATTAATTGTTATTGTTTCTACATTTTTTAAAAACACTAAAGAATCATTTCCGCCTGTTTCGCCAGATATGTTGTATAGTCAAGTGAAAGACGGCATGCTTGAGGGGTGTTATGAATCAGGAGCATCTCTTATAGGAGACGGCGTTTCACTTAATACAGGTGCTCCTGATTATTATTCAAACAATTATGTGCGCGGTCTGGCGACGAGTGCGGTTGGGCCCGCATTGCAATCTCAGGTATCATCATATCTGGACAACGCTAAAATCGGCGAGCTCGTCGACGCGGCCGGGGTGCACAACCAAAGTATGTGTGAATATAAAGGATGTATAGAACCTGGTTACGTAAACACTATCGAATCACCTCCAGATAATCTTGATAGTGATCAAGCATTGTGTGGTGATAAGGTTGAAGTATCTAATAATTGTCTCGATGGGCAACAAGAGTACAATGGAAAGTGTTATCAACATCATACTACAATAACCGCAGAGGGTGGGAATTGTAGTTATTTGAGTGATCGTGGTAGTAATTTAAAAAAATGTAATCCGGACGAGCGTGGAGCTGGTAGATATTATGAAAATAATGAAGGTACTAAAATATTTTGTGAAATTGTAGATGACAACTGTGTTTCCGTCGTCGGCGACAAGGCGCATGAAGTTGAAGGAGCGAGATGTATAGATGTTGGGACTTGTCAAGAAGTTATTGGTAGTGGTGGTGCGAGTGAAAGTTGTCCTGAAAAATGTTATGGTTGTGACAAAACTCCGCCAAAAAACAATTGCTCTCAAGTCGGGGAAGCCAGATGTACAGAAGGCAGGTATGTTTGTAACGAGGGCAAAGTTATTGACGGCCAATGCCCTGAAGCTGATAGAGTTGGATGTACATGGGATGGTACTAATTGTGTGCCTAGTAACGATTGTGAAGGTGTAGCCACTGGTGAGAGCCAATGTCACGCGTTGCTAAACGATACTGAATGCGCACAATGCCCTGGAGCTAGGTCCGAAGTGACAGGATTATATAACGATGATCGCGGTCAAGGTTGTGGTAGATTAGGTGAAGACAGATGTACAGAACGATATATTAAAAGTAGTAATGGGGAGGAATATATACAATGTAAATGGGTAAGCGGGGCATGTGAAACGGACGACGAAAACCCATGTGGAGGTATACAACCTCCAGACACTGTCGACGATGATGTTTCTCCTACATCATACTGTGTTGAAGATCAAGCCACTACACCTGTAGCTGGGAAACAACTTGATACAAGTGATGCTAATTATAAGACTATTTCACAATTAGCGAACACTGAGTACGTTCATGATCAAACCTTGTGTTCATATATAGATGATCCATCCATTGTTTCTCCTACATCATACTGTGTTGAAGATCAAGCCACTACACCTGTAGCTGGGAAACAACTTGATACAAGTGATGCTAATTATAAGACTATTTCACAATTAGCGAACACTGAGTACGTTCATGATCCGACCTTGTGTTCATATATAGATGATACATCCATTATATTCCAGACTAATCAAATAAATAATGCAATTTATTACCTTAATACAGCAGAGATGAAAACAGACCTGGACTTTGCTATAGCAGAAGGAGAGAATTTACGCAATAGGTTAGAAGCTGAGGGTAGCACTGAAACAGCAAAACTTTCAGAATTACAAAATGCTATAACTATGGCACAAGTTAAAATACAGAATTTGGCGACTGCTGCGACTGCTCAAAATGAAGCAAATGAGATTAATCAAATAAATAATGCAATTTATTACCTTAATACAGCAGAGATGAAAACAGACCTGGACGTTGCTATAGCAGAAGGAGAGAATTTACGCAATAGGTTAGAAGCTGGGGGTAGCACTCAAACAGCAAAACTTTCAGAATTACAAAATGCTATAACTATGGCACAAGTCAAAATTCAGAATTTGGCGACTGCTGCGACTGCTCAAAATGAAGCAAATGAGATTAATCAAATAAATAATGCAATTATCAACCTTAATAAAGCAGAGATGAAAACAGACCTAGACGTTGCTATAGCAGAAGGAGAGAATTTACACAATAGGTTAGAAGCTGGGGGTAGCACTCAAACAGCAAAACTTTCAGAATTACAAAATGCTATAACTATGGCACAAGTCAAAATTCAGAATTTGGCGACTGCTCAAAATGAAGCAAATGAGATTAATCAAATAAATAATGCAATTATTTACCTTAATAAAGCAGAGACGAAAACAGACCTAGACGTTGCTATAACAGAAGGAGAGAATTTACACAATAGGTTAGAAGCTGGGGGTAGCACTCAAACAGCAAAACTTTCAGAATTACAAGAATCTATAAATGATGCTATTCTTCGAGGAAGAATCCTGGAATCAATTGAAAATAGCAAACCCAACGATAATACAACTCTGACTCAAAATATAATAGATGGGAGTAATTTGGGGGTTAAAACAAGTATCTTGACTGATGCTGCCGACAGAGCAATAGAAAATCTTGTGAAAAAATATTCGGTAGGGATGATGGGGGCTATGATAGAAGAAACAAGTGTTGGAAGTGACGCAGCGTGGCCAGAGCCTGTTAATAATTGTTTAACTGAATGTAATATGCTTGATAATTTAGGAGTTTGGGATCATGTTTCTGATAAACATAATATACCACAAAGTAAAACGGGGTTTGGAACTTTGGATTATTGTGATTACAAGTGTCAAAATATGAAAAAATATTGTTGTGAAGGTAGCCTCGGGTGTGAAGGAGGTGACAATTCTAATATTTATGTAAGCGATCAAAAAATATGTTATAAAAAAACCGGATCAACACACAATAATAATGGGTGCAAACAAATAAATAATAACAATTGTGAATTCGAATACCCCTTTGACGTAAATAAGAATAAAACATATACCGATAGATTTTTTAAAAATCATAACACTGTGGGGGCATATGCATATGCATATGAATATGATAATTACCCAATTGATGACGACTTCGAGGAATACGAAGAGGAGCCAAGAAAAGCCAAAGAATATTGTATGCCATTAAATACAGTAGGTCAAAATAAATGTATTAATGATGTTGAAATGGTGGTGAAACAGCAACAATAATCTACCTATTGGGCTATGTATAAAGAAATAAATTATAAAAAGCCCAATTTGTGTATATTTGTATAAATATAATAAAGTTTAAGTAAAAATATGGTAAAATGTCCAAAGGAGGTAATATTTAGTGGAGGAAATTTTGCAACAATATCATTTTTAGGATGTATTCAAGCATTAATTGAAAATAAGGATTTTGAAATAAAGAGTATAAAACGGTGGGTTGGTACATCTGGTGGTGCAGTAATAGCATTTTTGTTAGCAATTGGTTATAATCCAAAAAAAATTTTAAATGTTATAAAAGAAGTGCCAATATCAAAAATAAGTGAATTATCATCAGATAAGTGGTTAACATTTTTTGATAAATATGGTTTACATGATACAAAATGTTTCAGAGACTTACTAAAAATATTTTTAACCCATTTAGATTATTGTGAAAAAATAACTTTTATGGAGTTTTATGAAAAAACAGGAATAGATTTAGTATTTACAACATTTTGCTTAAATACTGATTCATTGGAAGTATTGAATTATGAAAAAACCCCGGATTTAAAATTACTGGATGGTTTATGTATGGCTATTGCGGTACCGTTTCTATTTTTACCAGTATATTATAGAAATAGAATGTATGTAGATGGTTTTCTTGTAAGTAATCATCCGATAGAAATGTGTTCTTGTAATGGAGAAGAATCAATAAGTTTTAGTTTAAAAAATTCAAAAAAATATTATGATAAAATAGATTTAGTAACTTATTTAAGAATTTTGATAAGATCACCATTAACAAAGTTACAAATAGTAAACTTGAAATGTTATAAGGGTAAAAACTATTCAATATTATGTGATCATGAATTTGACGCATCTTTTGAAATAAGCCCAGAAATAATTCAAAAATTTTATGATTGTGGATATAAAACAGTAAAAGAAGAAGTTGTTATTAAAGAAGTAAAAGAAAAGGCTGTTATTAAAGAAGTAAAAGAAAAGGTTGTTACTAAAGAAATAAAAAAAAGAGGGAAAAAGAAATGTGTAAAAGAGAATAAAGATTAGAATTATGATTTGTTAATAAAAACATATTTTGAAGCGGCACCATATATGCGAAAAGTCCTTATTATTTTAGGAATCATAGGAATAAATGTAAAAAGAAGCAAATAATTCTTGTAAGAAAAAAAAAATTGTAAACAATTCATTAACAAATAATATAAACAATTTACTTAAGTTGTGAGAGATTCAATAAAAGTAGAATAAAGATGTATAAGTTCAAATTTACCTAAAGAGTTTTGTCTAACAGTCATAGTAGATAGTGAATAATCTAAACTGTTAAAGCGGTCTTTCAATAAATCGATATTTATATTAGCTTTAATGAAATGCCAACTTTTAGGTCTAAGATTTTGTAAACCTTGGTCAACAATTTGTCCGCATTTTCCACCATATGCTCTAATTGCAAAGTGTGCTCCTTGTGGGGGTGTAGGTTGATTATTATCGTCTTTTTCACCATATGGTATGAAATCAAAATGTGGATGAGTTTTACTATATACTGTAATTTGTCTTGGAACACATGAGCGAACCCATATTTGGAAGCAACATTTAGCACTCATTTTTGGAGTAAAACAGCAAGGATTAAGTGGCAAATCTTCAGAATATTGTAATATAAAGTTAAGATTAAGTTTATTTTGTACACTAACTTTATTGAATGTTCTTGGTATTATAAAGGCAATAACATCAGAAAACTGTGCACATTTATTGAAAAATTTGATTGCAAGGGATGAGACTCTCCCGAATGGGGGGTTACCAATACAAATATATGATTGATTAGTAGGAGTATATGAAAGGAAATCTTGTTGAATTATACCTTCATATTTTGGTTGTATATCGAGTCCTATTCTTTTTTGTGGGTTCATAAGTTTATAAAATGAGCCACAACCAGCAGATGGTTCAAGTTGTATGTCATATGATTCTATATTTACCTCTTTTTTAAGTATTTCAAAACATTTAATAGATACATCTTCATTAGTATAGAATTGGTCCATGAATGATTATATGAAATGAATATTATATATGATTTTTGAAAATAGAATAAAGAGTGAACTTGAATTGAATGAATAATGAAAGTTCATCCGGAAATTGAAGACCGAATAACTAAGTATTTTTCTCAAGGGATGTTAAATACAATATTTTATGGTGGTAGGGGTGTTGGAAAGCATACATTAGTATTAAAAATGTTAAATTCTGGGAAAAATGAGAAGGAGAAAATAAGAACTTGGGAGGATACTGGTGTAAGATTTTATTCAACATCATCATATATACGTTTTGATGCGAAAGAGTGTGTAAGAAAAAAGGCAAATTTGCCGAAAATAATAGAAGAAATAGGTAGAACGCGTGATATATCAGCAGATTGTAGTAAAATAATTTATATTCGTTATTTAAATTATCTTGGTGAACAGCAAGAAGCTTTTAGACAATTGGTGGAAGATACATATTTGACATGTAGATATGTATTTACATGTAGAAATATTGACAGTGTAGATCCGGCTTTAAATAGCCGATGTTTTTTGATACGTGTGCCTAGACCAAAGCCTGAAAAATTGTTGTATTTTTGTAAACAATTGATTGCAAACGATGATATGTATTTATTAAAACAAATGGTAATTGAGTCTGAAGGTAATTTGAATAGTTTAAAAAATTTAACAATGTTACATAAAAAAATCTCAAAAAGAGAGGGATATGAAACATATGGTGATATACATTTGGAAGTAGCAAATTCGATTCAGGAAAAGTTGGCAAATGCGACTAATTTATCATCAATACATTCATTAGCAGAAAAGTATCATTATAGTGAATTATCAATTTTAGATATATGTCGTCGTATGAAAAATATGGATATTTTTTTAGTTAAATTACAAAAATATGCGGCAATATTGAATCCGTCTTTGTATGATACTATATTATTGTTTCTAAATATTACAAAGGTGTGTAACAAAGAAATGAATTATTAAAAAGTTCCCAAATAATATGGATGCTTTATTAGTAAGTGGTGGATTAGCGGCCGGAGGCTGGCTTTTAAACGCAAAGCAGGAAAATGAAAAAAACACATCTCAATCTAAGGATATTTACGATAATCGTGTATTAGATTCAAAAATGTATGAAAGACAGACAATGGAAACTCATCTTGCGGGTAAAAATACGGTTAGCAAGTTATTGGAGCGCCCAGAATCAAGTCGTTCAAGTAATATCGATAATATGAATCAGAGTATGTCATTAACAGGTGAGATGATGCGAAATGATGATTTTAAACACAACAATATGGTACCATTTTATGGTAGTAATGTGAAACAAAATACTGATTCTGATGCGAACAGTGGTCTTGTAGAAAGATATACTGGAGTATCAGATCTAAGTATTAGAAAGGAAGAAACTGCTTCATTGTTTGATTTACAACAAGAAAATATTTATGGTACGCAAAATGTGTCAGACAAGATGAGAGACCGTTATTCTGCATCGAATTTCAAACAAGGTGTGCCACTGATAGAACCTGTAAGAGTTGGACCTGGTTTGAACAAGGGTTATAGTTCACAACCATCAGGAGGTTTTCAGCAAAACGATGCATTGGATTATGCTCGTCAACCAACTGTAGATGAGTTGCGTGTAGCAACAAATCCGAAAATGAGTTATGAAGGTAGAATAGTAAGGGGTTTTAAGGGTACAAGACGTGGAATGACTCCAGTAGTAAATCAAAATAGAGTAATAAGATTTCATTCACATGGAGATATACCAAGAATGAATACAACAGTAGTAACAAGTGGTGAAACATCAAGAGAGGTATTCACCGATAAGCCAACAAATAGACAAGATACTTTATATTCTTATTCTGGTCCAGCGGGTCCATCTGTATTAAAGGGGGGTGAATCTTTAGAAGCTTATAGTAATCAAACAACTCACAAACAAGATTTGGAGGGTTATGGATTTCGTAATGCTACAAATCAAAATAGAGAGTCAAAATTAAAGATTCAGTATTGTTCTGAAGTTAGAAAAGAAGAAACAAAAGAAAAATCATATTTGGGACATGCAACAAGTTTGGTAAACAAGATTGTGGCACCAGTACAAGATTTATTACGACCAACACTAAAAGAAACTAATATTCACGATGGTTCTATTGAACGTAATTTTAGTAGTGTAAGAAAGAGTCAAACAATTCATGATACAAATGATGTGGCAAGAACAACATTAAAAGAATTAGGAATACATGATAATCGTTTAGGTTCAATAAATGTATCTGGTTCTGGAAGAGCAGAAGATCCGGCACCAACAAATAAAACGGCAAGAGAAACTCTAAAACAATGGATAGAGCATGCGAATCCAACTGGACCTGGAGTAAGAAATAGTGCTTATAATATTGATAATGCAAAAAAGACGGTAAAAGAAACTACATGTGATAATAAACATAAGGGTATTGCGACTCAATCAAAAGGGGCTGCTTATATTACAAATCCCAAAAATGCACCCGAAACAAGTAGACAACATGTATCAACTACCGAATATTCGGGACAAGCAAATGGTAGAACTTATGGTGCATATTCTGTTACAGATACAATAGCGCCAGAAACAAATAAAGAAAATACTTCAAACAATTCATATATTGGTAATGGCCAAGGTGAAGAAAAACCCACATCTTACGCTGATATTTATAATGCTACATTGAATGATCTAAGAGAAGGAATTTCAAAAGGTCGTGAACCAACAAAAACAAGTATAAAACAAGTATCAGATGCAAAACACATTGGAACTATGGAAGAAAGACAAGGACTGGAACAAAGAACGGTAATGAGTATGACACCAGTTCAAAATACAATGGCAGATTCTGATTCAGTAAATATGAAGACAAGCAAATGTCAGTTTGATACAAGTTCTCGTTTAGATTCTTCTAATGTTGATGCGTTTGTTGAGAATCCGTATACTCAACCTTTGGACAGCACTCGTTAAGTTTCCACATTTTACAAATACATGCATAAAGATAATATGGATCATGTTCAAAATGATTAAGATGTTCTATAGCATTACCAAGAATAATTGCGTAATCTATTTTAGATGAATCAAAACTAACCTGTTTGAATAATTGTTTTGCAATATCCATATGTGAATAACCTATATTTTCAAGACTATATAGTTGTTTAATACGTTTACTAAGACTATTGTCATATAATATGTCATTATATGAAAATGGCAAATGTGAAAATTCCATAATATCCCTTTTATTCACATATTTAACTTGTAAAAAATACAAAAATGTACATAATTTGCCTTCAGAATATTTTATACATTTATCAACAACTTTTTTATTGAATCTATAATTTTCCTTTTTAAGTATTTTTTTGGCAATATCCAGAAGATTTGCTTCAGATGGTGTTTTCATATTAAATGTGATTGCCCAAGATGATAAATCAATATGATGAGTGGATTCAAGTACACAAACAATTATTGAAGTTGTTGATAAAATATTATACAAAACAAACAAAAATTGGCTGGACATTTTATGTAAATTTTCTATAATTAGCCATTTATGAATACTATTTGTTTTTGAATTAATAAAACTATGTAATTTTTCTTTAGAGTCTATTGTTTTTAGAGAAAGATGATTCAACCATAATGTGTTTTCATTTGGTGTAACAGTATTTAAAAAAATTTTGATAAGAGTTCTTTTACCACTGCTAACATCACCAGATAGTACAAAATGTGAGAATTTATTAAGTCGAATCATATTTTTAAGATAAGTAACCACATTTTTATTAGAAGAAATTTCATCAAGTGTTTTTGGGCGATATAATTCATACCAAGACATTAATACTAATTGTGTCAAAGTCTTTAATATAATATAGATAATTGTATATACAGGCTTGGTGTCGATAATGAAGCCATTAATAAAAATGATTAATAAACAGGTGTATTTAGTAAAATAAAATAAAATTACATAAGAATGTTATTAACATATTGCGAATTTTGTAATAAAAAGAAAATGGTATTAATGACTTGTACTTGTGGAAAAACATTTTGTTTAAAACATAATTCACCTGAAAAACATAGATGTGAAAGAATTTTAAAAAAAGAAACCTTAATAAAAGATTACGAATTAGAAGCAACAGGCGCGTTCAAAAAAATAGAAAAGATTTAAGTACGCTCTGAAATTTGTTTATAAGTAATTGGTGGGATTGGAGATGGTTCGTTTTGAATAGCATTTTTGTATGGAAAATTGGAAGATACATATTCATATTCAATACGAGTAGTATTTGTAGGATTTGATGCAATTTTTTTAATAACAGAAGCTCCATATTTGTTCCAAGGATGGAAAGCTTCTCTTTGAGTGAAAAATTGTACAACCGACAAACTTAATAAAAACAACAAAGTAAATCTCAAAAACAATTCAAGTGTGCACATAATATTAATAGTATATATATTTAATTCGAATAAGCTGTACCGGCCATACCTCCTGTAATTCTAAGAATATTATAATTAACTGCAAAAACAAATATGTTATAATCAGTTTTAAGAAGATTATATTTTTCGCCTTTATGGGGTAAAATATTGTTGATTGCAATATTATTAGATGCCGGGTGTAATTCATTAGTTTCAACTTCTAATTCTATGGAACCAATTCTGGACATATTACATGCACCAGAAGGTTGATTTGAATATGGATCAAGACAAAATGAATAAATACTAATACCTGGTTTATCACATTTAAATTTATGTTGATATAATTGTAATCTTTCAAAAAAAGTAGAATCTCTTGAAGAATATCTTTCTACACCATCAAACAATATGCGACTATTTTTGATTATAGTTTCTGAAAAATAATTGAAATTAAATTTAGTTGGTAATAAAGGATATTCAAACTGTTTTAAACTATAGTTTCCATGATTAGGATCCTCAAAAAAAGTTTTAAATTCATTTCTTAGAATATTATTTGTATTATTTGTTTGGCGGGCCCATGATGGTAAACTAGTGGTTTGGTCAATAGAATAATTCCTCATAACTAAAGAAACATCATCAAATGATACGAAATTACCATTATCGTCTTCAATATAACTACCGTCATCATATTTTTTATAATATAGTTCATCTTCTGTTTCAGCTCCAGTATTTTTAATATAAATTTTAGAATTAGGTGGAATATATTCATCTTTCCAATTAGTATAGTTATTATGTCTGTTGAAAACAGAAGAAATATCAGATCTTTGTGCAAACCATACCATATATTTAACGGGATGATTGAATTTTAAATTAAGTGATTTAGAGCCAGAAACACCGAGAAAAGTTTGTCTATTGACTTGTTCTATTAAATATTCATGATTATTGTTAGCGAATTGTCTTCTTTCATCTTCATCTAAGTAAATATAATTAACAAGCAAATGAGTATCAATGTTCCATCCTTCCATATTTTTAGTACCATCGGATAAGGTGTTACCGTTAATAAAGTTTTTTGAAGGAATATTTGTAATAAAATTTCCAATATGATGGTCGTCTATTAAAACATTGGGTGCAATTCTGGATTTAAATTTATCGGAATTTGGGTCTGTATCTATAATAGTATACAATTCAGATATAGGTCTTAATTTGAATTCGATCTGTACATCATGATATTGAAGAGCAATAAGAGGTAAAGCAAGTCCAGGATTTGTTGTAAACCAGAATGGAATTGGAACATATATTTGTCTTCCTAAAATAGATGGTGGTTGCAAATATGGATTTTTTTTGAATTCAGAAAATGAATAATTCGAAGAATCTGGATTAGTAGATTGGGTTGGATCAAGTGATGATGTTGGATAAAATCCATTATTAATTCCGTCATGAGCGGGCATAAAAATTTCTGGCGCATGACCCGTCATTCTATCAAATGCATTTTTACCACCAGTATCTAAAAATAATTCATGCCATATTTCTATCCATTGACCATATAATTCACTAACTTTATTACCACCAATTCTAAGAATACATTCTTTAATAACTTGTGAACCAATATTTGGAATCCATTGAAATTCATAAGCAGTATTGTATTCCGTTTGACTATTATCGGTTTCTGTTTTATATTGTGTTTTATATCCGGAATATATGTTAGGTATATTGAATGCAAAATAAACCTTATCGATTAAGTCAGCATTTCTTGGAATTTTACAACGAATCGTGTTATCAACTGCGGAAGAGGTGTATAAAAGACCTTGTGGACCATCAAAATCAATACGAATATTTTCCATAGCAAAATTAGTATGTCTTTTGTATACAGATTTGAAATAAGTTATTTGTGGATTACCGTTTAAATATATATTTTGAGCACCATATCTAAGCAGTTGTATTTGTCCTCCACCCATATTAAATATAACTGGTATATCTTTTCCTTAAATTTAAATGTATAAATTTATTTAAGGCCAGTACATTTTTGTGTATTACATGTTTTAATATCATTTTGAGTTCCACAAGAAGCACCTGCTGTATATTTCATTTGAACTTCGTTGTTTATTACAGGATATCCTGGGAAACCCAATCTGCTAAAATTCAGGTCGTGTCTCTTGTTTTCACTTAAAATAGCAATAAGTAAACTAATACCAAATAATACTAAAATTAATAGATTAACTGTCATAATAGTTGGAAGAGAATAACCGAGAGACATGCTTAAATATCCAGTAATAATAAATAAACTAATGCATAACAATGATGAATTAAGTATTTTGTTTATAAATTGTCTTCTAAGTAACATATCGGTATTAAGTTGTGATTGACGAAGAAGTGTGGAATTGTCATCTATTAGATTAATATATTCATGATTACGATTGGCACGGATTTTTTCATATAAATCGTGTAATTGGCTGGAATCTGTGTGCCAATTTTCTGTTGCAAATTCGGCACTTTTTTGTACATCATCAATATGAACATTCTTTTCAAATTTAGCACGTGAGGCTCTTCTGTATAACTGAGCAAAAAAGTTACTTTCTTCTAATAGTTGATTATGATAAGTTTTTGTAAAAAGAGATGAATATACTTTATAATAATATTCCGGATTATGGTCTACAATCATTTCCCATATTGGTGTTCCTTCTTTATTAGTGTCAGTTTCTCTATCTCTAATAGCTTTTAAACCGTTAAGAAGATTGTTAAGCTTTGGGGTATCGTGGTCTACAGAGCTTAGTATCTCCAAAAAGTCATTTAGTTCGCCATCATTTTCTAAAGGAAGTGGCGTATCTTGATAACTATATAAATACGGTGTATTTTGGAGAAATGTGGGATTTTCTAAAGCAGCACCATCATCTTCTAATACAGATGTCATTAATATTAACACGTATTATTTATTTTGCGGTTGTACAAGATGGGGATTGTTGTGTGGCACTTAGAGTAAGATTGACTATACTTGAATCGGGTGTGTCTGATAAATCAGAGCTTTTAGCGGGGCCTTTAAGATACAAATTATATATATCTCTTGGAGATAGAACACGTGTAAAATATTTAAATCTTGAAATAAATCCATTTATTGTTCTTTCATTATTCGAAGAAAGACTACCCATGTAGAATGAACCTGAGTTGTTTGATTGTACTGGTTGTGCTAATATGAATGTTCTTGTTAATTTACCATTTAAGTACAGGTCCAGTGTTTTTTCCCATATTGTAATGGTAATGTGATTCCAAGCCTGTAATGGTAGATTAATTAAACGATGAGTATCATCATTATCAAGTCCAAGTTCACAAGCAGCTCTTGGAATTCTGGCATTATCTGAATTTGATAACCAAATTTGTAATTCATTGTTAGAATCTCCAAGAGCTACATTCAAATTATTACCAATATGTTCTCTTCTAAATATATATTTAGGCTTGTCTTGTGTCATTTCCCATTGCGAAACGTACATCCAAAAACTATACGTGTGAGCACCTCCGGATGCTGGTAGAATTCCTGTACATGTTTGCATATCAGCTTCCATTTTGACTGGTTTATCAACAACTGTAATTTGATTTTTACTATTTCCACTAAATTTGGATATAGTCATTTTAATAATCAATATTACAGCACATGTCAAAACGAGTAGCAATAAAAATCCAAGTATTGATCGAGCTTCCATAATGATAATATCTAATATAAAAAAAATGGAATAAGATAATTATGGAAAGTGTATTTGAATATATAAATAATAGTGATCAAAGTGTTGCACTAGAAATATTTTTGGGAATCGCTATTTGTGCGGTGATTTATGCAATATTATACATAATCAAGTTAGTCGCAAAAAAATCGAAATCTGGTGCAGATGACAGCCCTGTCATCTTAAACGGACTTGTTGATGGACAATATTCTCGTGAAGTATTGCAAAATCCAAATGAAGAATATAGTAAAACATTAACACGTTCGCAAAATGAAAGCGGTGGTATTGAATATACATATTCTTTGTGGATGTACATTAATGATGAATCATTTAAAGAAACAAATAAAGACTGGCATCATGTATTCCATAAGGGTCCAAAAATAGAAGATTTTTCCAGAGAAGAACCTGAAAAAATAAGTCAAATACAAGCGCCAGGTTTATGGTTATCAGGAAAAAGAAATACAATGCGTCTATATGTTAATAGTTTTGATTCAGCAAATGAATATGTTGAAATAAGTAATTTACCTGTTAAAAAATGGATTCATTTAGTATACACTCAATCTAATTTTGTATCAAATATTTACGTTAATGGAAGATTGAAAACAACTCACACCTTGACTACTTTACCAAGGCAAAATTATTACGACCTTTATTTAACGCAAAATGGTGGTTTTTCGGGATATTTGTCAAGTATGCAATATTTTAATTATTCATTACCTCCATCGCTTATTTATGATTTGAATGTAAAAGGTCCATCTCTGACTCCAAATACAGACCCATCTGCACAACAAGATGACGGATCAAGTTATATGGATGTTTCAGCACCATATTTATCAAATCGTTGGTGGGTAGATGATGTAACCAAGAACTAATTAAAATCAATTTTCAAACTGAAAAAACAATAATTATAATTAATATGGTAAAGAATCAGTTATTCAAAACAAATCCACCAGAGGATTTGTGTCTGGATGTTGTTAAAGCATTTGGACTTATTTCATTTGACGATGTTACAAATTTTTCCAAAAAGGATCTAGAAATAATAGGGACTGTAAATAAATTATATGAATTAAAACCGCGTTTAGAAGAGTACTATATACCGTGTAAAGCAAGAACATATTTAAATGATATTACGCCAAAAAACTCAATAACAATCTTAAGACAAATACTTAGGTGTGTTAATCGCACTGTATCGTCAAAAGAAAAATATGTTAGAGCTGCAAAGTATGTTGTTTATCAAATAATACCAAAAGATTTTAAACAATATCAGCCAGTTCAAATAGAAAATGAATCATCATATCTTATCAACTTTGATTAATTTGGAAAAAAGAAATTTATTAAAAAATAAATTGCTCCAAAACAAATTGATTGTAACACTTTACCGGAATTGTTAAGTTCATTATTAGTAGTAAAGCTAATATAAGGAATTTTAGAAAACATATCTACAAAAATATTAGTACAAAAAATAAAACCAATAAAGATCACAGTGTAAAATATTGACATTTTTACAATTTTGTAAATATAATCCATATCCATAGAATTTAATACTTTTTGTATACCTTGGGGAGAAGGCATTTGTTCATTATTTGATGAATATATTGGATTTCTTTGTTCTACAACGGTTTTTTGTACAACAGGATTCGATATATTTGGTTTTAATTGAGATTTAGAAACATGTGGTTTGTTTATTTGATTTTTAATAACTGGATTTTCAGTTGGTGGTTGTTCTAAATCAAATGTTGGAGGTATTGAATCATTAGATGTATCTAATTGATTGAGTATTTTGTTAACAAGATCAGTATCATTATCCGTATTGTTTGGAAGTTCTGAAAGCTTTGTAGTATTTTTATCGTTAGTCATATACTATAATTCCGAATCTGTTATTTTAAAATATGAACGCAATATAGAAGTTTTATGTTCAATTATCAATAGATTTTTGTAATTTGCTTAATTCACTATATTGTTTGAATAATTTTTCTGTTTTGCCATCACCATGGAATTTGTCAACAAGTGATAATCCTTTTGAGATGACAGGTTGCATCTGTGATATTACATTCATTAGTTCAGTTTGTTGTTTTATTAAAGATGTAGTATCTTTTGTCATATTTTTAAGGGTTTTTGGATCAAAGTTTTGGAGAGCATCTTTAATTGTAGAACCCATATCAATAGGATTGTCATCAATCGGTTTTGAATCATCTTCATCATCTTCATCTTCGCCTGCGTCGACTTCGGCATCAGTAGAACTACTTTCATCATCACTATCATTCGATAGATTCTTTAGTCCAGATTCTGAATAATTTTCAACTCTACATAATGTAACATTCATGACACAAGACAAAATACCCGCAAGTCCAAAAGAAACATAAACAGGTGTTTCTAACACATAATGACATAAACTAACAACAAAAAGAAATAGAAAAACAGATTTCCAATCTTGTATGTATGTTTGTGTCCATAATACACAAATACTGATTATAATAATTAAGGTTTCAACAACCATCATATAATTATGGGTTTTAATTTTTTTAAAGCAATATATAGAAATTTAACAAATATTGGAAAAAATATTGGATTGAATATTATTGTGTTAATATTATATGCTTCGAGAAAGACACGTACTTATATATCATATGTAAAGTATAAAATTCGTATTTACAAAAAAAGTGAAGCGCGTTTATGTGTTGATAAAAGATTTTATGAAAAAGAAAGCTCAAACCAACAGGTAGTATTCCCTTTTTATAATTTTTGTGAAATTAAGTGTATTAATATTGTTGGTAATCAAATCAAATTAACAGATGTTCAATTCGAAAATATTAAAAATATTGGTATAATTGTTGATTCCAAAACTAATAAAAAGCCAAAAATAAGTATAAAAGATGTTATTAGTTTTTGTAATTTATCAATAACAATAGATAATATGATTTTTAATGCATATCCGTGGGATAATGTGAAATCAATTGAATTAAGTTCACAAGAGCCTTGTATTATTGAATAAGGTAATATAAATATTATAAATATAATGTATGAAGGTTTTTTTGATTTTATAGAAAATTTAGCTAAGAAAAATGAGGAAATAGTTTTATCTGAAGAGATATTTCAGTCAATGATACCAATTTTTAAAAGATTTGGTTTAGATCAAGATGAAATCCACCGTTGTTGGTTAAAATATAAAATTTTAGCTCATTCTGAATGTAAAAATAAAGATGAAATAGATTTTATTATTGATAGTATAATAGTTCATCCAGAAACTCCAAAACCAGTATTACATGCACAAAAACAGATAAAATGGTTAGACAGCATACCACAACCAGAACAAAGAACAAAAGAATGGTATACATATAGACATAATGTAATTACAGCAAGTAGTATGAGTAAGGTGTTTGAGGGTAAAACATATTATAATTCAGTTTTGAAAGAAAAAGTTTTACCTGAAAAAAAACACTTTAGTGGTTCATCAAATGCCCTTCAACATGGTGTTAGAAATGAACCTGTCGCGCAATCTATTTATGAACTAATAACTAAATCAAAAATTTCAGAATATGGTTGTATTAGGCATCCAGAAATAAATCATATTGGTGCTTCCCCAGATGGAATTGTTACAGAATCGTTTGTAAATGACGATTTACTATTAGGGCGTATGTTGGAAATAAAATGTTTATACAGTCGTCGATTAACAGGTATTCCTCTATATAAATATTGGGTACAAGTTCAAATACAGTTAGAAGTATGTGAATTAGAATATTGTGATTTCTTTGAATGTAAGTTTAATGAAAATTTATCTGAAGAAAAATTCTTTGAGAAACTAGAAAATGGAACAATTGGTGAATATCACGGAAATATAATTGAATATACAGAAATTAGTAAGGATTCTTCAGAAAGTAGTAAAACAAAATGGATTTATTCACCTATAAATTTATCATATAGTGAATATTTGAAATGGAGAGATAATGAAATTGCCCCATTTTTAGAAAATAATAGTAATTTGTGGTATAATAAAACATTTTATTGGGAATTAATCAAATATTCGAATGTTACAATCAAAAGAAATCGCAAATGGTTCAAACATGTAAAACCGAAGATAGAGTCATTTTGGAATGATGTAGTGGAAAGACGTAAAAAAATTGATAATGATGATACGGGTAAATTAGAAAAAACAATGTTTCCCAAAAAAGAAACCAATAAAATGGACTCAATAAAATTAGATATATGTATGATAGATGATGATTATATAAATAATAAAGATAAAAAAAGTTTATGCGGCATTGGTGATAACTCAAATATGTGTTTTGAAACAAAAGAATGCCATGCTTCTCCAAAAGAGAAAAAAATAAAAAAACAAAAAACAGTTATATGTCTTATTGATGATGAGTTTTAAGAAAAAATTAAAACTTTAACTATATCATGGAAGAACTAAAAGGAATCCAATATAATACACCTCTATCAAGAGCTTTTTTTTCAAGAGAAAATATAGATGGTTTGCAAACAAATATTAGATATAATGTATGGCTATCTTCAGGAAAAAAACACATTATTGGTAAACAAAATTCTAGTGAATTAGTTGTAATAATGAGATCTATTTTTTTACAAAACTCAAAAAATAGAGATTCGAATATTTTGTATCAAGTAAAAGATCTTAACAAAATTGTTTTAGATTATACTGTAGACAAAATTTTAACACAAGTAAAACAATATATTAGTTATAAAAACGATATATCAAATCCTCGCCAAATTATGGATCATAGCGTTAATACATCTATTCGCGGTAGTCGTCAATTAGAACAAAATCCATGGTAAACAATTATATAAGTTAGACATAAGATAATTATTTTAATGAGTAATAAAGACTTAACATGGAGTGATTGCGATGTTGCGCTCGCAGGATTTTCAAACAATTCTGGATTTGAAGATTCAAAAAAGTCAAAATGGAAGTATCATATGTATAAATTTGTATATTATTGTGGTAATATTAACGCGGGTTTTAGTTTAATTTCATTACTATTTTCAAGTTATTCATTAGTTTATTTGAAAAAGTATATTTTGGTCACTATGCCTTCGTTTTATTGCCTTGGTTATTTTTTGTATAGTGCAAAATTCTGTTATAATAGTCTAATTTCGGAATCATTTAATGAATTAATAGTATGTTGTAAAGAATCTAATAAAGATTTTAAAGATGAAAAAGAACTATTTAATAAGTTTTTGGGCAATATTAATTTTAAGACAAATTTGATGGGATTATTCGGCATTATTTGGATTCTTTCAATTAGTAATTTAAAACATGGAATTTTTGGTTTATTGAGTGTATATGTTGGATACAATATGTCTTATTGTTTTTTTCCAAAAAAACTTTTAGAAAAATATACAAAAATCGAAATTAACAGTCAAAATAATCTATGTTCTATGGAAATGGGTAATATACACACTGAATAATTAATCTAAATAAATTTAATCTATATAAAAGTAAGTAAATATGTTAACATCCGAGAAACTTCTTAAACAAAAAAACGAAAAAGAGATTAATAGTCGAATTGATGATACAAGAGTTGAACTAAATAGAGTTAAAACTGAAATGAAGGTATTATGTGATGATTTAAAAGATTTTAAAGAATCATTTAATAATTTTCAAATAGAAATAAATAACAAATTTAAGGAAATATTTGCTTATACAAAACGTTTGGACGAAGCATACTTAAATGGTTTATCTGATTATGATATGCAAGACGGTATTTATAAATCAGACAAAAATGGTTTTGAATCAAAATTAAGTAGTGAAAATATTTTTAGTATAGAAAATGATTCTATTTATGATAAATTATAAAACTTTACAAGCTTTAGCAGTGACTAAAGCAGTTATACATGTTAATAATAATATTATTGTCAAATTATTTAGTTCTGTTTTTGATTTTGTTGTGTTTTCAAAATTTTCTCTTAATTGAAGAGGACCCGGCATACGCGCATTTTTAATGTGCCTGTTTTTGCTTTTTATTTCATAATTTAGATCTTTATTTGTGGTTTCTGTCATAGTGTTATGACCTGCAGTACATTTTGTTTCCCAGTTCCATGTAGACCCAAGATTTGATTCATCATAAATACCATAACCAATTGGCAATGTCATTTCTTTACACTCATCACTCCCCAAATTTCCATTACCACTAGCACCTATAGTAAGTTCAACCGGATTAATATCATATAATTGTTCAAATAAACCAGGTACAAGTCCGCGCCCTTCTGTTATTCCTGTTAAATTACATCCAGTTGCATTATAAAAACTTAAATTCAAAGGAGGTATTGTACCAGTTGGTATGTTTCTAACATATGTATATTTAGTCTTGTCTTTACATTTTGAAGATGATGTTTCTGGATTACATTTACCAGACTCTATAAAATAATTAGACCCAAGGGCAATATCACTACCCTTCATAGTAACACCGCTTCCAAGATAATTAACACTATATTTCAAACCATCATAAACATTTTTAACCATTTCTCTATTAGGGCTTTTAATCTTATCTGGATATTGAAGTAATGAATTTGGCTCAACTTCATAACTTTTTTTTATTAAATCTGGATTTTTTAGTAATTCTTCTGAAGTTATACCATACATATTTTATAATATATATATTTTTTGTCTAACTATTAAATTATTATTTTCCAGCTCATAACAAAATACAAAGGATTATTTGAACTATAATATGATTCAGATGTAGATGCATTACCAGAAGAACTTAAGGCATCATTGTTTCCAACATCTGGAACATTTCCAGATGCAATATTTAGAAATAATCCATAAAATACATACATTTTATCATTTGTTTGGAATGGAACATAACTATTAGAAGAGCCAATAATTGTATCCCAATAAGCATATTCATCAGTAGATGTAGTATTTGAAACAACTGTTTTTGAGAACTCTTGTTCTGATTTAATTTTTATGTCATTTATTATATTATTTGTTGGATCATTTTGAAAAAATATTTGATTCAAACGTATATTGTCTTGAGTAAAGTCAATGTTTCCTATATTATTAGAACTTAAACTAAATATATTTTTAATAGCAATACAAAATATTGCTCCTTTAATCAATGTTTCGGGCGAATTAGTAGATTGAAAATTAGTATGGAGTAATTCATTATCATAATTTTCATTAAGATTTACAAAGCTTGGTATATTATTATCATTACTTAGCAATATACTCGCTTGTCCATTATCAAATGTAATACCATTAGAAGTTATTGATTTACTAACACTATTAGAAGATCTATCAATAGAAATTTGTAAATTATTTATGAATCCAACGTTTTCAACTAAAAAATCAGAACTTACAAAAGTAGGAGAACTAAAAGAATTTAGAACAATAGTATTTGGATTCAAATATGCCATTTGAAATTAATAATAACTTAAACAAAAATTTTTGTTAGCCTATTTCAACACACAATTCAGTAAATTCTTCTTTAAATATCTTCAAAATCAATTTCACAATCTAAATCAGATTCATCGTTATTAGAGTTTTCCTCAATTTTAAGATGACTATTAATCTCTCCATAAGTTCCTAATGTTTTTGCTTCATCGTGTGTATATTTATGAATAATATCAGCTTTTTCATCTTGATATTCTCTAAGTGATAATAAAACTGTATCACCAACACATACCCACACACGTTTTATCATTTTACCTCTAATATGTCCTAATCGCGTTCTACCATCATGACATTTACATTCACATCTACAATTACCTAACATTTTAGATATTAGAGCATATTCTTGTCCAGCTTCTTTAAATATAATTTGTCTTTTGTCTTGTGATTGTTGATTTTTAGACTTTCTAAAATTTTTACCACCTTTTCCTTTATTACGAGGCATTATTATACTTAAAATAATTAATTAAAACATTCTTAAGTCTTAATTAGAATATGAATTAAAAATATATTTAAATACCTCTTGGGGGAGGACCACTTGCTTGTGGATAATAAGGAATACCATTTCTATGGAATGGATATTGAGTAGATGGAGGATTATAAGAAAAATGTTGTGGTTCTGGAATACGAATCGGTATTTGTTGTGGCATTTGTTGTGCAGCATGAGGTAGCTCCATAATTCTTTGTTGTCTTGAATTAACAGCATTGGTAATTTGTGTTGTTACAATCCATTTTCCAAATTTAAAAAACATATCAATAACAAATATTGCTATAATTCCTAAACCAATAAAAATAAGAACGTCTGTCCAAGAAGTAACATTAGTCTTCAGATTTTTGGAGTTTCCCTTTACACATCCAGTACATTTTTCAATACTTTGTATTAATTGGTCAATTTTTTTATCAAAATTAGCTTCAAATGTTCCCACCTCTCTTTCTGAATTATTTGTTTCAATATAATCTGGTTCTTGTGTTTTCCATTGTTCCGCCGGAATCGCTCCACCAAGAAGTGACCCCCGTAAAGGAGCTACTTCTTCCATAACATTGTCTTCGTTTGGAACCGGCTTTTGTAAAATATTTTTTTTTATGGTATTATGAGCAATTTCATCGTTTTTTGTTACATGGTCATTTTTTTCTTGATTTTGATTAAAAGGTGCTCCCCAAGCTTCTTCATATGAACAAAAAGACATTACAATAATAGATATTTAAAAATTTAAAAAATAAAATTAAGTTTTTTCGATTTAGATAAGATGTAAATTATTTTATTGCCCTTTTATAAGAATAATGAAATTATTAAAAGAATCTGTAACTAAGGAATTTTGCTCTTTGCCGGTAATAATAACTACATTTTTAGTGTTGGTATATATTTGTATTGGAATTGATTATGTTTCAAATTATATAAATCCACAAATATTGAATCATCCTTTATTTAGATTTTTAGTTTTAGCCCTTATGGCTATCGCGTTTTCTTTGGACCACTATACAGGAGTTATAATTGGATTTGCTTATTTATTAACAAAACATCAAATGGAAATGAATAAAGAGAATTTCTCTTTCTTAAACTCAAAGCCAACCTTTACACATGTAGAAAAAAAAGCAATTAATTCGAAAAAAAAATACAAGACAAAAGCGAATGTTTCGCAACCACCAATATCTCCTTCAATAGAAAATGAATTAACAACCAAATTCACAAATAAATCTCAATTTAAAGATGCTCAATCAAATGTTGTTAATGACACAGCATTAAATACTGAAATTCGTACTTGGGACAAAGGATACGGCGCTCAAGGCGGAGTTTTATAAATTAAATTTATTGGGGTAAAGGTTTTGGAAAGGGACCTCTTAAATTTTTACATCCTCTTGAAGGGAATCCACCACGAGGCCATGCATCATGATTGTCTTCAGGAATAATGTGTTCTGGATTTTGTATTTCATTGGCAAGGCAACCGACAAGTGGGATAAAGCGATTACGCGCTCCAGAGGGTGTCGCACTTTTTGGGGCATATGTATATTCAAAATCAAGACGGGGTTCTTTTGAAACTGCTCTACATCCACTTCCCATATATGGAACTGTTAAAAAACCACTGTGAGGAAGTGATGTCTTTGAACCATGATGAGTTAAAAGTGAATTATATTTAAGAAATGAATCTTTATCTACATGTTTTCCTTGTGGGCCAATACATCCAAAGCCATCTCTATAATTAACAACTGGTGTTTGTAAGGCAAGTTGTGTAGCATCAGCATGTAATTTCATAGCCTCTTTATCAAATTGATGTACCATTTATCTTATAGTATATAATTTTCTATATCTTTCTTTTGATTGTTTGAAAATGAATACCATTCGCAAAAAGGTATATATTTTGTTGTTTATTAATACATGTATCAAAGTTTTGCTTGTAATTTCTTGGAATATAAGTCCACATTTTTATACGTGAATCCCAAACATGAATACACACCTTAAATGTTGAAGCAAGGATTTCCAATTCGTCATTTTCAAGCCAAAACTCTTCTTCTGGTTGGGATTTACCTATCCCACCCTTAACACGTTTTCTTATTATAGCATCTTTTGATTCTTTTGAACGAGATAGTTTACGATCAAGAAGAATTCTTATTTTATCCGGACTATCTCTTTGTATATTATTTACATTTAATGAATATTTGTTCAGTTTCATAGATTTTATAAAGCTATGATAACCACAATTACCATCTGGAGGTACATCTATCAAATCATAGTATTTCTCGTCAAAAGGTTCTAAATCATTTTTCACAGGTGTTTTTGTCTTTGATTTTGATGTTTCTTTTTTAGGTTCTTTCTTAGGTTCTTTTTTAACCTCTTTTTTAGGTTCTTTTTTAACCTCTTTTTTAGGTTCTTTTTTAACCTCTTTTGTAGGTTCTTTTTTAACCTCTTTTGTAGGTTCTTTTACAATTTCTTCTATTATTGTTTTTTTAGCATTTTTTAACCAAAAATGTCCTAATTTTTTTTTTGAATCATGTTTAGAAACAAGATATTCATGTAAAGCTTTAATACTACCAAGTTCTTCCCAAGAAGGTATTTCCTTTGGATTTTGTTTGTATAGTTTTATTGTTTCTATTGAAGGTGTTTCTTTAAAATCATTATCAATTGTTACAGAATTTGACTCAGATTGTTGCTTTTTTTGTGTTTTATTTGTCTTTTTATTTTTAGATATGTAGCATTTATTTTTTTCTTCCGAATATTCACAACTATTAGAATTTTTATTTACATCATTTGTTAGTGCACATGTTCTTCTATTTGAACCTTCTTTTTGTTTAAGTTCGCAATATTTATTGGCTCCACCTCTTTTTCTGAAAACCATTAATAAATATCTATATTTCTTTTGATAACAAAAATACTAATCTAATATTGCCAAAAGAATATCATATATAATATATATGAAGGGGCTATGTGTAATAATATTACTTATAACAATAACATGTATTGTCTTAACTATTCAAAAAAAATACATAATAGAGAGTTTTATAAGCAATTCTGACTATCAAAAAGCAAAACAAGCGTGGGACGTTTGTTTAAAACTGCCACAGAACATGCGCCTATTAAATCAAAAGTGTTTAACTGCAAAAAATGTATTAGATAACGCATCGAAAAAATCAAATAGGTCTCAAAAATTAAGTATAGAATTTAGTGGAGGTGCGCCAATCTCCGAGGGCGGGTATGCGCGGCTGCTCGACAAAGGGATCTTCTCATCCCAATTATTAGATATAGAATCAAAGTTAGGTGAATTTATATATAATGGTCCGCCCGAGTACGTCAACCAGGAAGACGAGCCAACTGGGGATGTATGGAACGATAAGAGAAGAATAGATTCGGAAAAAGGTTTATATTTGAGCGCGATGCCCGCGCGAACATGGTCTCGCGCCCGCTATGCACGAAATATCCAAAATAATAACTATTGGTTGTCGGCGTTAGTTGCGAATAGAAGTAAATCAAAAAGTAAAAAAACAATTTCAATAATTTATGATTTGGCACCAGATTTATTTAATGGACAAGGTCGTGGCCACAGGTGGCACTCTTGGGCTGAGGCTCCGTATTTGATAGGCAAGTACGACGGCGGAATCGCGATTGCAGAACTAATAACCTTGGGAGGTTTTAATTTAAAAAGAAGTCAACCAGTAAATGTAGCCGGATGGGATTCTTTAAGTAATTCCTTACAGAATAGCTATAGTCAAACTTATTATAACGAAGACCCAATTATTGGTTTACATCATTCAAAAGTAATATTTACTATTCCAGAATCGAGGAATATAACGTTCGACGAAAAATTCTTTACATCTCTTGCTGCACCAGTAATAAATGCACAAACCTTCGAACCAAAAAATCCAGAAGAATTACCAACAGTTTATGAAAATAGGCCTGTATGTATTTATCCAAAGCGAGATTGGTCATGTAAATCATACAACCCAGGGTGCTACGGTTTATTTACCGAGATCCCTCCCCCAATAGGAGGATTTACAGAAAAATTAGGTAGGGAACCTGGATTCAAGAACGAATCTGGTATGTCGAAGCCTAATGGCCCAGAGTCTAATCAAGACGCTCAAAAAACTTTTAATATAGGTAACCATATTGTTTATTTTATGGTACAAAATACTGGAACAATTAACTATGTTGATGGAGGTGATAATGACAATTATAAATTAAAATTTTGGTTATTATTTGATAATTTTATATTAGCACAAGACTTTGAACAATTAAAAGAAGTACCAACATTTGAAGTAGAACTATCAGCCAGTGAAGATATTCCAAATATGGAAATGGAATTCCCAGATGATGACACAGTAATATTGAAAGTATTAAAGAAAGAATATGTTAATGGTTCTTTAACAGATACATATGTAGAGAAAATAATCAATATGGGAACTCCAATATATTCTGATATTCAAGAATCTGCAATTGAAAGAGTGAGATTTGGAGTAACTCCAAATGAAGATAATATTATTCCAGAAACAATTAGTATAAAAATAAATAAAAATAACAGCGGTCTCTGGGAGGATGTAGACGGGGCAACTGAAATACGTCACAGTTTTTTACCATCTATTGTTAGAAGTGGAATAAATCAAACATCTATAGTTGATGAAGGAAGTGGTAATTATTCATTATTTATGAATGGAGAATTATGTTATAGAAAAATGGAAGATGATTCTGGATTAACAAAGGCTTTTAATTCTGAAATAGAAGAAATTGTATTTGGTGTAGAAGGCAAGTATCATCCAAACATCGATTACAAATATTCTTACATCGAATTTGGTATGAAGGCGATAACAGTGGGAATAGATTTGTACGATGAAATGTTAGATGCAAATGCTTTATTTCAAAAATTTTTGAGTTTCTTACCAGAGGATGAGAAGTCGAAATATTGTGAACTTGTATATCAAGGTCAGATTGATGGATTAGAAGAAGAAAAAGTGGAATTAGAAGAACAAATTAATCAAATAGAAAATGACCACGAATTAGAAAAGCAAAAAATGTATAGTAGAATAAATGAAGTAAAAGTTCAGCGAGATGAAGTTCAACAAACGGCAATAAAGGCGGCAGAACTACAACTAAGAGAATTAGAAGGTAATAGGAAAAAAAATATAAATTCAATTTCAAGAACTAACACAAAATTCAAAAAAGCAAAAAGAACAAATAAGATATTACTGGGCACTTTAATAACATTGATATTATTGCTTATTGTGAGTTGTTTCTTTAAATTTAGTGTATATGGAGAAGAAATGGGTGAAAATTTATCTGAAAGTATATCTAATATATTTGGAAATAATAGGGCGAGGTTTGAATATAGAGGGCCAAGGAGAATACCGTTTATTGGCACGGATTATTAGTTATATACAAATAAGGTTTTGAGAATAGAGAAATATAATGTTTGAACTAAAATCAGACGATTTAGTTCGTATAGAAAGGTCTCCGTATATAAATGGACATTTTTACTTAAAATTTAAGAATAGAGAAAAGAGTGTAATGACTTTAGGATTTGGATATGATGAACCATTTTTTGAAAAAAATCCATTATGGTTAAAACCATTAATTGTACATACTCGAATGTTTTCAACTCTAATAGAGCCTGTTAAAAACAAGTGGGTGGTTTATCATAATGATCATGCAAGAAATAATAAATTAGTTCCGAATGTTTATCATATTATTAGTAATTGGTTTATTTTGAGTGAGAAAACAATAAAAATTATAAATAAAATTATAAGAGAAGAAGGCCTAGATGAATCGACGTTGTTTGAATTACCTTTTTGTGCATCAACAATAGAAAAATCCTCAAATAATTGTAGAACAATAATAATAGATGTAATAAAAGATTCTTTAAGAGAAGACGGTATAAATACGCTAAATAAATATTTTCACGGAAATCCAGCTTTAAATGATATAAAATATGGGTGTATAAGTTTAGAAATAAAAAGTGGAAAAGTAAGTTTTATAGAAAGTCATCCTTGTGTATTGGTAAATATAAACAAATGTTGTTGTTTAGTATCAAATTTAGGATTAGAGAAAAAGAATAAAGTGGTGCGAAAACCTGTGTTTTGTGACACTTAAATTTATAATATCAGTTAATTAGTATGGCAAGACTATTAACACAACATAATACAATGTCATTTGAGAATTTTGTAACAAGAGATATTCCAAGAATAATAAGTGATTCTCGTAATGTGATTCGTGTCTTGAAAAATAAAGAAAATAATGAATATAAAACAAAGGTATATTTTTACTTAGGAGGAAAAGATGGAAAAGAAATAGAATATAGTGGTCCAAAATTGATTCCAAATGATTGTAGATTGGATGGTTTGACTTATCAAGGTATTTTGAAAGTAAAAGTAGAAATAGTTGTAAAACATGGAAACGAAAAACCAATAAGTAAAACAGATATAATAGAATTAGTAAAAATTCCAACAATGCTTCATTCAAAATATTGTGTTTTAAAAGACAAAACCGAAAACGAACTAAGTTCTTTGGGTGAATCTTCGCATGAACGTGGTGGATATTTTATTGTAAAAGGTTTAGAAAAAGTAATATTATCTCAAGAAGATTCTGCAACAAATATTATATATACACGTATTGAAAGTGTAAGTGAAAATTTAATAGCTTCTGTTGACAGTAGATATGGTTCAAATGCTGTTGAAAGATTTAGTGTAGTTTATAACAAAAAAACGAATACAATATTTGCGACTATACCTTATCTAAAAGGTTCAATACCAATAATAATATTGTTCAGAGCTTTAGGATTGGAAAGCGAAAAACAAATAATTGAATCGATATGTGGAAAAAATTTATCTTCAAATTTATCAAAAGTATTGGGAGATGCGTTAATACCAAGTATAAATGATGTAGATCAAATATATTCACAAGAAATAGCATTAAGATGTTTATCAATATTAACAAAGGTTCAAGCTGATAAATCCAACAAAAATGCAATTAAATGGAAAGGTAATTTATTGTATATTTTGAATAACAGATTGTTGCCTCATGTTGGTACAGATGTAGATGATTATATGGTAGCATTGAAAAATAAAGCAATATATCTGGGATACATGGTAAAACATTTATTAACAACTCAAATAGGATTAAGAGAAGTAACAGATCGTGATAGTTTAGTATATAAAAGAATAAGATTACCCGGTGAAATGATGAATGATATGTTCAGAGATTTTTATGAAGAATATTTAAAAAATATTAAAAACAAAACAGATAAGTTGATTGAATTGGACAAAAAAACTGAAATATCAGCTAAAAGTATATTGAAAGATATAAGTGAATCTTATAACAGTATATTGAATAGTTCGGAATTTCAACGTAATATAGATAATTCTTTTATGGGAAGATGGGGTAAAAATCCATCATCCAAAAGAAATGAGGGTGTTTTACAAGGTTATTTAAGACATTCTTTTATGGAAGCTATGTCTCATTTAAGAAGAGTACATTTGAATTTGCCAGATGGTCCAAATACTATGGAGCAAAGAAGATTACATAACTCTCAATGGGGTTATTATTGTCCTGTTGAAACACCCGATGGTGCTTCAATTGGTACACACAAACATTTATGTCAAACTTGTACAATTAGTGTAGAATATGAATCTGAAAAACTGATTAATTGGATAAAAGACGACAAGTTATTTGCGATTGGTCCAAAAACGGAATCAACGGTTTTACATGATAATTCTCATATAATATTTGTGAATGGTGATTTAATTGGAAATCATTCAAATCCTAAAAAATTTATCGAAAATTTTAAGAAAAAGCGTATGGATTTAAATGATAAACATATACATTGGTCATTTTCAATATCATGGATAATAAGAGACTCTGAAATACGTATTTTAACAACATCTGGAAGAATGATGCGACCTTTAAAGTTAAAAAACACAAAAAATTTAAATAATGTAGAGCTTCTTGGTTGTGAACCAGAAATACTTGTAAAAAAAGGTTGTGAATATATTGATCCAAGTGAAGCAGACACAATTTTAATTGGATATGAAGAAGAGATAAAGGCAAGTCATTATGAAATTGCCAAAACAGCATCTTTGGGTTTAACCGCATTAACTTTACCATTTATAGAGCATAATCCAATAGCGAGAAATTTATATGCAACTCAGCAATCAAGGGCGGCGGTATCTATATATGCATCAAATTTTAAATCAAGAATGGATCAAAAAGCTTCATTATTACATTATGGCCAATGTCCTTTGGTTCACACTGGTGTTGTGGAGAAGTTAAATGAAAATAAAGCCCCATATGGAATAAATATAATAGTGGCTATAGCGGCATGTTCTGGTTATAATCAAGAAGATGCAATTATAATAAACAAATCGGCAATTGAAAATGGTCTTTTTTGTTCAAGCTATTATACTACCCATTCATTAAGAGAAGAAAATAGTTCACAAAAAATGAAAAATGGAAATGTGGGAAATATAAATATAGTAAATCCCACAATGGCATCAAAAGAAATAAATAAAATGAATTCAAACTGGGATTATAGTTTATTGGATAAAAATGGTATAATAAAACCAAATACGCCTATAAATGAGAATACTGTATTAATAGGTGCATATATGATAGACGCTCAAGGAAATTGGATTGATAACAGTGTAACAGCAAAAAATGTACACGAAGGAGAAATAGTAGAAAGGGTTCATTTATCAAAAACATATCCAAGAATAGCAAAAGTATTGAGCAGAGAAGTACGTTTTCCAATTGTAGGTGACAAATTTGCATCAAGGGCTGCGCAAAAAGCCGTTCTTGGTATAATAGTACCAAAAGAAAATATGCCTTATACAAAAGAAGGTATAGTACCCGATATAATATTTAATCCCCATTCTTTTCCTTCTCGTATGACTATAGCATATTTTTTGGAAATGTTAACAGGAAATATAGGATTAATATCCGGAAAATTAGTTGAAGTACCAAATTTTAATGGTAGTTCTTATCCACATGAAAATCTAATGAAAATTTTGAAAAATTTGAATAGTGATCCAAATTCAGAATATAAATTATATTCTGGATTATCTGGAAAATTAGTATGTAATGAGGCGTGTATTGGTCCTATATTTTATCAACGTCTAAAACAAATGGTTTCTGATAAAATATATGCAAGAGGACAATATGGTCCCAAAGATGCAATAACAAAACAGCCGTTAGGTGGCAGAGCTCGTGGTGGTGGTTTAAAAATAGGAACTATGGAATGTGATGCATTATTGTCGCATGGTATGAGTCAATTTGCAAAGGAAATATTTTGGGATAAATCAGATTCTTATGAAATGACTATAGATGAGAATAGTGGAGAAATAGTGGCTCATAATCCGGATAGAAACATAAAACATAATGGAAAAGTTAGAACAATAAGGATACCTTATGCATTCAAATTATTATTACAAGAAATTCGTTCAATGGGAGTATCTTGTAAAATAAATGTAGAAAAATAAACTAATAAAAAGTAGAACTGGCTACATTATTGTAATCATTTATAATAGCTTGATTAACATGTTCTAGAACACACCGTTTTGATTCTTCATGGTCTCTAAATTGACGAATGGCAATTTCATAAGGAAACCATTTAATATATCCTATTTCACGAATTTGAGCAGTATTTTTTTTATCTAAATATGCAACGCAATTAGATTTAGCTTTTCCAATAAAAAAAACATTTCTATATCCGATACCATTAGTACCAACATACTTTTCTTCAAATGGTAATATACTTGATAAAATATTATACGAATATTTATTGATTCGCGTTTCTTCGTATAATTCGCGACTGGCACAATCAAATGGATCTTCATTTTGATTTGGTCTACCTTTAGGGAATCCCCATTCGGGGTGTTTATATGTACAAGGAACTGTAGAATTGAGTATTATAAAAATATCTCTTGTTTTATGAAATTTGTTTGATACATACTCATAAAAAGCTCCTTGTGGTTGTCGACTATGAGAATATAATTCCTTCCATAATTCTTCATAAGTTTTAGTAGTTATTGATAAACGCTCGCCATATGTCATATTTTTGACCATAAATTTAATATATTCCGTATTTTTATCATTATATTTACCTAATAAGAAATCCACATAACAGTATGTGGATTTTCTACATACCATAAGATATTCAGGATAGTTATGAATAAATCGAACTAATATTATTCCATAACTTCTAATTGATCTCCAATTTTTTGAATCTGACATTATTGTTTTTAATTGTTTCTAATTTTTATGTAATTACCTATAAAACACACTTTTTCATTATTAAGTTAATTAATTTCTAGTAAATATTCTTGAGGTGCTTTAATAATATGAGTTGAATTAGCCCATCTTTGAGAATTTCCATTCATTATATTATTAACGTTATAAATGTGTACATTGTTTGCAGATGGGTCACCAATAACTACAAATTGATCATTTAAGCAAACACTATGTCCAAATAATTGAGAAGCCTCACTATCTCTTAAACATGCTACAGGTTCTGAATCTGTTTCACTTTCATTATTTCTTATATACAAAAAGGCACTACCAACAAATTCACTCTCGTTTTTTCCAAAACCAGAAACAAGAAGTAAATCATTATGAATTGAAACATCTCTACCAAACAAGGCTTTTGAGGACTTTGATTTAGCAATAAGTGTTTCACAATTATTATGATGATTTGAAGTTGGTGAAAAGCCAATAGAAGCATCAAAAAAGCTAGATATATTGTAAATAAATGTTTTACCTGGAACACCATCTTGTCCAGGCGAACCTACAACAATTTGATCATTGAATATATCAATTGAAAATCCAAAATTATTAACACCATTAATTTTATGAGAAACTATATTATTTGAATCCCATGTATCTTTAGTATGAAATAAATAAGTAGAACCAGATTTTCTTTCAGAAGGAGCACCAACAACAATAAATTGTTCAGATAATGCAACAGAAAAACCGAAATAATAACAAGAATTATTTATAGATGGTTGATAAGTATCAACCGAAAATGAATTTGGAACCAATGTTTTGACACAATTCCATTTCTTTAATTGATCATTTTTATTGAATATACTAACAGAACCAACTTTCCATCCTTCAGTATTATCACCATATGAGCCTACAATTGCAGTAGTTTTATTAATATCCACAGAACATCCAAAAAAACTTTTATGTGTTTTTGTGACCGGACTCAATATATCAACGTATTCCCATTTTTTTCCAAAATCAGATGACTTATATATATACGCTGCTCCAGTTGAAACACACATATCTGTTTTACGGTGAGCTCCAACTATAAGAAGCAATTCAGTTTGTGAATTTGAAAATAGTTTACATGATATACCAAATCCATCGTCACTATGACCATCATAAGCCAGGAGGGGTTCTCCAATTTCATCAACATTTCTATCACTAAGTTTATAAGTATGTAAGCTACCTTTCTTACTTATTGAGGGTGTGCCAATAACTAGTATATCATCAACAAGACTTGTACAACATCCAAACAATCTTGGGTTCATTATATTTCTAATTTATTTTTTGTTTACATCTAAAAAAAGATGCGAAATGTGTTTATTGATTGCCAAAAATGTAAGACGCGTACCAGATTTTAATTTTAGCAATTGGGACAGGGGTTTATCAACTAAGAATTCGCGCTTATTATTAACGTCTTGTAGTTTCTTATCGTGAACATGTTTCGAAATAGCACGAAGCACACCTTCGCGACTCGAAGACGCTTCACTTAGTTTCATAAATGATGCAAGCGCCTTCGAAATCGGGCGTGGTTTTTCAACTTTCTTAGTCTTAGGGCGCTTTTTTGGAGAAGTCTTTTCAATTACCTTTAAAACACTTGTTAGTTCTGCCAAAAGTGTTTTAATAGCAGTTAGTTTTTCTTCGACATCTACAAATGTTGGTTGGTTATCAGTAGGAGTAGCCATGCTATATCTTAATAACTTTTGCTTATACTTAGTAAAAAAATTTATAAAAAAAATAAAAAAGCTTAAAAAATGATTAATAAATACTATTTATGAGTCATAAAGAAGAGGGAAAAATGGTTCATTCAAAACATTTAAGAAGTGTTATCGATTCTATGTTTAGAAGTGAAAAATCAATGTTGGCGAAACATCAATTAGATTCATTTAATCATTTTCTACAAGTATTAATTAAAGATATAGTTCAACAATACAATCCTATCACTATTTATGGAACTTATAATGAAGAATTTGAAAAACATGAACAAGAAATTAAAATATCATTTGGAGATGTTGCATTCCATTCACCAATGATCTACGAAAATGATGGTTCTATGGTACAAATGTCTCCCGAAATAGCCCGTTTAAGAAGTATGTCTTATAGTTCAAATCTTCATGTAGATGTTATTGTAGAAACTACACTTAGAACCGGAAAAAAATTAGAAGACGTGGAGGTAAAGACAAAACAATTTGATAAGATTCTTGTTGGTAAAATACCTATTATGGTAAAGTCTCGCTATTGTAATGGTGATAATAGTGAAATTACAAAACGAAATTGTCAAGTAGATCCAGGAGGATATTTTATTGTAACTGGTTCTGAGAAAGTAATCATTTCACAAGAAAGACAAGCCGAAAATAAGGCGTTTTGTTTTCCAGTTAGTACAGTATCTGGAACGAGATTTTCTCATTGTGTTGAAGTAAAATCAGTGCCAAAAGAAGGGTTTATGCCGGCAAAGCCTGCGGTTTTGAAAATAGCAAGTAAAGCAAATGCGGCAGGATTCTGTTTGTACGTACACTTCCAGGGATGTCGTAAGGAAATCCCATTAATGATTATTTTCAAGTCACTTGGTATTGAAAGTGATAGAATGGCGTGTGATTATGTATTTGGATTTAAAAACTCATGTATTCGTGAAAATTTGATTGGAATGTTAAGAGCATCCATTGAAGAAGCAGAAGGAATTACACAACCAATGGCGCTAGAATATATTGCAAAATATTTACCGGTGCCTATGCGTATTCGTCAAGGTTTACCAGTATCTCCGGATATGCGTATCAAACATGTAAGACATGCGTTAATTCATGATTTCCTACCACATTTAGGTGATAATTCGGTTCAAAAGGCATATTATTTGGGAATGATGGTAAAAAAGTTATTGTTATATTACACAAAACGGTTCGATGAAGATGATAGAGATAGTTTTGTAAATAAACGGGTTGACACACCCGGGATTATGCTTGGTAATTTATTTAGACAGTCGTTTACAAGATTGATTAAAGATGCTACTTGTATTTTGAATAGAGAAATTAATGGTGGAGCTTGGAAGTTAACCAATAATTTTCACAATATTATTACAAACAATAACATTTATAAGATTCTTAAATCAAATATTATTGAAACAAATATGAAATATTCTCTTGCTACTGGTAATTGGGGTGTTAAAAATACAACAATCAAAATTGGTGTTGCACAAGTATTACAAAGACTATCATATTTGGGTACTTTGTCTCATCTAAGACGTATTAATACACCTATTGATAAGACAACTAAAATGACAAAGCCAAGAAAATTACATCCAAGTACTTATGGCTATATATGTCCAGCTGAAACACCAGAAGGTACTTCAATTGGTATTGTTAAAAATATGGCATTATCTTGTAACATTACAATGGATGTATCAATTTCACAAGTTGAAAAATGTATCCGTGAATTTGAATCATTTAAGCCAATTGAATCAAATTTAGAGGGATCTGCTGTTTATATTAATGGTTCTGTAATTGGTGTTGTAGACGATATGATCAAATTGTCGAAACATTTAATTAATTTGAGACGATCGGGTATTATTCATACACATACTGGTATTGTTCCGGCTTATCAAGAATTTGAATTACATATTTATACAAGTGGTGGTAGATTAGTAAGGCCCGTATTTATTGTAAAAAACGGCCAACTTATATTTGATGAAAGACACATTAAATTTATTTCCGAAAATAGACATTCTTGGAATGAACTTATTGTTGGTAATAAAGATTTTCCACCAGCAATTGAATATTTAGATGTTCAAGAAAGTGGTTGCTCAATGTTATGTGAACATCCAAATAATGTTCACAAAAATCCTAGATATACTCATTGTGAAATTGATCCTAGTCTTCTTCTTGGTATATTAGCGTCCAATATTGTATTTTCTAATCATAACCAATCTCCTAGAAATACTTATCAATCAGCAATGGGAAAACAGGCAATGGGTATTTATGCCACTAATTTTAGATACAGAATGGACATGGTATCTAATACATTGTGGTATCCAACTCAACCCCTTGTAATGACGCATAACTCCAAACATATGAATATGAGACGTATTCCAAATGGTTCTACTGTTATTATTGCAGTAAGTAGTGATAAGGGATATAATCAAGAAGATTCTCTTATGTTTAACAAATCTTCTATTGATAGAGGGTTATTTCGTTCAAGTTTCTTCAGAACATATCACGTAGAAGAAAGAAAGAACCAATCTACTGGAGAAGAAGAACAATTTGCAAAACCAAATCCCAATAACACTTTACAGTTAAGACATTGTAGTTATGATGCATTGAGCGAAGATGGTTTTCCAATTGAAGGCAGACATGTAAAAGGAGGTGATGCAATTGTTGGAAAAGTAGTTCCTATGTGTAATCGAAAAAAACAAACGTCAACCGTTTTCGATAAAGAATTTAGGGATAATTCGACTTATATTAGAAACAATGAAGATGGTATAGTTGATACAAAATACGTATCGAGAAATAGTGATGGATATTTATTCTGTAAAGCAAAGATCCGTTCTGAACGTCGACCGGGTATTGGCGATAAGTTTAGCTCTACTTGTGGCCAAAAAGGTACTATTGGAATGATTTATAAAGCAGAAGATATGCCATATTCAAAAGATGGTATTACACCCGATATTATCATGAATCCACATGCTTTTCCAAGTAGAATGACATTTGGTCAACTTTTAGAATCATTGTTAGGAATTGAATGTATTGATAAAGCAATGCATGGCGATGGTACACCATTTACAAATATATCTGTTGATACAATCGCAAATCGTCTTGAAAAAAGCGGATACGATAAATATGGAGAAACAGAATTGTATAGTGGTGAAACTGGTAAAAAATTGACTACAAAAATATTTATGGGACCAACATTTTATCAAAGATTAAAACACATGGTAGACGATAAATTTCATGCACGTTCTACAGGTCCAATGGTTCAAATGACCCGCCAACCGTCGGAAGGGCGTTCTCGTGATGGAGGTTTACGCATGGGAGAAATGGAACGCGATTGTTTATTATCGCACGGTGTATCTCAATTTCAAAAAGAAAAATTCATGGAATTGTCTGATAATTTTACAGTATTTACAAATTCAGAAGGTATGATGTGCTCTGTCAATAAGAAAAACAATATTGTAAAGTCTTTTACCGATAAAAAGAATGACAATAAAGGTACTATTTCTGAACATAGAATCCCATACGCTACAAAATTGTTTCTACATGAATTACAAACAATGGGTATTGCCGCTCGTTTACAAGTAATTAATGAAGAAAATGAATAATTACAAATAATTAACCTTACAAGATTCGAACTTTACAATACGAGATTGTAACCAATTTGATAACAAACTATTTCCTTCTAATTGCTCTAAGAACCCCTTTTTTATATTTTCACATATTTTATTCTTTATAATTGAATTTTGTAATCGACTATATCTTAATAGCTTAGCAACTATTTTATTCCGTTTTTTTTTGATTAGTCTATAGCCATTTAATTCAATATTGTATGTTAAGTATAAATCATGCCAAATTATTCCCTCATCCCATTCTACGTCTTGTTCATTAACAGTTCCTTCTCCTTCTAGTTCTTCTTGAATAATAGTTGAAATATTCACCTCCCGAATTTGTTTCAACACCTTATCACCCATCCCATTAGTAATACTTAATTTAACTATGCATTTGAAATTAGTTGTTTGCATTTATAAATAGAAAACATAAAGAATTAAAATTATAATCGCACAAATCTATTCCATTATATTTTCAAATATTTGTTCACCCACTTGTAAACCAAACCCAAAAAATATTGAAGAAAATAGGTGATGTAAAAATGGAGCTGTACCAAAAAGTATTAATATTATACCAATATATTGATAGTTTGATAATTCTTTAAGCAATGGGGTTTCTTCTCCTTTTTCATCCTTTTTATTATACTTTTTTAAAATATAATATCCACTACCAGCAATTATAATTGTATATAAAGATACAAAAATCATAAACAAATAAAACCCACCCATAGCACCAAATGCACCTATAAAACTTAGTTCCAAATCTTTCATGCGCATCATCAATTAAAGTTATATGTATATTTTTTTTGTTATCATATATTATACAAATGGAAGACGGAAAACGTAGTTTCACAGTTGTCGAGATCCGCAAACCTGGTCAAAAAAATAAATCTGGTTCCACCAAAAAAACCACTGGTGAAGGAGGTCGGTACCTTTCTAAGAGCCCTCGGGCCGCAGCAAGTAAAGCATTTAATGCCGCTTGCCGCTCAAAATCAATTAAAGGTCAGTGTACTTTAGAGGTTACTTTAAAAGAAACTACCAGAAATGGTGAGGAAAAGCTTTACAAATACGTGGCAAAACGTATTAAACTCGCTGAACCACGCATTGTTAAATTTGGAAAAAACGAAGTAAAAATTGAATATGACACAAGACTTGTTTCACTCAATTAAATTTTTTACAAAGTTTTTTAGTCAAAACCCTTTTTTTAGTTCTTTTTCTTGTTTTTCTTGAACTAATTTTCTTTAAATAACTTTTTATTGTTTGAATTTCTCTATTTTCATCCAGTATATTTATCGTATAATAAGGGGTTTTATCATCATAATGAATATCAACTATTTTTGCTATTTTTCCAGTTTTTGTGTATATTACATACGTGTGTTTTATGTAATCCATTACTAATAGTTTATGAAAAAAACAGATTAAGCATAACTTACACATTAATAGTAATGACATGAAGACCTCTTCAAAATTATTTGGTGGCTCACATATACTACATTTATCTTCTCCAGAAGATAAAAAAGAAATTTTAGAACACCTCCATATTAATACTCAAATTCAGTTACCAGAAAAAACAAAACTAATGAAATTATTAAGTAATAATAATATTTCTGTTCTAAAAAATGGATATTACGCTATGGCTGTACCAGATGATCTTGAAATTTTCTTGTATTTTACAAAATATAAGAATGTGAATAGGTGTTTTCTCATATGTCGGCAATTGGGTGCAGGTTATACTCAACCAAAAATTTTATTGTTATCACCAAATGTTATTGACAACGAAATATATTCTGAAACTTTTATTGAGGCAACTCGTGTTTATGCATCAGATAAAAGATTCGTAATTCTTATGACAGACATTCGATGGTTCAAAGGACACAAGGTTAGTGATAAAAATTTAATAGAGCGTTTACAATGTCTTGGTGAATTGATGAAAGATTGTTTAAAAGAAAATTTGAATCAATTTCCATTTAGATTACAAATTAGTACTCCATATGAACATTTAAATTTACTTGAACAAAGATTGTCTAATTTACCTTACAAAGTTAATCGAATTTTATTTGTACCTCCTTTAAAAAAACAAAGTAGTATTTTATATTATCCTATTGAATCTAAAAGATGAATCTTCAATCATGACTTAAATTATTTTAACTAAATAATGGAACATAGTTCCAATATATGTGTAGAAAATGACTTAAGCGATGATTCTGATAATTCTAATATATTTACAAGACCCTCCTCTAAATCCCATGGTAAAAAAGATATGATTAGTAAGATTTCTGATTATAAACAATGGTACAGACCTATTGACCCGACATTATACGCTTTTTTGAAAGATTATTATCATTCTTTTAAAAAAAATAGAATGCGAAATAAATATATGCCTTGTTTTTTCAGAAATTCTCCTCTAACACATTTAGGAACTTGTACTCTATTAAAGAGAAGAAAATTTAAAAAAATGAAAAATTCCAGTTTAACAAATGTAATTTTTGCTAATTTTTCAAGTTATGAACTGGAAATAACTGTAAAAACAATTGCAACAAATATAAATGGTTGTGGAATTGGATTATTTGGAAATAGTGTTACGATAGATGTATCAAAAACAGATCCAATTCCTCAAACAATAAGTATAGAACCTACACTATACAAATATAATTTAATCAAAAAAGTAGCAAAAGACCCAAGAATATTACATTATTCTTCAAAAGATAAAATACCCAAAAACAAGGCAAATCTTATAATACCTGAATGTTTATCAGCCTCAACAGCTCAAATTGACCCAGCCTCTTCATCATATTATCTAACTGTTAAAGTTAAAAACAAAAACTTTTTAAGAAAAGATGAAATACTGTTTGAGGATTTATTACATCATTCAAATTCAGATGTCATATTTGAAGACATTCATTTAGATGAAGATGAAATTGGTCAAAAAATCGAAAAACGTTTAGAGAAACTAAGGTGTTTAGGTTAATTTTTACAAATTATTTAACGGATCATTAATATAACATTTTCTGCGACCAACGAAGCAGCGATTGATATCTTCCAAATCATGTGTAAAAATAGTTCCAGTTCTTTTTGGCGCTGGTAGATTTATAACCAAATCCTTATTTGGTACAATTTTTGTTGAAGACATATATGCCTTTCTTATAAATGCTATAGACACACCAATTAACCCACTTATAAAAATAAGACTATAAATTAATTCATAAATATGTGAATTGGTTTCTGATTGTTTTTTGGAATTTATTATATTTGTTACATTATTTTCATACATCAACTTATCCAAATCACATATATTTAGTATGTATGACAATTTAAAATTCATTTATTTTTACACTTAATCCTTTTTCTTCACTTAGTTCTACAAATCTTTTCAATCGATTTTTTATTCCTCTAGCACGTTTCATACGCCATTCCAATTGTAAAGTTTCTATTTTTTCACCTACTTCAACATATGCAAGCACTCGCCAAGGCCTATTACAATTTGTGCGTTTTGCACCACCACATAATTCACCATTATGTTGACGTAATCGCCTTTCCACGTTAGTTGTAGCGCCAATATATGTATGCTTTCCACAAAATCCTACTAAAAGATAACAATACCAAATATTTGCATTTGGGTGATTCATTTAGTCTAATTGTATACCTATTGGTTTTTATAAAGTTATTTTATATTAATGGTATTAGTAACTTACAAAAGTCGTAGAAAACCATCTATTTTAAAGTACAATAAAAGTTATGATATAGTTATTGTAGGTGGTGGTATAGCTGGTTTATATTGTGCTTATAAGTTATCGAAAACGCAGAAATTAGCATTATTTGATGACAGAAATTATATTGGTGGTAGAATATATACTCATTCAAAAGGTTATGAAGTCGGAGCGGCGCGATTTAATGATAGTCATACACAGTTATTAGAATTAATAAAGTACTATAAACTGACTAAGATACCTATTCCTAAAGAAATAGATTATATTGAATATAATGAAGATAAGGAAAATGAAGTAACAATGAATTCTCATATTGAGTTTCAGAAAACACTAAATAAGGTAGTAAAAAATACAAAAAAGACCAATAATCTTAAAAACATAACTTTTTATCAGCATTTGATAAAAATTCTAAAATCAAAAGAGAAGGCAGATCGAATAGTAAATATTTTTGGATATTATTCCGAAATTAAGGAGATGAATGCTTTGGATGCTTACAATACTTTTAAAAACGATTTTGGAAATGTTCAATATTACTTTTTAATGGAAGGACTAAGTAATTTGTGTGAGAATATGATGAAAACAATAAGAAAGAATGGTTCAAAAGTGTATTTGAACAGTCGTATTAATTCAGTAGAAAGAGTTAATGATTTTTTTAGAATTGGTAGACACAACATGAAAAGAAAGATAACTGGTAAAAAAGTAATTTTTGCTATAAAGTCACATCAATTAAAGGAGTTCCCAATAATAAGTTCTATTCACAAATATAGTAAAGCGGTATATAATGCACCATTGATAAGAATATATGCTGTTTATAAGGATGTATGGTTTAAGAATATTAATAGGACAACTACCAATAATATTCTGAGACAAATAATACCAATAAACAAGAAGACTGGATTGATTATGATTTCTTATACAGATGGACAAGATACCAAACCTTTTATGAAAAATAAATATGAACTAAAATCTGATTCAGAATTGAGACAAATAGTATCTAAAAATATAAAGAAAGTATTCCCAGAAGAGAATATAAGCGAACCACTTTATTTTTCTGCTCATTTATGGACAGTAGGTTGTCATCATTGGTTACCAAATTTTGATTCTATGCAAATTCAAAAAGATATTTTGAATCCAGTTGAGAATGTGTATATATGCGGGGAAGGATTTTCTGATAAACAAGCTTGGATAGAAGGGGCATTAAATAGTGCTTCAAAAGTTATAAAATGTATTAAATATGGAGTTGTCTAATAGAGCAAGATTATTGAATTCAAAAAAAGAAAACAAAAATGGGAAATATATTAGTTTATGGCTAAAAAGAGATTTTAGGTATGATGATAATTGGGCTTTTTATGAGGCAATTCGATATTCAAATGAATATTCTGTTCCGATTAAAGTATTTGTATATTTACCAAATAAGTTACATGTAAAGTACATTCCAACTAAATATTGTATAATATATCCTTCAAAGAGGCATTTAGATTTTTGGTTGAAAACTCTAGGTGAATTGGAAAAAACAATTAACAAACACGGTATTCCTTTAGAATACAAAAGTGGTGAAAGCCCAATTAGTTCATTAAAATCCGATTTTGAAGGTTCAGTATTAGTAATTACGGATTTTAAGCCAACAATTCCTTCAATTAAGTGTGATAAGAATGTAGCTTCTAAGATAAATGTTAAAATGATACAAATCGATTCACATAATATAGTACCAGTATGGGATGCATCTCCAAATGCAGAATATATGGCAAGAACAATTAGAAATAAGTTATGGTCAAAAGCTGATAAATATTTAACAAGTTATCCAAGTTATACATCCTTTAAGCAAGTTCCTATAAAATCAAGCAAATCTCTACCAAAAATAGAAAGTTTACAATTTGTACAAGATAAATTTACAACAAATACGAAAGCAGGATATGTGGGGGCAATGAAACGATTTAGAGATTTTGTGAAAAATAATTTGAAAAATTATTATCATCGTAATGATCCAACTATGGAGAATGCTCAATCAAATATGTCTATTTATATCAATTATGGTGCAATAAGTGTTCAAAGAATGGTATATTTACTGAAACAAATGAATAATACAGGTTTAAAAAGTAATATAGATGAATACATAGAAGAAGTGTGGATACGTAGAGAGCTTGCTGAAAATTATTGTTATTATAAGGATTATAGTTCAATAGACTCGGCGTGGGATTGGGCAAAGAAACTTATGAAAGAAGAGAATTCAAAGAAGCAAATATATAATTTGAGAGAAATGGAATGTGGAAATACAGATGATTTGGCATGGAATGCTTGCCAATATCAACTTATAAAAACAGGAAGAATGCATGGTTATATGCGAATGTATTGGGCTAAAAAAATAGCAGATTGGAGTAATAATAGGCAAAATGCTTTGAACATTGCTAATCATTTGAATGATAAATACGAGATGGATGGTTCAAGTTCTGGAGGTTATACGGGTACAGCATGGTCAATAATAGGAGTTCATGATAGAAATTTTTATGGTAAATTTAGACCAATGACTTTGGCTGGTTTAAAATCTAAGAAGATTGATATTAACAAATATATAGAAAAATATTCTAAACATTCAAATTTTTTTTGTTAACAAATTATTAATGGTGTTGGTAACTTACAAAGGAATAACTAAAAATTTACCAGATAGATATTTGGAAGGTCTAAAAGGAAAAGAAAGAAAAGCTCAAATAAAATCTATTTTTGAAGGTACTGCTCGACCAAAAACTTCGTTTATTAGTAAAAAATCTAATTGGACTGAAACTTTTAACTCTGTTTATGGTAAAGAAATTGAAAAAATGAAAAATGGTAGAAATTTGAAAAATATTGCAAAAGTATCCAACATACCTGTAAAAGCTTTACAAGAAGTATTTACAAAAGGAGTTGCCGCTTATTACAATGGAGGTTCTAGACCAAATCAAACACCAGAATCATGGGCATATGCTCGAGTTTATAGTTATATTATGGGTGGCAATACGAGAAAAGTTGATGCACATATTTCAAAAAAATACAATGTTCAATTTACTTTTTTCATAAAACAAAGTAAAACACTAAAGAAAATCAAGATACCAAAGAAGAAGTCTGTTACAAGAAGAAATAACGAGGCACGCTATATAGTTTAAAATAATAGTTATGATTTATTTTTTGGAGGATATTTACATAAATCACCTCCACAATGATCATGATTATTAAACTCATTATTCTTAGTAGCTATATTGCTCATAGAGCCATTATAATCTTCTTCTAAATTCCATCTACCATTTGGTATTTTTGGATTGTTGAATAGTTTTTTAAAAGGTCCTTCTTCTTCTTCTGTTTTTTCTACATTTACATGTGTAATTCTTGTGTTGTATAATATTGGTGCTCTGAATTTTTTTAATATATTATCAACAAATTGTGTAGAACGAAAAGTTGTCAAAAAAGCATACATTATCTTAAATAGATATGTTTACTTTTAAATCATCTTTAACAAAGAAACATTCACCTTCTTTCGTCCATTTAATGACGATTGGTAATACTTGAACGCCATTTTTGACTGCTTCAATTACAGCTGTCTTGTATATGGGGTCAATGTTACTTGGTTGAAATGATGATACGTCAGTTCTTTGAATAACGTAGCATATTATAGTCCTTTTGTTACTATTTTTCTTGATTTCAGAAAGTTCGTTAATATGTTTTAAAGCTCTTGGACTAATTGTATCTTTTACTTTTTTACGATATCCATCCGGAAAATACGAAATTTTGTCATTATAGTCATATTTTGATAAATCCATCTTTTTTCTATCTTTTTCAAGACAATCTACATAATCAGCCTTTGGTGTATGTTTTACTTCTAATATAAACTCATTGTCTTTTTCGTCAATTCCTGCAAAATCAAAACGCGAATTCATAAAAGTAGTTTGACTTTTCAATGATTTTAAAGAACTCAATGACTTAATCAAATTATTTTCTAAACATTTTTTAACAATTTGTTCGGGTAAGGATGTATCTGTTCCAATATATTGAATATTACCTTTTTCTTCAACTATTGATAAAATTACCTTGAATTTACATACATTCTTAACTTTATCAACCTTTGTCATCAATACATTTGACCCAGCATTAACCAATCCTCCACAACCAAGAGATGTTGTATGCGCTAACACAATACTACCATCTTCTAATTCGACATCTGCTACATACGGTGTTTTGCAACTTGCAGATGGTCTCTTAATAACTTTTCCCTTAACCAAGTTATCTACAACCAGAATCTTGCTCATTTTTTCTATAAGACTAAATTATTTGTTTATTTTGCTTATTAGATTCTTAAGAATAGTAAATCATTTTTTTGTTTTTTTAATTATAGTGAGAATTAACCTATAAAGCCATATAAAGCCATATTAATCAATAATAATTATGGCATCAGTTGAAGCAATTGGTATTGATTTAGGAACAACATATAGTTGCGTAGGTGTATATCAGAACGACAGAGTTGAAATTATTGCTAACGACCAAGGCAATAGGACAACTCCATCATATGTAGCATTTAACGAAACCGAAAGACTTATAGGCGACGCAGCCAAGAATCAGGTTGCTATGAACGTTCATAACACTGTTTTCGATGCAAAAAGATTGATTGGTCGGAAATATAGTGACAAAGAAGTACAAGATGATATTAAGCATTTTCCTTTCAAAGTATTTGCTGACTCTTCTGACAAACCAATGATTGAAGTACAGTATAAGGAAGAAACCAAGCATTTTAGTGCGGAGGAAATTAGTTCAATGATTTTAACAAAAATGAAGAATACTGCCGAAGCATATTTGGGTCATGACGTAACTAAAGCAGTTATTACTGTTCCAGCATATTTCAACGATTCGCAGCGTCAATCGACCAAAGATGCGGGAAGGATTGCTGGATTGGATGTACTTCGTATCATCAATGAACCAACTGCCGCCGCTATTGCATACGGTTTAGACAAAAAAGACTCGAATAAAGGGGAAAAAATTGTTTTAATTTTTGACCTTGGTGGAGGTACATTCGATACCAGCTTATTGTCTATTGACGAAGGAATTTTTGAAGTATTGGCTACCGCTGGCGACACAAGGCTTGGTGGTGAAGATTTTGATCACAAAATGGTCGATTATTTTTGCCTTGAAATTAAGAGAAAATTGAAAAAGGATATTTCAAAGAATCCAAGAGCGTTGCGCCGTTTAAGAACTGCGTGTGAACGTGCCAAACGCACCTTATCCGCATCTTCTCAAGCTTCGATTGAAATCGATACACTTATTGATGGTGTCGATTTCAATTCTACTGTAACACGAGCGAGGTTCGAGGACATGTGTGCTGCTGATTTCAGAAAGTGTATGGCTCCAGTAGAAAAAGTATTGCGTGATGCTAAAAAATCGAAAAATGATGTAGATGAACTTGTGTTAGTCGGTGGTTCCACAAGAATTCCGAAAATTCAAGAAATGCTTAAAGAGTTTTTTAACGGAAAAGAGCTTTGTAAAAATATTAATCCAGACGAGGCGGTTGCATATGGGGCAACAGTCCAGGCAGCTATCCTTACGGGCGCAGATAAAAATTCTGAAAAATTGAGCGATCTTCTTCTTATGGATGTTTTGCCTCTATCTCTGGGATTAGCTACGTCTGGTGAGGTTATGACACCGCTTATTAAAAGAAATACAACAATTCCTTGTAAGAAAACTCAAACATTTTCTACTTTTGCGGACAATCAACCAGGAGTCCTTATCCAAGTGTATGAAGGCGAGCGAGCTATGGTAAAAGACAATAATTTGCTTGGTAAATTTGAATTAACAGGCATTCCGCCTATGCCGAGAGGGGCTCCTCAAATAGAAATTAGCTATGATGTAGATAGTAATGGTATTCTTACTGTAAATGCTGTTGAAAAATCTACTGGGAAATCTGAAAACCTTGTTATTAAGAATGACGCAGGTCGCCTTTCAGAAGAAGAAATTAAGAAAATGGTTGATGATGCGGAAAAATTCAAAGCTGATGATGAATTGCAAGCTTTGAAAATTGAAAAACGTAATGGATTAGACCAAATCATTTACACAAGTTTGTCCGCAATTGGTGAGCAAAACCCTGAACTCACAGAGCAGATTAAGGAAATACAAACATGGCTTGAAAATAATCAAGACGAATCCCCTGATATTTATGATGAAAAGATCAAAGAAATCCAAGAAAAAATGAAAACGTTTGCCCCGCCACCACAACCAAATGAAGATACAAATCCCAATATGAATACTGAAACTCCCCAAGAATCAGCTACTCCAGAAGATTCTGGGCCAAAGATCGAGGAGATAGATTGAAAAAAGATTAAATACAAAGGTTTTAGTTATGAATAATGACTCAAAATATTTTTGATAATGGAATATTCCAAAAAGAAATAAATAGCGATGAAAATACACCACTTCTACTTCATAATCGAAAATTAGACCTAGATGTACTACGACAAATGTTCAATTTTAAATTAAAAGCTTACCAAAACAAGAGAAATATTGAAATTATTGTTAATATGAAATTTCACGAGACTAATTTTACTGGAATCAAAGACTTAATACCAGAAATCAATAGAATTATAAGAAATTTTTTGTGTATAGATTTACA